GTTAGTTAAGATAGTATCGACATCTTGTACGATTTCTGCTCTTACCTCTTCTCCTGATTTAGCAGAAGTCTGTTGTGTACCTACAGTAGTAGAATCTGTCTTAACTGCAGGAGCAGTTGTTTGACCTGGTTTTGAAATCTCACCAGCAGTAAATTCTTCCTGTAATAGTAATGGTTTTTTGAATTTCTTATTTGCCATAATATGGTTATGTTTTGTTTTAATTAAAATGTTCGTTTAGTTATATATCTACCATATTCTGAATAAAAGAAAAGGCCCTCAAAAGAGGGCCTTTAATATAAAAATTAAGATTGAACTATAAATTATAGTGCAAAGTTAGTAACAGTGAATTTCTCATACTGAGTACCAGCATGGAATCCAGCTTCTACTAATGCGTATCTAGATTTTACAGCTACTTTCGGAGCCATAGTACCTTCAACGATTGCTTGAACTGATTCAGCCATTAAGTAAGGCATGAATACTAATCCAGGACCATTACCATCACCTTTTCTACCAACTAATACTTCATTTGACATGAAATCAATAGATGGGTCAGTGTAAACATTAATACCAGCTACAGAACCTAAAGGATAGATTGAACCTGCAACTTGATTAAATGTGTTAGCCATTGGATAAGCTACGAAACCTGCAACAGATTGTAAAGCAGATGCGATAGCACCACCAACAACTGCGAAGTTACCAGCACCTCTTCTACCTCTTTGAGCGATTAAGTTAGCCGCTGCTAAGATGTTAGTTAAGATTTTTCTTTGCTTATCAGCTTCAGTCTCACCACCAGCTAATGCATCATTCCAGTTGAAACCAGCGATACCAGAACCAGCCATATCTCTCATCTTTAATAAGATGTGATTGTTGATAGACTGAGTTAATTCGTTAGTTAAAACTGCTTCTACTTGAGCAACAGCATCAACACCGAATTGTTTAAGATCTTGTACTTGTTCTCTTGTTACGGCAGCAGCAACTTGGAAAGTTTGAGCTGAAACGCTTTTTGAGAATAAAGATAGACCCATTACTTTGTCCATAGTTTGTTCACCAACTTCTCTGTTCATTGGTACACCTAAAAGAGCATCAGATGCAGCACCTGAAAATTCAGGAATGTGATCTTCTAAAGCTTTTACTAATCTTACATTAGAACCAGCTTCAAAGTATTCTGACATGTTTAAAGTATGTCCATCAGCACCATCAACAGTTGCATCAATTGCAATTGAATAGATAGTATCTCCTGAAATTCTTGAAGTACCAGCATCAACAACACCAGTAGCAGCACCTAAAGGAGCAGTTTCTGAGATTACATAAGTTGGAGAAGTAGTTCCTTTGATTTTACCACCTTCGTAAACGAAATCTAGGTAAGATAAAAGACCCATTGGTCCAGCCATTGGTACAACAGGTACTAAATCAAGACCGATTGTTTGTGCAGCAACTTGCATTGCTAAAGGTAAAAGAGTTGGGGCTTTATCGCCTGATCCATCTGCATTACCTGCAGTAGGGAAGTTTGTTCCTCCCATACCAAAGATGTTACCTGCAGTCCCTAAAGACATGAAGTTTGCATCTTCATAAAGCTTGTGATTGTGACAGTATTCTGACATCCAAGCTAGTTTTGCGCTTTCGTTAATTCCAGTTGCTTCCGAGATAATCGGAGACCAAGTGTTTCTAACTTCAGCTTCATTAATTAAATTTGCCATTTTGTTAAATTATATTTTTAATGGTTTTATGCTTCTTTCTATTATTAGATTAAAGCTCGACTTGCTTGGGTTTTCTGCTTCGATACCCTGTATCGTCGATTAGTTTATATATTGTTTACTTTTTAAATCTTTTCTTTAAGCTTTCAGCGTAGTCAGAAACATCGTATAGTGGCTTGTTTTCTTCCTCAACAACTGTTGATTCATTAACTGCCGCTAACTTTTCTAAGTCAACTTTAACCTCTCTTAGATCTCTAGTTTCCCAGAAGTTTCTAACTTGATACTCAGTTTTTAGAGTATGATAGTTTGCTTGTGCTTTAATTTGTGTTTGTTTTGCTTCAGTTAAAGATTCAAACTTCTCTTTATATTCTGCAGGCATTGCAGTCATAAATAATGGTTCGTTATTTTTAGATTCAACAACTAGTGTTGCACCTTCAATAATTGAGTTAATTTGAGATTCATTCATGAATGCTCTTTTTGCAACTCTATTTCTAACTTCAGTTTTAGCATCTTCGTTTAGTGCATTGTAAGCTTCTTGTATAGAACCTGAAACTACATTTAAGAATGCAGGATTTTCATTTTCTTTTACTTGAGCAGCTTCTACTAATGCATCTAACTTAGATGAAATTTCGTTTTTGTAAGCTTCTAGTGGATCGTGTGCTCCATCTTCGCCTTCAGTTTCTTCATCACCTTCACCAGCTTCAGCTTCTTCAGTTTCACCTTCTGGCTCAACTTCAGATACGTCTTCAGTTTCATCTTCTAATTCTTCAGCAGGTTGACCAGCTCCATCTTCAGCAGCAGGATCTACATCACCTTCTTTTGAATTATCACCAACTTCTTCTCCGCCTTCAGCTTCTTCTTTTTCAGCACCAGGTGCGTCAACTTCATCTTCTTCTTCAGTTACTTCTTCAGTCTCTTCAACTTCTTCAGTTTCAGCTACTTCTTCAGCACCTTCACCAGCTTCATCTTCTTCAGCTACTTCTTCAGCACCTTCACCAGCTTCATCTTCTTCAGTTACTTCTTCAGTTTCAGCTACTTCTTTAGCTCCATCTTCACCTTCATCTTCAGCAGGTAATTCACCAAGTTCAGCTTCTTCAGTTTCATCTTTAACTTCAGCGTCAGATTTTACTGTTTCATCTTCTAAATCTTCAGCAGGAACTCCAGCTTCATCTTCTTCAGTAACTTCTTCAGTTTCTTCAACTAAATTTTCGTTAATTTGAACTGCGATATATTCAGCATACTCAGATACTGATTGTAAGTTTTCTTTTAAATACTCAACGTAAGATAATAGAGCCTTTGCAGAGTCTGTACTTTCGTTCATACTTTCAGCTAAATAATCAGAAAAGTCTTTAACTTTACTAATACCTTCAGCTAAATGCTCAGAATATTGAATGCCTTGATCTAATTTTTCAGCAACAGCCTCAGTATAAGATATACCTTGATCTGCTTTTTCAGCAACGTGTTCTGAATACTGGATTGATTCGTCTAATTTGCCAGCTAAATACTCAACATATTCTGAGAGAGTATTAACGCTTTCGACGATGTGGTCGTTATGAGATTTTACATCTTCTAACGTGTTGTCTTCGTTTTTTGCACCGATAGACTCTTTAATGCTTTTCATTTCATTAGCTAAGTACTCAGAATACTTATTGAAATCTTCAGCTTTTACAAATTCTGCCATGTTTTTTTCTTTTATTTCTGTATTTGTGTTTGTTATTGTAATTTCTTTTTCTGCAACTCCAGTTTCTTCGTTCATTTCATAGATCCAAAGACCTGAGTCGTTATCAAAACCATACGATTCATTTACTCTTTTTAATTCAGCGTTAGCAAATCCAGGATCTGCAACTAAATCATAAGTAAATAATTGTTTGATTTTAACCTTTCCATTTGATTCTACAGCACCAGCAGCTCTTGAAGAGATTTGTAAAGGTACACCAGCATCAACTAGTGCTTTAGCTTGACGTCCAGCGTCAGTATCTAATAGTCTAATTTTACCTTTTACATGCTTTGATTCTTTATCGTAGAAAAGCTCCTCAATAATGTGTGAAACATTTTTTAGAGAAACATCAAATTGCTGAGGATGATCTAACTCGCCCAATAGCTTAGAAGATTTAATCTTCTCTTGTAACTGTTGGATTTGAGGAACATACTCAGATTCAGTATAAATTCTGTTGTTTTTGTTTTTAGTGTCAATTTCACCAAAAATACCTTCGAGGATGTACTCTTTATTGTCAGATTCCGCTACGCGTAATTGACTAGAGGACATTTCGACGATTAGTAAATCGTTAACTTTTGCCATATCTATGGTTTTTATTATTTTTAATATATATCATCTTCTATTTTGTGAATATCTTAATATGTTAAATGTCAAGGTCTAGATCATCATCTCCGCCCTCTTCTTCCTTGCCAGCATCCTTCTCTTCTTCCTTCTCTCCTTCAGCATCTTCAGTCTCTTTATCTAGATAATATTTAACTAGAACATCCATTTCACCTTCAGCAAAAGCATCTTGTCCATATTCACTATAGAAATAATCTTTAAATTCTTTTTCAGTTTTAGATGCTGTAATAGCTCCTAGAATTTCAGCTGATTTTATTTCAGATCCTGAATCTAAGGTTACTGGTTCCACATATATGCTTGATTCTTCACCGGCCTTTAAGGCGTCTTCGGTGATAAATTCTTCAAATGTTTTGTAAATCTTCATAGTTTATATATCTCTTTTTCTTAATGATCTAGGGTTTAGCTATTAAAAGCCCATCCCGTCATCTTCAGGTTCTGGTTCATCAGCAGCAGCCTTTGCAGCTTTTGCTTTAAATGATTTATTAGCATTGATTTCATCATCGGTCAATTTTAAGTATTTTGTTACTAAATATTCTTGATCGAAGTAGTATTCTTCTTCCATAGTCTCTTGATTAGTTGTCATTAAACTATCTCTCATACTTGAGATAAAGTCTAATCTTAACTGCATGATTTCTTGATTTTTTAATTCAGCAAATACATTCTCTTCATTAAATCTTAAAGATACTTGTGTTTTGAATTGTGGATCATCAGTAAATTCTGGATATTTAAGACACATTTGAATATACAATGGCTTAACTAATATCTCTTGGAATACTGATCTTAGTCTATTAATAAACTTAGCAAACTTAATTTCATCTCTTACCATACCGTCACCAGCTAATGCATAGTCACCACCATCATCTTCATATAAGAATCTGTTGTAAGGTATTTTAGAAACTTGTTTTAGTTTATCTTGGAAATATTTAAGAGCTTCTGTATCATTTAATTCTGGTCCTTCACCACCAAGAGTTTCAATTTCTGGAGTTTCACCATCTTTAGAAGGTAACCAATACTCTTTACTAAATTGTAACATTGGTTTACCATCTGTTGTTAATGATCCTGATTCAAAATCAAAATCAACAACTTCTTTATAGTTATTCATTAACTGAGCTAACGATTGTTTTGCTCTAGTTTTAGATTTACCACCTACAGGTATAATAAACTTCATTCTAAATGAAGCGTTAGTTACAGCCCAGATTACTCTGGTATGTTCCATAATCCTAAGTAGGTTAAATGATCTAGTTAATCTTTCAACATAAGATACTCTTGATGCTGTTGATAAAGAAGAATATGAAAGATAAATGATTTGAGAATCATATAACACTCTTTCTTTTACTGGATCATCTTTATATTGGATCCATACTTTCTTACCGTCGTCTTTATTAAAACCAGGCATTAGTGTTACTGGATCAATCTCTTTAAAACCTATAATCTCTTTTTGGTCTGGGGAATAAATTATCTCAAATGATAAGTAACCATCTACTAAGAACTTTCTAAAGAAGTACCAAGCTGATTGTTCACCATTAAATCCAAAGTAGTGATAGATTTGTCTAAAGTATTTGTTAAGGTCTTTGTTAACTTCTTCAGAAACATCAAGACCTAGAATAGAAGGTTGAGCAAAGAAATTCTTTTCATCATATACAACTGCTTCATCACAAAGTATATCTAGAATATCTTCAACCTCATCGTTCATTGAGAATCTTCTTAATTCATCTCTTTTACCAGGATAATCAATATCAAAGAACGGTACGTTCTTCTTCATATTAATATCTGCCATGGATAGAGCAGCAAATGCTCCGTAAATATCATCGTTGTCTAATCCGAACGGGTTCATCTCTCTATAGCCAAATTGGTCCTCCATAGGGCCAATCGCTTGAGATTGTCTAAGTACCAGGTCATCATATCGCATACCAAAAGAACTCAGCGTCTTCAAAGCACTTGAGAGGCTAAATGGTTTTGAGTTTGAACTAAATGGTCCGTTTCGTTTGTCAGTAAATCCTGCCATAATATAGTATTATTTCTGTTTTATATATCTCATTTATTTGGATGGTTTCTAAACATAGCTCTAATAGCTCCAACTCCTTTACCTTCTAGATCTGTAAAGTCGCAAAGTGCTATTCTCGACCAGTGTTCAAATGATACCACTGCTTGTTGTGATTTTCGACTAGGGATATATTGTCTAATCGCGAAATCAAAGCCAAACTTAGCTAAAAAACCTTTAGCGCCATCATAGCTTAATCCTAATTGTGCTTGTGATTTTGCAGGCTTACCATCTTGTCCTTTGATAAAACCTTGGAATCTTTCATACACTACATCTAACAGTTCTTCCTTTACATTAGGAGGTAACATGTTTAAATTAATACCACAGTCATTACCGCCAGCTGGATCTAATGCTAGCACACATGGGTTCTTATCCCACCATTCTGCGTATTTTGGGTCTTCATATCTAAAAACATACAACTGTCCAGGTCTAAATCTTCTTGATGTAGTTTGTACTGCTGTTTCTCTAATAGCCTTTCTAGAATCTGTAAACCAGCTCTCTGCATCGCCTTTAGCCCTAGCTTTACCGCCAGACTCTTTAGATAATTCTCGTATGCCTTTTTTAATAGCTCCCATTATTTAAGTGTCTTTTCAGTTAATACTACAAATCTCATATTTCTACTATCGCACCATGCTTGTGCATATTTGTACTTATCAGTATTCTTAACGTATTGTTCTGCTAAAAATTTATATGATTCCAAAGCCTTCTTTGATTTTTTAAGAGGTGGCTTTGGTTTTTTGATTTGTGCTTCTGGTTTTATTTCAACTATAAACTCTTCTTCAAATCCATCTTCAGTTTTAGTTTTCATATAGAAGTCAGGATAGTATTTATGTTCTCTATTATCCTGTCTAGAAATATATTTAATTTCTACTGGTTCGCTTGACCACTTTAATACAGTATCTTTAGTATCGCACATAATACAGAACTTTCTTTCCCATGAGGAACGATAAATGATCGGCGTTGGGCCGATATACTTATCTGGATTTTCAGGAGTATAATATCCCTGAACAAATCCTGAGTTACCTCTAGGTTTTAAGTTCTTTATTGACATTTATATGTTAAACATTCCGGAATCCCCGTCACTATTAGAAGTATTTATTCTATCCATTGACATGGTATTCTTATATTTGGTTGGATGTATCTTATTCCATCCTTTAGCATATCCTCTTTTTGCTATCTCCGTAAAGTATGCAAATGCATTGGTATACTTAGGATTAAAGTTACGCCAGTATTTTAAAAGGTCTAATATAGCAAATTGTAAGCAGTCATTTCTATCATCACTACTAACATACACTAATTTTCTAATTGCCCTCTCAGCTAAAAGAATTAACATCTTTTCAGCATCTCTCGTTAACTTATCATCCTCTAAAGATTGTACAATTTGATTGTAAAGATCTTTATTATTGAGGTAATTCTTTTTTCTTGGCACGATTTGTGTTGTTTAATTTACTATTATATGCAAAAAAGCCCGAATGTTTCGATACGGGCTTTTTTGTGTTATGTGGATTGCAGTATGATTAAACTGCGTCTTGTGGACTTAGTGCGATCTTAAACTTTTCAATTCTAGCAGGTTCGTCTTTTATGAATACCGTAAGTATGTCATTTTTTCCTGCATTAGTATATTCAAGAGCATCTACTCTCATTTCTTGATCTTTTTGATAACCATCAGATTCTACTTTCATGGTAGCAACTACATAACCATCTTCAATATCTAAAATAGCTTCATTTTGTGTAGTAGTTAATATTTCAGAAATTCTTTTAATTTCAGATTTTAATAAGTTATCTGCAGCTTTAATATCTGGTAAGTTTCTATCAGCCTCTGCTAATCTACCAACTTGGTCATGTAAAAAAGAAATCATCTCATTGTAAAGATTAATCTTCTCATTCTTAGCTGCTCTTCTTTCAACTAAAGATTCTAATAACTCTGAGTATAATTCTGTTACATCAGCTCCTGTATGTTCTGCAACATATTCTACTGCAGCATCGGCTAATAATTTTTGGAATTTCTCAATCTTAGTATCTTCGTTTCTTCTATAAACAAAAGCATTGTTTTCTGCTTTCATAGATACAACTGTAAGCTGGTCTTTAGTAGACGCTTCTACAAAATCTAAAACTTTATATGCTTCAAAGTTTTTAGCAGCAGTTTCAAGTAGATTAAAAATAGACTTGTCTTCATATTTAATATACGCAGCTGAAAATACAGCTTCAGATAACGGGAGACTTCCTAATGCTAATTCAATGTTACCAGCAAAAAATGCGTTTGATTCTTTTACATAAGTAAACTGTATTGCAATTGAAGATGCTTTAGTTTCATTTAATTCAGAAGTAGTTAATTCTATTTCTTTAGCTAATGTGATTAAGCCATTACCTTTTTTATTTGCTAATCTAAGGTTTTTAGCTGATTCGTTTAAAAACGATAATTTTTCGTTTAAGCTAGTAAGCTTATCGAAATTTTCTAAAGCATTTTCTTCAATCTTAGTTACAACATTTTTGCTGTTATAGTCATAGTAAAAAGAAATGCTATTTTCGTTTATTGTAAATAAATTATTAGCAGCAACTAGTGCATTAAACACGTCGTTAGTTTCATTAACAGTTTCTATATGAGATCCTGTTACTTTAAAATCTGTTCCAGCAACGTGGAAGATATGGCCTTGGCCATGTTCCATTATTGGTGAAATGATTTTATTGTTTTTTAAATTTGCCATCTTGGTTGTTTTATTTTCTATATTAGTATATATCAGTTAAATTTTTAATCTATTTTACCTCCGAATGGATAGTCTCTTCCTGTAACATTATATTGATCTCCAAGCATAGAATTATCATCTTCTGATTTAGCGTCTGTTGACGACGGGCCGTTCTTAATTGTAAACATTCTATTAGACTGTTTTCTTCTTTTAGAAACTCTTTTAATTTGAGATTCTGTTGTTTGTTCTTGACCTAAAGTACCTATAACATCTGGATGTGAACAATCTTTACCATCTTCTACTTTTATCCATTCAGTTCCATTAGACTCCCATTTTGAAGGATGGTAGCTATCATAATATACATTAGGTGTCATGGCAGGATCTAAGAATCCATTAGGATTTCCATAGTCGCCACATGTAGCATTAGCATACGTAGTTCTAGTGAATTTTCTATAAGTATCTTCTTCAAAATCAAATGAGGGTACGAATGAATTAATTTCTAAACTAAAAGTAATTTTATGATTTGCTTTATCATCAAATGAATATTCAACAGGTCTTTCTTGTGAATAATCATCAGGCATCATATACTCAGATGAAATTCTATAAGTTCCTTCTTCTAAATGACCAGCATCTATATTATAGAAATTAGCCTTATACATTTTCTTTACAATAGATTCAGTAACTTTAAATAGATCTAATTGGCTTGATACTATTATTTCAATATCAACTCCTATTACACATGGAATCATTTCAAATTCGGCTACATAGCCTTCCATTAAGCCATCTTCGTTCATCATCGAATATTGACCCATGTTTCTTTTATTAACTAGCTTACCAGGATCTACAGCAAACGATGTTAGGTTTACAATACCTCTTGGTACTTTATCGTAATTACCATCTGCAAACTGACCATCAGGATCACATCCAGGGCCATTTACATTTGAAAATAGAAAAGCATCTTTTAAAAAGTTTTCATCTCCAGATACTGCATAAAAGAAGGGTACATCAACAACAACTCTCTCGTCATTGCTAATTTGTCTAAAAAAACTCAGTTTACTATTGAGGTCTGCTAAGAGTCCAACAACAATGTGTCTGATAACTGAATCGTCTTTATTAAATTTTAAATTATATGTTGCCATAGAGTATATATCACTCTATTAATCTATGTTCTCTATCGTGAATTTAGAGAATCCATTTTCTCGATATATTTCAATCTTCTTGTCAAAAATTTCATGTGGTAATACCGAGTGATTAATTACGAATGTATTTATTTCATGTTCCTTAATTACTTGATTTAAAATCTTCAATATATTGTAAACACCATCATGGTCTACTGAAGACAATAACTCATCTAAGAACAATAAGTTTAATTGTGGGAATCTTAATTTTAAGATTTTAATGATTGCAATAATTACAATAAAGTCTGCTTTCTTACGCTCACCTGTTGAAAGTGTCATTGGATTAATATCTTCACCTAGGTGATTAATAATACAATTAAACTTCTCATCAAACCTAATATGGAATTGCAAGTGCATCGTTTGTGCCATTGCAGCTATATTAGTATTAAGTCCTGGTAGAATAGTTTTTACTGCAAGATTCTTTACTCCATCCTCACCTAAGATATTTTCTACAACTTCCATAAAATTATAGTCTGCATTTAAGGTATCTTTACTTGTAGATTTAGCAGCCTCTTTTTCTTCAAATTCTGTAATAAGATTTCTTAAGTGGTCAAAGTCTGAACCTTCTGGAGTATCTTTTAATTTAACGAGTTCTCCTTTAAGTCCTCGCATTGTTACTTTGTTATCTGAGATCTGACCCTCTAGTTCTAGCTTAGTCTCTCTTGCTGTAATTACTTTTTCTTGTAATTCATCCATCTCAGCCTTAATTGATTTAATCTGATCTGTACTCGATTCTATCTTATCTGCAAATTCTACTTTCTGAGTTTTGTGCCAATCTGAAGTTAACTTAGTTTCACATGTTGGGCAATGTCCACTTTCATATAACTCTAACTTCTTATTTAGATAATCAATCTCTCTTTTAATATCTCCAGCCTCTGTGCGCTTTTCGTTATATTGAGTATTGAAGGTATTCATTGCACCCTCTTCTTTTTTACGATTAGCATCAATATCTAATACCACTTCATGAAGAGCTACTAGCTCATCTTTTAATTCTTGGATCTTAGATTTATTTACATTTTTAGATTCTTCTAACAGAGTATTTAGTTTACCTCTAACAGATCCAATTGAATTCATTATCTCATTTAACTCAGCATCAAAAGCATCAATATCAAATTTAATATCTCTACGTTCGTCTTTGATTTGCTTTTGCATATCATTAAGAATAGAGAAGCCAAACATTCTATCAATAATTTGTTTCTTATCTGAATTGTTCATAGTTAAAAATGACTTAAAGTCATTTACCGATAGAATAATTATATTTTTAAATACGTGGTATGGAATACCGAATACTTCATCTTCTAAATATTCTTGTACAGATTTTTTACCAGCTTTATCAAATTCAACCCCATTAATTAAGACGCTAAATCTACTTGGAGCAATGCCCCTTTCTATTTCTATCTTCATAGTACCGCATTGTAAACCAATTTTTACATGAAGTTCTTTATTAATACGATTAGGTAGATCTGCTAATTTTACACCTTCTACTTTTCCATATAGGCCATAAATAATAGCGTTGGCAATAGTAGTTTTACCATGACCATTTTTACCTAGAGTCAAAAATAACTCAGAAGTATCTTGCTTAAATTCTATCCTCTGTACTTGATTCCCATAAGAAGCAAAGTTCTTAAACTCAATATAGTCTATTCTCATTATTTGTCGGTGTCATAATTGTACGCACATTGGGTATACAATTGTTTTAACTTGCTCTTTAGTCTTATCGTTAAATCATCATCTTGTTTCATACTGTCAATATACATATTGCAAAGATTAAGAATATTGTAGTTCTTATACATCTCTTCAATTTCATCTATATCATAAAAGTCTTTATCAATATATGAATCTTCTTCGTAAATATTTGGTTCTAGCTTTCTAGATATATGTTGAATTTCATTAACCAGCTGGCTCAATGCATTAGTTGTGGCGATTTGCGACGGTACGAATAGATCTACAAAGTTATTTCTTATTTGCTCCTTAAACTTGCCGAGAGGCATATCATATAGCGCTTTAATATTATATCTTAAGAACTTAGGAGAATCATTATTCTCAAAGAAAGTTTCTTCCATCGTTTCTAGATTAACCATATCAAATCCTTTTGGATTATCTCGATCTGATCTAGTTAATTGGTATGGTACACCGACCATTAATAATTTACCGCGTTCTTGTCTAAAGTGAATATGTCCACTATAAACCCTCATATACTTATCGTAGATATTAGAATCAGTACCGTGCTCATTTTTAACTTTAGCATTAAGGTAAATACCTCTAACTTCTGAGTGGCAATATACTATATCTGCTTGTGGATAATTTGCTAATGTTTCTGTTTCATGTTCTGCATCTCTTCTCCATGGCATTAGTAAAACATTTTTACCGGACCAGTTTAAAAGTTCTGGCTCTTTGTAAACTTGTACATTAGGAATCCATTTTAAACTATCAATTGATGAGATGTCATTAGATTTCTTAGCCCAAATATCATGGTTACCACATATTACATAACATGGTAGAATCTGACCTAGTCTTTCAAATAGATCTACTGCGTAGCTTAAGACTTTAATATTAATAGATTGTCTATTATCAAAAGTATCTCCTACTTGTACTAAAACATCACCAGGCTGTACCTGTGCTTTTAAGATAGGGATAAATGTGTTTTCAAAAAAGTCTTTTTGGATATTCAGCCACTCGACTGAATTTGCTCTTACACCAAAGTGTAAGTCTCCAAGGACCCATACTCTCTTGGCTCCTTGTTTAATTACTTTGGGTTCAATCATTTAAAATAACTTTTTAATGTTCTTCTTTTCTAATATACCGGTTCTTAAATCTAATTCTTGGATTAGATCTTCTTTATATACATTTGATAGTGAACTATAAAATTTCACTGGTTTAATATCGAAGTAAACACACATTTCACTAAATATATCAATACGGCTAAACTTAGCTGCCATTTCATCTACGATATATCCATATACTTCATTAATATCATTTTTTCTAAGCTTGTTACATTTACCTTGTTCATCTACTTCGTTAAATACTTTAAATCTGGATAATCCAATTAGTTTATGGATTTTCCTAGCGATCATTTCAAAGTGTATCTTATCTTCTTCGTCTTGTGTATCTTTTACACTTGGATCTAATTCAAAACTAATGCTACCTAACTCAAACTCTGGAGTATCAAAACTGTTGTTAAAAATTTTATCATTTTTCTTCTTTTTATACATATTGTTGTGTTATTTTATATTGAATGAATATTTGAGTTGGACATCTCATGTGTTTCCTGTAACCTCATATAATTCCAATCAATATTTAGTTTACATTTTGTTCCCTTACCTTCACCATCTCTGATCTTTAATACCTTAAGCCAGTATTCTTGATTAGCCCTCATTAAATCGTCTTGAATAATACCAAGCATTACATCTGCCGTATGGGAAAGTCCTGCAGATTCTGCTATGTCAGTCATAGTTATGTCCGATGCATTGTAGCCTGATCTTGTTATTTGGGTTGCGGTTACGATCAACCAGTCATTACGAATTCCCATAGCACGAAGGTCCTCTGCAATTTGCTTGATCTTCATATATGTATTCTCCGTATTTTGGTTACGATAATTAGCTAAAATGTTAATATAGTCAATTACAACGGCTCCCACTTTAATTTGTCTTTCCTCTTCAATTTGATTTACATAAGCTTCAATATCTAGTACTGTAGCCTGTGATGTAGGAAACTGTTTTACAAATAGACTTCCAGGAGGATTAAATCCATCACCGACAGTTTCTAGTCTACGTTTAATATGTTCTTTATTCTTAGCTTTTTCTGCATATTCGTTAATGTTAACAGAAAGTAGATTAGCACCAATTCTTTTTACGAATTTATGTGCTGCCATCTCTGCAGTAACGACTACTGTATTAGTACCATTTTTTACGAAGTTTGCAGCATCGTTAGCTAAGTATATTGATTTTCCAATATTCTGTTCACCTGCATAAACAATTAAGTTACCACCTTTATCGTAACCTCCATTTAACATATCATCTAAGAAGTTATATCCTGTAGTTACCTTTTCAGTTTCTTTTTGGTCGTGAGCTTCCCAATCAAAGAAGTCTAGACCTAGATCTGAATTAAATGTTAGATTATTTCTATCATTAATAATACCTTTAACTTTAGCAACAATTGATTCTACATTTTCTGGAGTTACTTGTGTAGTTTTAATAAACTCAATAGTATCTGTAAAAGATGTATTAAAGGTTCTCCACTTAATCCATGATTCTGCAGTTGAAGTTAACCATTCTTCATCATATTGGTCTAAGTCAGTTTCAAATATCATGTTAAGGATATTTTCGCTAACTCTTTCTTTAGATTTAGGATGATTTTGAACAAGAAGAACTAATTGTTCTTTACTAGGAGTCTCATTAAATTTACCGTAAAATTTATTAGCTAAAAAGCTTAACGCATCTATTTCTTCTGATGTATAAAAGCCTGATTTAATTGCCTGTAAATATTTTACCTTCTCTAATGATAGCCTAAAGAATATCTTTTCAAAATCTTGTCCGAATTGCATATTGTATGTTTAGTTATTCTATGGTTAAATCTCCGTTTGTTTTCGCGTATGGCTCTTGATTCCATAAGTTGATAGCGATTGCACGTCTTGTGCCGCTTAATACTCTATTAACCATGTGCTGGTCTTGTCCGGCATTAAATATAATAAGTCTATTAGGTTTTGCTTTTACTACCTCTGGTGTAGACTCAGGGCCATCTGTAAAGATTGCAAGTTCACCACCTTCAAAGTCTTGCCCTGCTGGATAGTATACACTACCGATTGATGGCGTAAGTATTTCTCCAGTCTTATCAAACCATGCTTCGTCCTTATCAAAGTGCATTGGTAATTTATCATCCCATTCTGTATCTACACTATCTGAAGTTTGAAAACCTGTCCAGTATTCAAAACCGGCAACATGTAATATACTAGATATTGGGCAACGATCTCCCCATGCATATTTTATTATCTCTTTAACTGTATTATCAGCAGGAGAATCCCACCAGCCTCCGTACCATTTATATACGCCTGGATCTTTAAAGATCTCTGCTTTATTTAGTTCTATTTCTGCTAATAGTTTTTCGTCTTCTATAAAATTGTCAAATACTGCTATCATTCGAATGGATTTTGTATTATTTTAAAAGCCTCTTTGCCAGGCTCGTCACTTGTTTGTTCGCATAAACCCAATGTAACTAATTCTTTTGCAGATTCTAATATTTTGTTATGATCTGATTCTGGAAATCTATAAGTTTTTAATGCGTGGAATGTAAAGCTACCTTTATATCTGTCTGGGTTTCTATTACATAATTTTACTTCAGCTTGTAAAACATCTAATGCGGTTGGATAATCTGGTAAATCTTTTTCTATCCCTAGGATATACTTGATTGGCAGCTTATCTTTATTCAACTTCACCTAGTTCTATTAGCTCGTCTATATCAAGTTCTCTGTGTTCCGTACTGTAATTAAATAGAGGCTGAATTTTCTTTTCAATTTTTTGTAGGATTTCTTGAGTAAAGACTTTATCTGTAAAGAATTCTGAGTTTGATACAGTTTCATCAAGGTGTTTACAAATCCAACCCCTTGCAGTAGCCTTAGGTGTTTTTGTTCCGTCCTTTTCAACTAGACCTTTTGCAATACCAATATCTTCCCAGTCAATATATTGTTCTAGGCCGACAAATCTATTCATACCTTCTGTAAAGTGTAAATGGAATTTAATTGGATGTGGTTTTGCAAATCTGTTTTTATTTGGTTTTGCAGTTACAATAATACCAGTCTTTTCACCGCCCTCTTTAAGTTGTGCCTTACCTAAGAATAGAACAATTGATGCTGCATATTCTGGTCCAGTTCCTCCACCTGCTACTGCCTGTGAAATAAATGATTGTGTTTGGTATGTGTGATTTGTAAATAGAAATGGAATCTTTAAATCAGCCAGAGGCGTCATAATAATTCTAAAGATAGACTTTAGGATCTTAGCCCTAGTCATATCTGATTTTTCAGAACCTGTTTTAGCATCATCAATTTCTTTATTAGTTGCTAAGTTACCTGCAGAATCTAAGATAATCATTACTTTAGGTGTTTGACCGCCAGCTCTTTTTACCTCTTGCATTTTAGCAGTAATTGTAGTTACAGATTGACGAAAGTCTTGTACTGTATTAACTGGTTGGTAATTTACTTTAGTAGTATCAATGCCAAACTTCTTCATTAATTCTCTATCGACTGCTGCTTCTGAATCATAAAAGATAACACTATAACCCATGTCTATAGCACGAACAATGGAGTTTAATATTAAATATGTTTTTCCTGTTCCTGATGGTCCTGCGATTGAACAAGATCTGTTGTTTGGCCAACCATTAAATAAGGATCCGCTTACACATGCGTTTAAGTGGTAGTTACCCGTATCAATCCATTCTGTAACCTCACTAAAATTAGAATGTTCCATAACGGAACCTAACGGATTAAGGTCCGCTAATTCTTTATTAATGTCATCGAAACTAAATTCTTTCTTTTTTGCCATTGTATTATTTTTGTTTATTATTATATGGTAAGATGCTATATAGTTTCCTAGACTTTATCTAGTACATTATCATCTCCAAATTCTTCTTTTTCCTTAGCTCTAAGCTCTGTTAGTTCTTTCGTTAAAAGGGTAGCCCTTTCTGATAGACTATCAATATTAATTTGAATATCAGCTAATCCATGTAGAATTCTCTGATATTCTCTAATATACTTTTGTTGGCCTTTAGGAAGGTCTTCTATATTAATTGAGTTCTCCATTAATCGTAACCTAATACTGCATCATCTCTGATATCTTCATCAAAGATATTTAATTGTCCTGGTAATTGCTCTCCTGCAATTTCTTGACTTTGAGCCTTTTTCATTTGCCAAACAAGTGCTCTAACTTTGTTACCAAGCTCCATGTCGTTTGGGTTTTCGTTTGCTAATATGTATAATGTGTCTTTTAATTCCATGTTGTTTAAAATAATGCCGAAGCGTAAATTAAGTTTGTATCTAATGTTTGAAGGCCAATTGCTTTCAATACTCTATTGAGTGGGTCGATCATACACTTTTCAAATTGTGTATCATAGTCAACTTTAGGTGCTATCTCATAAGGATGATCTCCTGGAAGATATGCGTAGACTTCAGAGATTGGTGTTTTACAGTTATAGATTTTAAGCTTCTCACCGTTACCAATCAGTTTATATTTGTTTTTAAATTTAGCATTGTTATTCAATATGTAATTGTAATAACCAGCTGCCTTTACGTTTGCAGGACATTTAAGACCTACTTGGAATTCAATTTGATCGTCAACGATATATTTTTCAATATTATTAGTTCTACGATTAAATGCAATATCATCTATGTTTGCTAATTGAAATTCTTTTTTAGACTCTTTCATAAAACTAACTAGCTGTTGCAATTCTTCTGCATTAGGAGTTTGTTGAGATCTAAATAATATTCTAAGTGCTTCTACTAGTTTCTCTCTAGCGAACTTAGGAGTAGAAGATTGAATTGTATCAAATCCAATAGTCTTTACTTTCTTAAGAGATGGATGCCTATCAGTAGTTTCTAATTTATCATCCCATGCAATGTTTTGAATATACTTTTTCTTTGACATCCAAATACCATTATAGGCAAGTGACTCTAGTTCAAAGAATAAGAAGTTATCCGTGTTTCTATCAGCAGCATATTTTTTCATTGTTGCTGTGATATAGTCTTTAAGTCTAAATGCATAGAATGCTAAAATAAACTCATCAATAGGTAGAGCTTTTTCTTCGTCATCCCAAATAATAGATTCATAAAGATCTTGGAATTGTACGTAACAAGAATCAGTATCAATATAGATTACTGCAGGCTTTTCAATCTTACCCTTTACTTTAATACCGAATTGCTGATGTACTTTAGTATCTTTATGCCAAAATTCATTAACGTATTTGTTAAGAATAGATTCTGAATAAAGAATAGCATTCTTGCCTTGTTTAGTAATGGATTCTGCAATATCTATATTAAAAAAGTGAAACCACTTATTACCGAATGCACCGTAAATAGAGTTAAGAGTTAATTTTACAGCTTGTTCATAAGCAGTATATTTAGCAGAAAGCTGCTTGTAATGTTTTACAAGCAGCCCCGCCTCTTCTTTACTTAGTTGATCAGTTGGTTTATTTTCTAATGCAGTTATATCCATCTATTACGCTGTTTGACAAGTTGATACAGTAAGCAATGTTGCTGATTCAGTAGATTCAAATACTATTTTAGAATCTGAAATATGAACTGTTTGTTCTTCTTTGTCTAACAGGTTTAAATACTTTTTGTAAACTGTTACTGCTCCACTTCCATTTGATTCTGGATTAATTGTAGCATTAAACGATTTACCGCTAACAGCAACTCCTGTGCCATTTGCTTTTACACTAAACGTTTCGTCTTTGTCAAGTCCAAATAAGTTCTTAACTTTATTAATGGTATGTGTGTCCATTGTAAAACTAAACTTAGTGTCGTCTGTTGCGAAAATAGCTGCTTGCTGATCTTCAGTTAAGTCTTTAAATCCTAGTGAAGGCTCTGAACAAGATAGGGTAATTTCTAACTCATCGTTAAAGATTCTTAATGTGGAAGCAACAAATTCAGTTTCAGTCTCTAGAAACTCAAGTTCACCTTTAATAGCATCATGGTCAAAGTGCTTAATAGCATCAATAACTTTTGATCCTTCAAAGAAGGCTATTTTCATTTCCTTATCAGTGTCCGGGAAGGTGCTGATTTGGAAGATTTTATCACATGGAATGTTATGTGATTTTACTGCATCTCTCTGTGGTAGGTATACCGCAGAATTTATTTGTCCATTGTTTATTTTCATATAGACAAACGAGTCGATAAGCTTTACGCGATTAATAAATGCTGTTAGCTCATGCTGGTCAATTCGATCAATTTGTAATTTCATCTAAATATATTTTTGTTTGATAGTTATACTTGTTTTTACTAGTTAGTTTCATTAAAAAAGCCCAGAATCCTAGAAACCTGGGCTTTAAACCAAATTAGATTTAGCTTAGAATTTTAAGCCGAACCCAATTTGAAGGTTAGTAGTTTCAGCCCCTAAATCGTAAACGATTTTTGGATCTAAAAACATTGCTCCTTTATGGAACTCAAACATTCTCCCTACACCTATTGAAGCTTGATCGAAATCAAAATCATTAAGTGCTACATATCCAAAGAATCCTTTGTGGAAATATCTTCCTTCTAGACCTAAGACCATGTCTTCAGTTGAATCTGCTTGCGATACATTCATTCCAACCATATAGTTGTCAGCGAATGCGTAGCCGATCATTGGTTGGATTGATAAATCAGTCCAAGCCGTGTTAGTAATATCGCCAGTACCTACGTACCAGTCTCCTTTTGCGTTTTGCGCGTTAGCTCCTATTGTTGTTAATACAACTAGTGCTATTGATAAAATAATATTTTTCATAATAAATTAATTTGGTTTGTAAAAAACTTCTATTCAGTCTGCAGTTTGCAGATATCTAGGATTAGATATAGAAGTAACTGCTGTTTTTATATTTAAGCAGTATGTGGTTAATATTGTTGTTAACGAGTAATCGTTCATTTCTTTTGTTTGTGGGTCTTTATACAGAGTATATGTGCTTTGTTCCAAAAATAGTTGGCAAACATGTAAAAAAAGTGAGGCCAGGAAGTAGCGAACCCCTGGCCTCGATCCGAGAACTATCTCGGTCCTAAGAAGTGGATTTAACCACAACTAATATTATCCGTCACATGCTAAGCAATCTGGATCTGTTGCTGCTTGTGCAATATCTCCTCTTAACACTGATTCTGTTCTCATATAATAAAGGGTTTTTACTCCTTCTTTAAATGCTTCTAAATGTACTTTATTAATAAACTTAGTATCTGCTTGTGTTGGGAAAGCTAAATTTAAACTTACAGCTTGGTCAACATATTGTTGTCTAATACCTGCTTGTTTAACTAGATCTAATTGGTTTATTTCTTTAAATGTTTTAAATATATCTTTAACTGGTATATAATGATCTGCATCAATTGCAAGCAAAGATTCAAATTTCTTTTTACTAATTAAGTTATCTTTATCATTAATATTTGTAGCTACCTTTACATAATAATCATCTAAGAAATCTAAACCCTGTACAGAACCACCATCTTCTAATATTTTATTCCATGTTGGTTTTGAATTTCTATTAATAGTTTCTAAAAAAGCTTGTAATACTGGGTTCTTTCTAATAAATGTGCCCTTTGCTGTTTGTTCTGTAAAGACGTTAGCTGCCCAAGGCTCAATACCTGCAGATACATTACCTGCTAGTTTTGAGTTGCTTACAGTTGGTGCTATAGCTCTCAGGTGAGTGTTTCTCATACCAGTACCTCTACACCATAATGGTTCTCCCATTTCTAAAGCCATATCTCTACTAGCCTTTTCAGTTTCAGTTCTTAATTGAGAGAATATCTTTCTAGTTTCAAACTGTGCAGGTAAACCTTCAAATGGAATTCCTCTTTCTTGTAAATAAGTATGCCATCCGAGTACTCCTAATCCTAATGCTCTACCTTTTTCTGCAGATCTTACTGAATTTTCAAAGCCTCTCATGAATTTTGCCTTTTGTATAAATTCATCTAAAACTCCATCAAGGAACCAAGTAGCTGTATAAACTAAGTCTGTATTTTTCCACTCATCATATTTAGCTAAGTTTACGGAAGATAAACAACAAACAAAAGAGTGGCTTTCATCTGTATGTAGCGTAATTTCAGAGCAAATATTAGTCATATAAACCTTAAGGCCATTCTGCTTATACGCATCTGGATTTGCTCTGTTGACATTCCCCTTATACATAATATAAGGTTCGCCAGTTGCTTTTCTTTTTCTTAGTACTCCAATCCATCGTTTACGCGCTTCAGGGTCACCCTCTTGCACTTTCTGCATAAATCCATCTGGTACTACTACACATTGATGTAGGTTAAGAGATTGTCTATTAACATCTCCTTTAGGCTCTCTAATCTCAAGCCATTCCCAGAAATCACCGTGTTCAATGTCAATATTAACACTTGCTGCTCCTCTACGAACAGAACCTTGATTAGTAGCCAATATGGTACTATCGTATATTTTACAGAATGGTACCACACCATCGCTTGTTCCATTTCCTGCTATGTTACTTCCAGCGGGTCTAATTTGGTTTATACCGACACCTACTCCACCGCCATGTTTTGCGAGTAACATCATTTCTAAATTCTTTGCTCCAATATCATGTATTGAATCTGCAATATCAATACCAAAACATGAAATAGGTAACCCTCTTTCTAGTCCTGTGTTTGATAGAACTGGAGAGGCTAAGTTTAACCAACCCTTCCATATATAATCAAAGAATTTACTTGCTAATTCTGGTTTATTAAGTCGTCTTGCTACTGTAGTAGAAACTCTCCAGTATGCATCTTTAGGCTTTTCGCCTTCCATTAAATAACCTGCTGAAATTGTCTTTACATAGACTTCTGTATTAGCCCATAAAGGAAAATCAACCCCTAATTCCCATCCCAAGCTCTCTGCCTGGTTTACTATTTTATCGTCTGTTTTCATATTAATATTTTAATCAAATAAATCTTCTTCGTCCCAGTTTTCACCTTCGCCAGCCTTAGCGTAGTCAGTTGGTCTAACTGCAAAGAAATCTGTATGTGTATGTCCACCTGTTAAATGGTAGAACCAATCTAAGTTTGCTGCTTTTTCTTCATTAAACTCAAACTCAGATTCATAACCTAATTCAACTAATTTTTCATTAGTTCTTTTGTTAATAAATTCTTTTAAATCATCAGCGGTTAAGTTATCTAAATCGCCTTGTTCAAAAATCTTGTCAATAAACTTATGCTCCATTTTGCGCATTAAGTCTGCTGCTTGTAATACGTCAGCATAAACCTCTTGTTTCAATTCAGGGTACTCGCTACACATCTGTCTAAATAACTGACATCCCATTTTACTATGTAATGATTCATCTCTTACTGACCACTTCATTTGTTGACCAATACCTTTCAATAAGTTTCTCATTTGGAATGAGTATAAAACTGCAAAAGAACTGTAAAGGCTTACCCCTTCTGCAAACGCAGAAAAAATTGCTAAAGATCTTGCAACTTCTTTTCTTGCAGTAGCATTAGCTGCTAAATCTTCGTGTGTATAATCTGCAGATGTTGACGTTAATAGGTCAAATTTATCAGCCATAGTAGGTTCGTGTAAGAAGGCTTCAAAGTCTTCTAAACCTAAAGTTTCATTTAAGTAAGAATATGCTGTTGCGTGAATTGTTTCTTGTGAACCGAACATCATAGCCATTTGTTTGATTTCCCATTTTGGAAACCATTTTGTAACCATGCCAGTCCAATAGTCAGATACTGCACATTCAGTTTGTGCAAAACCTAAAAGAATATTTCCGACTAAGTGTTTTTCATGTGGTAGAAGATTTTCATTCCAATCTTTTACGTCTCCTTGCATGGAGATTTCAGTGTGCAGCCAGAATGCTTGCGCTTGTTTTAACCAACCCTCTGTGTAATATTCAGGGTATTCAAATGGTTTAAACGGAATTCTTTCAGTAAATAATGACATTTGCGATATTTTGTTTTTAAGTTGTATGTTAGTTTTGTTACTAGTTAATTAAATATTAAGAACTGTTAGACCAAAAAAGGTCTATACGTAGACCTAATTCAATCTCTTATTACCTAATAAGCTTGCAGTAATACTTGATGTTTTATATATCGTATTACTGCTGGCCATAGTTAAGTTTTAGAGCTTAAATTTTTTTGTTAATTCGTCAGCTTTTGTATAATACTCGTAAGATGTTTTCTTGTAATCTTTTCTTTGAGCATACAAATCTCCTAGAATCTTTTTAAGAACGCTTTCCTCTTTTGAATAAACAACTCCGTTTTGACAGACAATAACATCTTCGTCTTTTCTACGTTCTTTAACTTCATCTTCAGAAACTTTTTCTAAAAATGAATCCGGGGATATGTTAAATTGCATCATGATGGATGGATATAGTGACGCGAAATCAAATGCGCTAACACCACCATAATATCCAACGATTGGCTGTTTAACAAAAGCACCTTCATACTTTGTATCTTTTTTACCGTCTTCTTTGTCCCATTCAGTACCGATACGTTTCTGTTGTTCGGCTAATTTACGAGCGATTAAAGATTCAGTAATAGCCACAGGTGACGCAGCTTTGTATAGTGGCAATTTAGTAATGGTTGCCAATGTTAATAGTACTTCCATTGATCTTAATTTCTGATCAATATAATAAACCAACACGGAGTCAATTACGTTATAGAAAACATATTTCTTAAAGTCGTTTTCATATAAATCTTGTAATGATCCACTATAATTAATTTTACTAATACCATCTAGGACTGCTCCAGAAACAAATGCAAGCGCATTTGACTCTTTTACGTGACCTGATCTATCGTATTTATCATACAATTGCATATAGTCTAAAATACCCATGTGTAAAGGTCTAGAATCTTTTTTATCTAATGCTCCTGTGATAGCAACATCAGTTAAATCAATTTGCAGACGTTTACAACGGTTGACGATATACTGCCAGTCATAGTTGATAAAATTCCAACCTGTCATCATTGGGAACTTAGGTAAAAACTTATGCAAAAACGTGTACAGCATATTGTACTCATCTTTAAATTTGTAATAACTAAATTCCCAGTCCTGATCATAGTCACCATTAGAGAAATGCTTATTAGTGTCTTCTTCGATCTTCTTTATTTGTTCAGAAGAAAGATCTTCAAGACCAAGTACAATAGCTTTTCGCTCTGGTGTAATAATTGAAAAAGTCAATATGCGAGATTTAGCTTCTTCAGGTTTTGGAAAACCATCTACAATCTCTGTCTCAATATCGACGAAGTAAGTTCTAGGCATATTAAATTCATAAATCTCATCACGATCTTCTTGTGAAAGAGAATCCATAAAATAAAGTAATGAAAACTTATTAAAGTTTCTAGATCTAGATTTTTTTAAAGTCCTGCCATCCCAGTTCTTAATGTTAGGATCCCTCCATTTATCATCATCTTTTGTGACCACCCAGTTTTGGAACTGACTAACCGGGTATCTTTTAAAAGAAACAGTACCTTCTTTGTTAAAATAAGATACTATTAATTCTTTGTCTGTTTGTTCGATGTCTAATAACATTAATATCCACGTTTTTGGCGTTGGACATTTTCTTCTGCTTTAGCGAAGTAGTAGTTATAGGCGGTCTTAGCATCTAATCCGATAGAAGCTGCATAATTAATAAAGAAGTGTAGAATATCTACCCATTCCATATATAGTTCTTTTTTATCATCTTCAGATAAATCGGAAACTTTCTTGTTATCAAATGTTGAGAAGTCTTTCTTCCAGTATTTCCATACTGCATTTCCACTACCGTCTTTGATTCCACCAAGAGCATCAGTCATTTCATGAATTTCATCAATTACAGCATGTGTATTACAATGCCAGAAATTCATTACATCTCGCAATGACATTTCTTCGAAGTTAAAACCATAGGTTTTTTCTTGCATGTTTTTTTGATGAGACATAATGTCTTCTAAGTGTGTTGTTGATTCTGCGTAGAAGTCTTTTACTTCTAAGTCTTTACATTCGTTATCTATGTTTGCCATCGCTACTTTGTTATTTGTTTATTATAGTTGAATTTACTTATCTGTTTCAAGTATTTCACCCCAAGCTCTTTCAGATTTTGTCAATATTTTTGTATTGATATCTGTTGGTTTAGGGTCTCCACCTACATTCCAGAACCAGGCACCAGGAGTACCATTCTTTTTCATGAACTCCCAAGCCTTTGCATCGTAATTCATTGCCGATGGAAATGGTGGATTATATTGTGGATCTACATTTTGTGTAAATGCTTTTGGGTGAGACCATACTTCTGCGATACCTCTTTCACCCTTCTTAATATTTCTTGCTACTGCAACTCCATGGAATTTAGCATCAGGCCAGGCTATTTGCAGAGACCGTTGTAGAACACCAGTGGATATTGCTGACCATACTTCATCAGGGTACCCATGTGTTTCTGCAATAGTATGCGCGACCTTCACAGCAGCCGCTGTAACTAGCTCATGTTTAAGTCCTAAGGGAATAAAGAATGCATTGTTTGCTTCTGCCCATTTCTTTGCGTGAGCATTTAAGACTGGCATTGCTGCAATTCTTTTAAATTTCATTTCAGCTCCCATTTCTACACAGATCGCTTGATGATCTGAAATCTCTTTTTGTGATGGACTGAATAGAACAAGTTTCTTATTATACTTCTTTGCTAAATATGCTAAGGAAATACCTGCAAATCCATATCTAGGTTGAACATATACTAATGTATCTTTTGGACATGTTTGAACTAGAATATCTCCGAATCTACATTTAGATCCAAAGCCCATCATGTCTTCTCTTACTACTTTAAATCCTTCATGGTCTACTAACTGTGGAGCCTCGAAAGGATCTACCCAGTCACCTGCTAAATCTAACCATGCCTGTTTATTTGGCATCATCAGATTCAGATCTTGATTGTAAAGTGATGTTGTATGTTTATTGTGTGCCATATAATTTTGCTACTTTTTGTTTGTATTCTTCTACGTTTGTACTAGCTGCTTTTAGAACTTTATCATCTGATGGAAATGAAGTCATACCATTAAATGTTTCTAATAATCCTAAGTCTAACATAGCCTTTTGTCTTCCAAATGGATGATCTTTAATAGTTGAGGAATTCCATAGAGTGTCCATATTAATATGCGAATAATCTGCACCCGGTCTTAGATAGTTTTCAATCCATCTAATAAAATCACAAGCTACATCCTCAGCGTTATATGGAAGACTACCAGTATCTTCATAAATCTTAGTCATAACTGCATCCAAGAACTCTTCAGACTTCTTCCCTTTCTTTTCTACAGGATCTGCAAGATAACCAATACATTCTACTGCATTAGTACCATAATAGAACATTGATTCTCTATTCATAAATTCTGGGTACCAATCACATACATCTGCAATAACTGCAGCATACTGGAATCTATAAGCTCTTAATCCGTTATCGGCATTCCACTTAAACATCCATTCTCCTAACTCTCTTAAATCCTTCTTACCACCTTCTCTTAAGTAGTCTGCCATGTCTCTTGCAAGTCTTGGTGCAAATTCACATAGGAAATAATCACCACCTTTTTTGTAAACATATTCTGGTTCTTTAAAACTAGCCATGCCAACAAATGAGTCTTCACCTAAATCCGGTTTGGGTGGCTTAGGGAATGCTGGGAACTGATAACCAACTGAAGTGTAAAATGAAGTTGGATGGTGTTTTACCTTTTCACACATATCTTCAATAGACTCACAATCATGTAGGTCAAAGATAATAGTGTTATGATAACCAGATGGTTTAGTTGCGTAATTAATTGCAGAACCACAAACTCTATGTAGAATAAAGATGTATAGGTATTCTTCTAGTCCAAAAGTATCTCTCTTACCAGTCCAGTTTTTTGCAACCTCTTCTCTTTGGGGGTAAATTTTACCAGCCTCCATGTGTTTCCAATAGGGATGCTCTGGAGTCCAACCATAAAATACATCGTTTATGATCTGGCTAAAACCTGCATACTTACGTTCAACAACATCATATAGCTGAATCTGTTCCATTAGCGGATCGTTCATTCCACTATCGGCATGATCTACCATACCTAGATTTGAAAGCTCTTGTTGCTTTAATGCCAGGTCATAATACCTGATAAACTCATCATAATATTTAGTTGTCTTAATTTGAACTTTGTTACTCATTCACTTCTTTGATTTTCCAATCGAAAGCATCTCGGTTTCTTTGGTATTGTTCCATCGACCACTCTATTTTATCAGATTCAATTACTAATATGTAGCTAGCGTCGTTGGCATTTAATGGTGTTATTATTATTTGGTATTCTTTCATATATTAAAATAATGCAAGCGTTGCTTTGGTTAGTTTTGAGTTAGGTTCGTTCTTAACTAGATCCCAACGATAATACTCTCGTGCAATATGAACTGACTTAGGCTTTTCCATTACATCGAATGTTAACTCTCCAAAAGAGTTTAGGTAAACATCCGGGTGTTTCCAAGTCTTCCAGTCATTTCTTTCACACATATCGGTTACCATTTGATTAAACTGTTTTACCAGTTCAGTTCTTTCAGCCCAACTACCTGCAAATGGAGTATCTTTATAGTACCCTGTTTTTGGTAGAGGTCTGGATTCATTTTCAATTGGTAGAGCTTGAACAACTTCAATGTTATCAATTTCTAAATCGATTAATTGTTGTTCATAAATAGCCATCATATCTTTTAGAGCTTTGCTAGGATTAGCTTGTCTCATAAGATGATGTCTAATATCTATATTCCCTAGATAGATCCTAAGCTCTTGGATTTCTTCTGGTACATAAGAACGAAGACCTCGTCTTAACGTACCGAATAGAGTTAATCCATCATTTCGATCGGTCATATACCCTGGGGTATATTGGCTAAAAGAATGTGAGTCTCCAAAGCAAAGTTTATTTGTCTTTTGGATTCGGTCTACTCTGGGAATAATAGCGCAGAGTTCCTTTGCCTCTTCTATTCGAACCTCTAGGGTTTTAAAAAGATCGGAACCTGTCTTTAAACGTTTCTCAATTAGAGTACCTACACAAGGCATATCATGGTGTAATGAATACATCCTAATGCCTTTTGAAAATAATCTAATTACTTGATTGTATAAGTCATCATTAGCACCTCCAAATATATTGAAGTTGCCTTTAAATTCCATACCGTGTTCTAATAACATTACATGGAAATTCTCTTCCCAATGAGTTACAACATCTGTAACTACTGTAACATCTGTATATCCTGCGGCGGTTAGTTGATTTGCAAGTTTGAAAGCCCAACCTGATTTATGTGATTGTGGCTTCGGACTTAATTTACCTACTAGAGCTGCAATACCTATCTTGGCATTTTTGTCTTTCTCTAAATCAGTAAAATATATTTGACTATTGGTTGTCATCGATTCCAGCATCTGCATCAGTTAAATTAATAGGCTTTTCAGTATCGCCATAGCCATACTTCTTAATATAATTATCTAGTCCGCCAATATATGCGACTGCATCTAAAAGATTATCTTCTTTATAGTTGTAAGAGTGTCTGCTTAATTTAAGTGCAACAAGTGCTGCATACATGTCGGCTCCAGTAAATTCTTTACCTGTCATGCCTGAACAAACCATGGCAGCTCTTCGCATGCCTTCTTCGAAAGGACCATATTGGCGTTCTTTCTCTTCTGATCTGTGGTTGATGATTTTGTCTGCTTCGTTTAATATGTTCATAGAACTAGATTTAATTAATATTTATAGAGGAATAGCCTCGTTTGTTTCACTAAAGTTCGTAGATAACTGGTACTCCATTTTCAATACAAAGATACTCATACGGGAGTGCGTCAACAAAATAGTGGTTATCATCATAATCGATTACTCTCATATTAGTATGCCCAACAACTTGTATAATAGTATCGTTAAGGGGATTACGTCTTAGGGCTTGAGGTCTAATCCACATTGGACCTTCACCATCATAATTACCATACATTTCCATACCACTATGATTAAACGATCTCTTATCATAAGACCAAAGATCATTAATTTGTTCTGGGATATTACCGCCTTCTGGGAAATTAGTGTCATACCATTCTTTCGAAACACCAGCGTGTGTAAATAAAAACTTATCTACCTGATATGCTACTTGTAAATGTTCTTTAGTTTCTCGTAAGAGTTCACCGATTTCTGGTGCGTGCCATGCATTATATCCGCCATATCGACCGCCACATTCTGACATATAATGAAAGTCATGGTTACCGATCAACATAGTTACTTTAATATCAGTGGATTTTTTCCACTCAATAATTTCTTTGTAGTTATAGATTTGCTCTGCATGTGAAATAGAGAATGAGTCAAAGTAATCTCCGATGAATACAAACTCAGTAGCATCAGGGTTTAACTCGATAAGTTTCTTCCAACTATCATGCCCATGTACATCTCCTATTACTACTATTTTACTCATTTTAATTTCTTTTTAAAAATAATTAATTTTAATTGGATATAGAACTTAATATCGTAATACCACTTAAACTGCTTTCTTCTCTTTGCTTTCTTAATCCAACCAGAATCTTTAAATGAGATTCGTTTTACCCAATCGGAAATTGATTCGCCTTCGTATCTAGCATCGCGGTGTTTATTCATCTTTCTTTTTATGTTTCTTTGTTCGTGTATATTGTTTTTTACTCTTATGAACATTACCACGCATAGCCTGCCATATCTCTTGTATGGTAAACTGTGTCTTTTGTAGTTTTTTATTTTCTTTCTTGTCCATTGTGTATAATTACAGTACTAATATACGAATAATTTCTGACATAAAAAAATCTAGAGGCACTTATTTGTAAAGTTTTGCAAACTTTTCTGCTTCGATCTCTTTTATCTTATCTGCGATTGCAGGTCCTTTTACATCAAACTGCTTCATAACATCGCCGCCATTAGTAGATGGCTTGTATTTAATGAATGCCTTTATCATTTTAATGTCTAACCTATTTAGCTTTGCAAACTCTAAAATAATCTTTTTATCTAGCTTTACAATATCTCTCTTTTTACTTACATCAAATACAGTCTCTGGTTTTAGAGTCATTAATGATTTAAGAAATAAAATAGAATCTATTTCTTTACTTGAAAATGTTAGCCTATTTAATTGAGATTTTATTTGATCGTTTTCATTAACACCAAATAGAGTTGCAATTTGAATTATCCAATCCCTAGTATCGATAAATCTTTTATCTACATAAACAGTAGGAAACATTACTGGCCACATCTTAAAGTACTCTACCATCTCCAAGTATTTCTTTGGGGACTTAGCAGTAGTTACAGATTTCTTAAATTCATCTCTAATTCTTTCTGGACTAATATCTTCTAATGAGTTATCACTAATAATAGCTTCTGCTGTATTCTTTTCTAGTTTACTACCAGTTCTACCAGCAAATCTTAGGGCTCTTAATTTTCTTAGAGGATCTTCTTCAAATCTCTCCTGAGCTCTACCGACAGTTCTAATAGTATTACTTTGAATATCTGCAATACCACCAACTAGATCGACAACTTCTTGAGTTTCAATATTGTAAAATAGTGCATTAATTGTTAAGTCTCTCCTTAGAACATCTTGATCTATTGTAGAAAACTTCACGGCATCAGGTCTACGACCCTTTCCAATGTCTTCTCTAAATGTTGCAATTTCCATGCCCTCAGCAAAGCTAGGAGTTTTAGCAATTACAACTCCAAACTGTTGTCCTACTTCTCCGATGGTTGGAACACCACCTGATTTTAAGATCTTAATTACTTCTTCTGGTTTTGCATCAGTAGCTAAATCAAAGTCTTTTGGTTTTTGCCCAAGCATTGCATCTCGCACTGCACCACCAACTACATAAAGTTCTCTTTTATTTTTCTTAAAGAGTTTATGTAAATCGATGACGTCTTTAGGTACATTCATCTTAAGCCTCTGTTGAGCCTCTAGTAATAACGTGTATTGTGAGTATGATTCTAACATGGTTTATATATTTAACTTATCTAATATACGAAAAAAGACCCAAACAAAAAAATGTTTAGGCCTTTATTTTGTTAAAGTTATTAACAATATTTATTCTGCAAATGCTTCAATATCCCATTGGATTCTCTGCATAGGATCGTCATCTCTAAATTCTTTCTTAACCCAATCAATAAGTCCCGGTTCGAATTGAGCGTTTTGCGCCATATCACTGGCGTTCTTCCAACCGTCATTTGATGCAACATCTTCTAACCATTGGTCATATTTCTTTTGAGTCCATCTTACTTTCTTAACAGCTTTCTTATGTGGACCTGCTCCTAAAGTTGACTTTACAGTATTATAGTGTTCTGGACCGGCAAATATACCTTCTGCCCATTCTTGATCTCTTTTATTACCGTCCCAATATTTAATCTCTTTTCTAAATCTTCTTAGTGAATAATTACCGCCTTCTATTTGCCTACTCTTTGTAACTTCTCCTTGTCTTTTACCTAATTCGATTTTCTTTTCTTCAGCAGTCTTAGGATCCATTTCGAAATGTAAAGATTTTACTAAATCTCCAATACCATCAAATTTACTTTCATTAATAAAAGTTGAAAATTGAGTATATAAATTAAATGATTCCATTTCTAATTTCTTTTTAGTTTTATCCTTCTTAACTTCTTCTTCGTCGTCGTCAATATCTGCAACATCTGGTACATCACCTGAGCCTATGTTTCCATTTGCTGAATTAGGTAAAGATACTTCTCCCATACCTCCTATGTTTCCAGGGCTTATTCTAGCGTTAGCTGTTTCAAAGTTTTCTTCTAATGGTCCAATAAATTCTGACATATTATTTTGCGTCTATTTGAATGTATTCAGCGTCTCTAAGTTCAAGATTGTTATTACCAACCTGTCTATCGTATTCACCATAGATAACATCTTTTTTACTTGCTACTGGAGAGTTCATCATTCCAGTCTTATCTATTTTTCTACCTAATTTATTACCGTTAGCATCATCCATAAAACCAACATTAATTACCATTTCATTCCATGTTGCGTATGATATGTATAAATCCCCAGAACCGTCTGATGAGTTTAAGCCATTAACTTCGTCAGCTTTCCATTCTTCACTTAAATTAGCAGTTACAAATAATACCGTCTCCATATCTTTTGTTCCTTTTTCAACTTGATCCAAGATGATTTTTTCAGCATCTTTCTTAAAACTCTTCCATTCTTTATTAACTTCTTTTAGAGTTCCATCTACATCACCTTCATATTGAATCTTTTCGATTTCTTTTTTAAAGGCTTGCATTACTTTTCCTATTAACCCCTTAGAAGTATAAAGTCCAGTCATTCTATATGCTTTTTCGTTTAATTTTTGTGAAGCTACAAATGCTTCAAATAATTTTACGTGTTTCATAGTTGTTTTTATTTAATTGTATTACCAAGCGTAATCGAATCCTTCGATTTTAGCTATTTTTTCTTTAAGTGATAAAGCGTAATTCTTAATCTCTTTTTTATACCAAGATTCAGATGAACCAAATCTTTTTTCAGATTCTTCTTCTTGTCTAACATAATCACAATATCTAGAATAATCATCTAATATATTTGACATGTGATTAGAAGCATCTCTTAATTTAACCTCTTTTCCTTTTGCACTTTGACCAATTTTGATTTCTTCATATCTAGTCTTTTCACCACTAGCTAAACCTGCTTTAATTTGATCGGTTAACATATCGATTGCATCTGCTACCATTTTATCTAATGGCATTGTTGCAGCCTTAGTAGCTAAAATTTGGTGGTATCTGTCGTTGTTAGCTTTCTTAAAATCTTTATCATTAGTAAATGCAATTGCACCTGATTTAGCTTCAGCTCTAGCTGCTCTTAATTGGTCAGTAGAATACTTTTGTCTAATTAGGTCTAGGTTAATAACAAGAACTCTATCAGAAACTTCTGCGATTCTTTTACCATTATTAAGTCCAGTTCCTGACCAGCCTCTGTATTTATGTGATACACCAACTTGGTCATCAGAACCTTTTTTACCGTCTTTTTTAAATGATTTAGTTCTTGAATATCTAGACCAGTCATTAGTATAGAATTCTCTATCACCAGACATTGCTGCTATTAGAAGACCTCCACCTGGTACAGTTTTTAAAGAACCATAACCAGCGTCATAAGGACAGTATGGGTTATCTTTTTCGTTATCAGATATAAAGAATAATATATGCTTTGATCCACCATGTTCTTTAAACACCTTAGTTGGATCATTACTTATTACCATATCCTCATCACCTACTTTATCTAATGCAACTTTAGCTAATCCGTAAAAACCACCAGCTAGTGACTTTAAATTTTCTTTACCGTATTTACCTTCTTTGTTACTCATCAAAATGCTAGCTAGCAATTGGCTACCTATTTTTTCATTTAAGAATCCAGATGCTCCAACAAAGTCAGAGAATGATTCATGTAAAAATATATTTTCCATATTTGTTGTTTGTGTTTTAATATTTTCTAGAAGACCTATTGCAATATCATTGACTTCTCTATCTCCTTTGTCAACATATCTTTTATTAACAATCATAAAAGTAAATCCATCTGCTGTTACTTGGTAATGTGGCATCATGCCTGTACCAAAGTCGTATTTATATTTAGCTGCTTTTAATTCTTTACCAACGTCCATAAATGATTTAGCTTTACCTACTAATTCAGCAAGCTTATCTAAGTGTGTTCCAGCGTCATCCTTTTCGTTAACTGCTGATTCGGCTAATCCTTGCTTTTTCATTAGAGCTAGTTCATCTTTACATGCCTTGTTAAATTTCTTAAAGTGCGGTATTGCAGATTTAGAATATCCATCTTGAAATAATTCAATTGCCATATTCAGATGGCTTGCTATTTCGTCAGCTTGTTCATCACCTATTTCTTCAAAATCATCAGAAAGTCTTAGTAACTTTTTCTCACCCGTTCCCTTTGAAGCGAATAAACCAAGTTTTAGTAATGCAACAATTGGCTCTTCTTTAGCTTCAGTAACTGATTCGTCCACTCTTGTTAAAGTATCGTAATAAATATCATCTATATTACCTGAGTTATCAAAGTTATATCCTACTGATGCGTCGATAGTCCATTCTTTTCCATCTTGGTCTGTACCCATAAAGTATACATCCTTTCCTTCGTTTCCGTGGTCATCGATAACATCATAATCATCAAATTCTACTTCATACTTTTTACTACCGTCTTTAAATTTAATAATAGGCCAATCATCTTTAGTGATTTTAATAGCTTCAGATATAGGGAATGCTTTTAATGTAGGCGTGTCTAATTCGCTTAAAATTCTAAGACCCCATTTTGAAAGCTTAACACCATCCTCAGAAACAAAGAAATATTTTGAATTTGAAGATCTCCACCTGTTAGGACTTTTAGATACCTTTGAAAGTATTTTAGTAAATTCCTCTTCTGTTAATATTCCGTCTTTTACTGCTTTTAAAATTTCGTTTCTAACATTAGCTGTTTTGCCAACAGTAGATGCAGGGTGGTTTTCAGTATACTTTCTTTTAATCTGTATCTTTTTACCTTCTTCTAAAAAATCTTTGAATTTATTCATAGTTATTTAAGCTTTTTTGTTATACCATCAATTTCTGTATAGGCACAGTTTTGTCCCTTAACAATAAATGATCCATAAGAGATTGAAAGGTTTGCACCTTCACCTCCTGTTTTAACATGGGTTTTATATGCTTCTTCTATAGAGGCCTGATCTGCAGCAACAGCTACAACTTTAGGTCTAAAGCCGGCACCGACATTATGATCATTTTTAGATCTCAGATACATTGATTCTCCATTTATTTCTACTGTATTATGTAGTACTAAAGCGAAACTAGTTTCTCCTTTAGCTGGTAAATCAAAACCATCAAATGAATATTTACTAAAGTAGTAAGATCCAAGCGCTATTTTCTCATTAACTACGTTATGAGTAAATGCTTCAAATGTGTTTATTGATTTCATGTTTTAGTTAGTTTATTTGTTTATATATTCTTTAGAAAAGTATTAAAGGTTTGAAAATCTACTTCTGTAGATTCAGCTACTACTCCAACAGAGTTCTCTAATTTAGTTTTTAATTCTGCATACATACTATGTAATGCTTTAGGAGTTAGCTTCTTAAATAACTTCTCATCGCCGTCTAGCATTGCATTTCTTACTTGTGTTGCTGAAATATTCTTACCTGTTCTAGGAATTTCAAATAATCCGAAATCATCTCTAACACCTAAGTCATCTCTATATTCTTGTTTATCTACTTGATATCCATAAGTCTTCATTCTATCACTTCCTGTTCCCCATAATACTGGTTCGTATCTAGGTCTCATTGCATTAAACATGGTGTCAATACCTCCTGTTGGAATTACAAAAACTTGTTCGATTGGATATTTAGATTTTAAAGAGTTAATCATTGCCACTTGAGTGTCCTCATCATAAGGTCTTTTAAATGCATCTTCCTTTTTCTTATTCTTAGCCTTAACTAATAATATTACTACTGGATATCCATTTTGTTTATGAATAGTTTCAACTACTTTAGCATGGCCTAGTGTGAATGGTTGGAATCTACCAACAAACATATTAACTAGTTTTTTACCTTGTCCTGGATAATCTACCTTTAACGCTTCGGTAATTGGACTTATTTGAGTACTAATTTTCTTATTTGATAAATATTGGTTAAAGTTCATAACATCACCTTCGTTAGCTTTTGCCATTATTTTATCATCAATTTTTTCAACAATGCCATTTAACGCATCTAGCATATCACCTTGTAGAAGATCTGTACCCTTGCTTCTTTTCTTTCTAAAACTACCTAATGTAATTTTAAATAATTCTGCTAGAGTTTTATCTTGTATTAATGTTAGAGTTTTTTCATTAGTTATGAACTTATGATTTAATTCAAACATTGGAGACTCTGCAAAATCAGCAGAATCAAATTTAGCACCAATATATTTAGTAGCATTCTTTTCAACATATTTGTTAAATACACTTGACATTAATTCTAAATATCTATAATCAGCAGATTCAGATGTTAATTCTACTAAACTAATATCCTCTTGTATAAAAAATTCTACAATATCTAAAATAGAAATCTGATACATGTCAGAAGGTTTTCTATTCTCTTTAGTTTCTTTATTAAATCTTTCTAATACAAATGTTTGTAATGTTTTTCCATCATGTATATTAATAATAAATCCTGCAACTTCTTTAGAAAGATCGTTCATTAAAGTAGATTGCTTTAAGTTCTCATTAAAGATTCCATAAACACTTCTTGTAAAATTAGGTCTATCTTTATTTTCATACTTATCCGTATATTCATTAATACTAGTAGATAACATTTCTTTAAGACCGTCCTTTTGACCTGAATGTAAAAAGCCTTCAAAAATAACTGGAGGTCTTTGTACTTCTAAAAGATCTGCCCATTTATTTAATATTTTAGTATCTCTAATTACTTTTCTAACTTTATTAGGATTAGATGGTTGTAATACTTGGATATGTGTTAACACTAAATTAGATTTAGGTAGTACATCATATTCAATATCAATAGTTTTGTTATCTCCTAAATATTCAAAACCAAACTTCCAATCAAATGGCATTTCTTCTACAGAATCAGAAGCAACTGTTTTAAAGTGTCTAATTGCATTTTCGTAGTATCTTACAATAGTACGATCTACTACATTCATCTTATCTTTAGAACCTGATTTATAGAATGCAAATTCAGAACCTTCTCTTTTAGCGTGAAAAGATGAACCATCAATTTTTTCTGTTACAACACATTTGTTTGATAACAGTTTATCAATGTCATTAATATTAGATCCTTCAAAATATGTTTTTAAATTCTGTAGTGCCATTATCTTCCGTATTTTATGATACCCATTAGCTGGTTAATCGCAGCAAAAGTACCGGTTAGTTTAAAGGTTTTTCCTTTAAATTTAAAGACCACTCCTTCTGTTGGGATGATCGACTCAATACCACCAATTCCCTCTAGTCTTTTTAGTTCTTTTTCAACCTTTTCAATTTGAGTAAGGTCGCCATTCTTTTTAATCTTGCCAGCTTCAGTTCTAATCTGATTATGTAATCTTGCTTTTTCAGCATCTGGATTAGCAGCTACAAAATTAGAAGCGTTCTTTAAAACATCTGCACCTAACTCTAAAAATAGATTCTCAAAAGGTAAAATGTTTTCTTTATACTTCTTATTTCTTTGACCATCAAAATCTTTAACAGCCTTATTTTGTTCCGGTGTTAATTCCTTCTTTAATGCAGTTAACTTAAGAGTCTGCTTATCTAAGTAAGCCCATCTTAAAAGTAAACCCTCTTTATGTGCAGGTTCTAAGTCTGCAAAGTTCTCTTCGATTTGGCCTCTCCACCACATCTCGTGATACATTTTAACCTCATCAGTATCTGATAGACTATAAGTATCTCTTAGTTTATTTATCGCCTTTTCGTAATAGCCTACTCTATCATCAAAGTTAATGTCTTTTCCTAACTTTAAAATTTGAGGGGGAATTATTGTAAACGTCTTTTGAACATCTGACTTTAATTCTTTAAGAGCTTTAACTAGTTCTGTAGCAATATTTTGTTTTCCAGTTTGATTACCTTCACCATCAGTCTCTACAATACCATGAAATTGTATAACATCTCTGTCATAATAGATAACATTAGGGTTTTTAGAGTAAATTAGTTCCATGTTAACGAAATTTAATCCGTTCGCGAACATTGATTGGTCCTTAAGCGCTGGGAGCGCCGCTGCTAGATCTTTAGCAGCAAAGATATATGTTTCTTCAACCAGCTGTGAGGCATGACCAGTGAACATCGTAATGATGCCTGCTAGATCAAGTGGATTTATCATTTGCCCCTTATTTCTGGCAAACATTGCTTGACCATCTTTTACAGTTGCAAATAGGTTTTGACCATCAGTCTTTTCAGTTGCAGCCTCTTCGAAATCTAGTCCACCCTGTAATGAAGATTTAACAATAGTCTTGAAATCTGCAAAAGTTAATGAGTGGTCATCGAAGGGGTGCATCATGTGTCCTGCTGCTCCACCTTCAAATACGAAAGAGTCCAAGTTGTTCACTTGGATTTTCTCGTTTAAAAATTCTGTAAAATTAGTGTATATCTTCATAAGAAGTTTTTAGATTTATTTTATCCTAATGATGCTGTTAATGCACCGACAGCAGCTCCGTAATCGTCACCGTGCTTAGACAATAATCCGTCTACAACTTCTTGTGCTTTTTCTTCGTCAAATTTATCACCGAAAGCTTTTCCTAAAACTGAGAAGGCATACTCTTTAAAATCTTCATCAGACTTTACTTCTGCTTCGTTAGTAGCTTCAGTTTCAGTTTCTTCAGTTGTAGCTTCAGTTTCAGTTTCTTCAGTTGTAGCTTCAGTTTCAGTTTCTTCAGCACCTTCTTCTACAACTTCTTCTTCTTTAATAACTGGAAAGTTCTTACCATTAAATTCAAATTCTGCAGCATCTTCTTCAATTGCTTTAGCTCTTGCTGCTAAAAATGCATTGCCTTCGTTCATTACTGACTCGTTAGCCCATATTAATTCAAATGCATCTACTATTTTTTGTGCTTGTTGAGAATAACCAAATCCATCTAAGAATAAAGCCATACCTTCAACAATACCGATACCAGACCATCCTGCAGCGTTAGCTAATCCAGAATAATGATTATCTAATAAACTCATGATTGATTTTTTACCAACTGGAACTTCTAAACCACCTAGGTTATCGATCTTTACTGAAACAGTAGTAATCTTACCACCAAGTGCTTTACTTACTGGATCTTTATATGAATGGAAGTTAGCGTCTGTTAAAGATTCTGATAATAAATATCTACAAACTCCTAATAAGAGCTGACCGTCCATTAATGCAGTGTGATTCGTAAAGAATGATTCTAACCATTTAGATACTTTCTTAGCATCTCTTAAATTACCCTTAGAAGGTTTAAATGATTCATTGATTATCATAGATTCAAATGCTGGGACTAAATCGTAACTATCATAAACATCAACCATGTACCATTTCTTATCTGTTTCAGAATATAGGTAGATAAATTCAGCTCCACCGTTATTAGCAGCGTCTTTTACAAACTTCTCAGTATCTTTCATATCTCCGTCAGTAGTGGTCTTGTCGCCGTAGAATTTAATATCGTCTACATTTGCTTCTAGACCTGAACCACCCCCTTTCTTCAGTAGAGTGTCTACTGCCTTTCCATCTTTGTAACCCTTTTTAATTGTAGGTAACATGTGGTCTGGGTAACCATCATAGTGCATATACACTGTTGAGATTTTTCCGTTCTTTTTGATTTTACCGATTTGTGATCTTGTACCCTCTTCAATGATCGCTATTGATTCTGATATTTCAGAACTACCTAACTTTTGATAGAATGTATGTCTGTCTTCTTCTTTAAGTTCTTTAATAGAAGTTACTCCGAACTCTCCAAGTAGATTTTTAAACTGATCTGCAGCTACATTTCTTGCAGCTGATTGTTCTTCTTCTAATTTAGCGTTAGCTAGCTTTTTAGCACCATGTGCAAAATCTTCAAAAGATTGTAATTTTAATGATCCCATGTGAATAATTTTATTTTATTATTTTAGTATTGTATTATATATCCCCTTCAAATGTCACATTTTTTACTTCAAAAGGAAACTTCTGTTCTCTGTAGATCTTCTGCCTAGCTTTTGAATGTCTAATTAGATAATTATCCCAATCTGGAGATGACAAATCATCGACAAAATCTATAATGTTTACGTCTGTTTTTGATTTATGTTTTCTTAATCCTCTACCTATAGATTGTCTAATAATCACTTCTGATTTAAACGATTCAGTAAAGAATATGTTATGTATTTTATTAATTGATATACCAGTAGAAAATGTACCATAGGATGCTACGATTACAACTTCAGCCCCTGTTTCCATTTTCTTTTTATACTCTTCTCGAATATCTTTATCTGTATTACCATCTACATAGTAAACGTTTTTATCAGAATCTTGGCGAAGCTTTTCATATATTCTTTTACCGTGTTCAATACGATGGAATAATACAAGACTATTACCGCGTACTCTGGAAATAATGTTTGTAATGAAAGCGAGCCTACCTGTTGACTGTATAACATAATTGCTTTCAAATTTATAGACGTCTTTGCTTTCATACCTGTTTTGTGACATCTCCCTAAATGCGTTTTTTGTTGAGTCGGGAGCGTAATCCATTTTTATTACTTTTACTTTACAGCCGGCAATATGCCCCTCACCCTGTAAAAAGCTTGCACTAACTTCTGTAATTACAGGACCTGTATATGCCATTAAAGTCAATCTATCTAAAGTACCTTCTTTTGGAATTGTACCTGACATACCGAATCTATAATTAGCAGCTGTACATTTTTGTAAAATAGTTTTGATCGATTGTGATTTAGCTTTATGTGTCTCGTCAATAAGTACTGCATCAAATTGATTAAAGTATTCTTTATCTTTTTTAACCAGCGATTGGTATGTACCAATTACCACGTTTCTTCCTGGTCTAATTTTTTGACCAGAATAAATTTGCTGTACTTTAATACTAGCTTGGTTTCTCCAGTTATAGTCTTGGAAATCTTCAGATCCTTGTACGACAAGTGAGACATTAGGTACAATCATTAGAACTCTACCTGCTTTTTGCTTTTCTAGTAGATATGAAATTACCATAAACGAAATAAGTGTTTTACCGGCAGAGGTAGCTAACTCACTTAAGCAATTTCTAAATTTAAGTATATTGTAAGCTGCTTCGATTTGATAATCCCTAGGTTGCATCTCTGATCCATCAAAGAAGTCCATTGCCCATTCCTCAAAGTCTGCTGCTTTTATATTAGTATCAAAAAGTCTTGTGATGCCATTTAGTTTAAGCTCGTATTTATACTGCTTACACATGTTCATCACCTCTCTCCATAGTCCAGATGGAATCCATTTATCATCTTTGATATATGAAATATAACCATCCCATAAACCTTTTTTTACTAAAGGGTGAAATCGCCAAGAATCAATACGCCTGTTTAATGTAATATTGAGTTGTTCAATTTCCATTTCAGTCGCAGAGTCTACTCGCAGGAACTGCTTATTATCTGTTAACGTTAAGTCCATTAATTATTATAGATCTTTTAGAGCCAATCTATTTCTAATAGCAAAGCCCATATTATCTAGTGTTTTTACAGAATCTCTTAGCCAATCCATTTGATTTTCTAAATGTGATAAAATCATATTATCATCTGCCAAGTCATTCTCTAAGAATTTCTCTTTCTGCTTTTCACCTAGTTTATAGTCATAATTATAGTATCTAATATATGCCTCTCTATATCTTGCAGCAATAGTTTTCTTTTGTTGTTTAATTTTGACATTTATATATGCCATTTGATCTACGAGGGTTTGTCTAGAAGATAACACATCAGCAATAGTAATCTCCATTGTATTAATGTTACGAAGACTTTGTGCAAGGTTTCTAATCGTGACTGACCATTCGTTTCTCTGTGCACTTAATTTTTGATCTAGTGCTAATATCTTTTCGTTACTCATATATGTTATATTAAAATAGTGACGGTTTGTTCCTATCTGGTTTAATAAACTTTGCAGCCTTTTGGCGCTTCTTAAGTTTAGGTTTGCTAAATTCCATGTTTGGATTTTCAGCTTTAAACTCAGGCATCTCAAAGTCAATAAGCATCCTCATTTTCTTAAACCGATCGCTATCGTTAAAAAAGTCCTCTATCGTTTCTTCCATTTCTTCTATACGTACCATAAGTCTAAATCGCTTGATGTGAAATATTCATCTATTTGTTTCCATGCATTAGATTTATTATCAAAACACACTTTAACCAAATCGTTTAGATCTTTGATATTATATGTATCTAGCTTAAAATCTGTTAGAAATTTAGACCACATAAATACTGGTCTTCCTTTCTTTAATTTCTCTGCCATCTTCTTTTTACCTGTTGCATCATTATCAAACATATATCTGACTGTTGCCATTTCGTCAAATTCTTCTGTAGATCTACCTGCAGTTGCAAGGGCAATAGAGTTATGCATAAACTTCGCATCAATTGGTCCTTCAAACAGAGTTACTGGCTGTTGGAAATTAACCTGCATAATTCCAAAAAGTGTTGAAGCCTTTGCAATCTTAGTTAATGCAATTGGTTCTATTTCTAAAGGTTTCTTCCACTCTTCATATATTTTTGGTAGGTCATAAGTAAGATACCTAGACCCATAGCCTTTCATTCTTCTGGATTGCGCGCCGATAATTTTACCTTCTAGTCCCTTGTTTAAAATCCAAAGGCGATTACCTTTTGGGGAAAAAAGAAACTCATTAGCTTTGTTATGTAATAGCCTCTCTTTTAATTGAAACCAAATCCAGTCTCCAGGCTCTATTTCTTTAGCGCCAAATACTTGTTTAAACTCATCTACTGTCAATGCCAATTCTTGGACGCTTGCAAGTGACGCATTTTGTAATACCTGTTCTTGACTTACCTGCTGCTTATTCTCTTTAATATAGTCTATAATAGTAAAGGAGTCTCCAGTGTTAGGCATTCTTACCTCATGGTCTTTTAATATACCATAAAGATTAGTGTGGTGTGAGCAGTTATAGCAATGATACTGTAAAGTGTCCCAATACATATTGCCACGCTTCTTAGTGTCGTCATCGCTTGAATCACCACAATAAGGACATGCCAGGGTTATTCGCCCTGGCATGTCTTTAAGCAATTGCTTGTTAGGAGTAGAATGATGTTCTACACAAACTTGTTTGAGTGCTTTTTTTATTCTACCTTTAAGCTCTTCAGTAAGTTTTATATTAGATGTTGAGTTCATCAAGGAAAGAATCTAAATCATCATCTGTAGTTACCTTATTCTCTGTTGTTGAAGCTTCAGCTTTCGTTGGAGCTGCACTACCTGCTGTTGCAGTTACTGCTGCCTTTGGTGCTGGAGCTGCTTTTGGTGTGCCAGTTACTGCTGCAATGTCGTCACCTGGATTAAGATACATTCTTAACACATTGTTTACGAAAGCTCTTGTGTCTTCGTCCCACGCTTTGTAGTCATATTGTGCTAATGATGGTGCATTTTCTAATTCCTCTTTGATAGAAGCCATAGTCTCTTTGTTTCTTTCTGCTGGAGCTTCGCCCATTAAGATAGCAGATTTATTAGAAGAGAATTTAGATTTATCGTAGTTGTTATATTCACCTTGTCTTGTAATTACAAGCTCGAAGTTCTTACCTTCGAATAGGTCGAATACTTGTGTTGGCTCGCCAAAGTCTGGCTTCAACTCAGAATCAATCTTTTCTTTAATCTTATATCCAAACTTAAATACTTTGTAAGTACCTTCCATTTCTGGATTTTGTGGATCTTTAATAATCTTGATTAAAGAATAATACTGTTGACGTCTCTTCAATTTCTCAGAAGATTTTCTGTCTACAGCAGAATCTGATTTTCTCAACTTCCAGAATACATCTGCAATAGGGCAGTGTTCTCCAATAGTTTGAGGTGAGTCTACTAGTTTACCATCTCCAGAAGAGTTAGTTAACCAGTGTACGTATTTTTGAACCAAAGATTTTCTTGGGTTCTCTGGATTAGGTACAAAACGAATTAATGCTTTGTAAGTTCCGTCCTTGCCGTCGTCGGCAGTTGGTTTGTAAACTTCGTTTGTTGAAGTTCTTTCAGGCTGGTGTGTTTCCACATCTTCCACGCCTAAATTAAAAATGTCGAATGAGTCGCTCATAATTTTCTTTTAGTTGTTTAATTGTTTAATAATGAAATACTTTAATTGTCTTTCAGTTCCTTATAGTTGTACAATATACAATAGTTTCAATTAAATGTTAAGATTGCTCCAGATGGCTCCTTCCATTCCCCGTCCTTTAGCTTAATCAGCCCTGATTTGTGTAGTAACTCTGATGCTTCCTTTTCAGTAAGCTGGTTCGCTGCCACCATTTTTTGTAGGATCGTATTGAGGCGAAGGTAATCTATAGTAATCAACATATCAATTAATACTTTGTTTATTATACTTATTATATATCTGAATTTCATTTTGTTTCTAGATTATATGTTAATAACTTTGTTTCAAAATAGTTGCCGAAATATTTTTTTATGTCAGATATTTTTCGTATATTAGTACTGTAATTAAAAACTAATAAACATGAGTAATCCACACTACGAACACCAATTAAAATTAGACGCTATGAAGAAACATACTAAATTATCGTCGAGAAACAAAACCCTTCTTTTGATGGGGGCTAAGGCTACTGGAAGCTTTCTAGAAGGTTATTATTATATAGAGGAAAGTTTATACATCGATGAGGCTAACTCGCTCCATTCGTTCTGTACATGGATTGATGACATCATCGGTGGCGCAGGTCCAGTTAATATTGATATGTTATGGCTAGGGTTTAAATACCCTGAAGTAGACAGATACTCTAGAGCATGTGTAGATATTAAGAAACAAATGGATGAAATTAAAGCTTACTGTTAACCAGAATATGGCTTTTCTTAGTTAATTAAAAAAAGATTGTAGATTTGTTGAACCTTTTTGAAACCTTTTCTGGGAACTAGCATATAAGTAATGTCTTTAAGCCAAAGCCAGATAAGGTTCTGGAAGTAAGCTTTAAGTCTGTAAGCAGAGACAAGTATCAGTTAAGGGCTTGAAGCAGAGACTTGGTTAGTTTGGCAAATTTTCCCCAAGTTGTGTGTACAGATAATGATTAAGAAACCAAGCGTCGACTAGATCATCAAAAGGCTTCGGCACTTTTTTAACCTCATCACCTATATCATTTACACAATACTTAAATAAAGAAGTCTTAGCTAACTCTGGACTCTCTACTATATTATTTAAGAAAGCAACCCAAAGAGCTAACTTATTCATATTCCCTTTACCAGCATGTTTCTTAATTGTAGTAGGTGCAACGGTCAGTAAATTTTTGACCTCGAGTCTATTAATCATTTGTTCTTTAAGGATTGCAGCTCCTGCTGCCATGTCAATCATATTATTAGTTCCCATCTTAGAACCGTATGACGTACCTTCGAATGCTATATGATAATCTTCTTCTGTGTTTGTTATGCCTAATATTAGATTAATTATATCGTCCGCAGTTTGGATATATCTTTTAATCTTTGCAAATTCGTTTTTAGAGTAATCACCTACTGAAGATTTCCAGTCAGGTTGGTGTACAAGAGTTACATCCGAGAACGTACTTATTTCTTCTTGTCTTTTTTGTTCAGCTTTTGTTCCTGAACCAGCTTTAATATAGGAGATAAAGTGATATTCATTCGTATCAGACTGCCAGACACAGATACCAGGGGAATTAAGCGAGAAGTCAACTGTAACTAAATTCAAATTAGATTCTTTTACCCATCGCAGCACCTAAAGCAGCACCGACTAATCTGGAGGTTAATAAATCGTAAAAGATACCTTTTTGAATACCTAGTACTTTACAAATAACTTTACCAACTGATTTACCTAAAGCAAATCCAGCTAAACCACCAAAGATAGAACCTAAAAGACCTTCATTCATAAAAGCTTCTTCTAATTTGTCTAATTCAAATGTACCATCTTCTTTTTGGTATTGTTGTACAAATTGCTCTAATGCAAAATCTACTTTATCTTCTAAGTCTTGCGACCATTCTTGTTGAAGCCCTTCTTGTAAAAGTTTCATATCAGTGTCAGTTAGCTTTTGCTCAACTAAGTACTGGTTAAATGTTTTAGTATCTTTCATAGTTTATATATCTTGTTAATCTATTTCTAATCTCAGGTCTAATTTATTATAGACAAATGTACATTCAAATGTAGCAAAGTCTGCTACGTTCTCAGCCATATTAAGATTTAATTCATTTATTGAATTCATAATGATTCCAGTAAATTCCATATATGCTACTGAAGCTCCTTCGGCATCTAATATTCTTAGAGTCATAGGATCTATATAAGCCTTTTTAGTAGACTTAGCATAATAATATAAAAGAGTGTCCATCATTATCCAATAGTTAATAAAACCATCTAATAATTGAAAGGTCACTGTAAATTCTCTTGTAATAGTATTTTGAATTGGCACTGAACCTCTATGATTTCTTATTGTACCATCATTATCTGATTGGGTAATTGGATCAAATGCTACACCCGGAATATTAAGACCTTGTATAGAATAATTTACAAAATCAATAGGTTCTGCTAAAAGTCCACCTGGAACTCTGTTTAAATACTTCTTGTATTTTTCAGAAACTTCCTTTGGTATAAACAATCTAGGGAACCTAAAGTCGTATGCGTTATTTCTGCTATTTAATATCATTATCCAATAGTAAATTTACCTTTAGTAATCATAGTTTCATCTGTGCCATTATCTATACTAATATAGAACGAGGTTGTTTTCATACCCCTAATGCTCCCGGCATTAGCTTTATTAATTTGGAATAAAACTTCACCTTTACCCATATCAATATCTTTATTATAGATGTGGTTAAATTTTAAGTCAGTAGTACCATCCTCAAATGTAAGAACAACTCTTTCGGCATTTTCAAATGAAATCATTTCAAAATCATCCCCTCTTTTCTTAGCTATTACAAATTTATAGTAAGATGCAAAAGGAGGTATACTAATAGATAAATCACCTTCATTTACAAAATCAGATGTATCAAACTCTTCAACATCTTTTCTAATTGGATTATCACCAGCTCCAACTAGATTTACTGTAGCTGAACTAGCAATTACATTATGTCTTTCGATAAATGCTGGAACTGTTTTAACAGACCTAGGTAAATTATCTGTAATAAATCCTGCAATAATTTTGTTAGTCGCTAGGTTAGGTAATACATTGTATACTTCTGTTAATACATTTGGGCTATCAATTTTAATTGATGATAATCTTTTACCGTATTTAGCAGCTTGATCTATTGTCAAACTAGCTCTTTTTACAATTTGAGTATTATCTGTTTGGTTGTATATTCTCATAGTTACTTCTATAGAAAAATTAACAGCAATATTAGCCTGATTAATTACAGGTCTAAACTTAATTGGAGTGTTAAAATCTTCATATTGAGTAAACTGAGAAGTGTATGATTTAATGTTAGCTGTACCTATTTGTTCAAATACATCAACATCGTATAGAACTACAATATCGTCAGACGAAGTTCGAATTCTATTTAAGATATGTCCTTCAAAATTATTAATTGAATTATCTTTCTCTCCGTAAATATTAAAGTAATCACCATCGGCTGCATCTTCTACAACTACGGTAAAGTCAGCAAATTCGTCTTCTCGAGAAACTGTAAATAAGTTTTCTTCTCCTGTATAAACATAATCAAATCCTTCGATCGTTCTAATAGAATCTAATAAAGCAAATCTAATTCCATAGTTTGCAGTTGGGTTTAAATCACTTGAACCTGGTGTTCCATCTCCATAAAACCTATCATCAAACTCAGAATTCTGATTTACTAATGTAGGTATTTTAAGATTAATATATTTTGACCACAAAGTCTCACCTAAAATAAAAGGCTTAGGGTTTGAAAATTCATAATTACTTGTATTAAGATATACAAGCTGTGTTAAATAGTTCTTAAGACCTGATGTTCTTTCTGCTGTAATTTCAAATAAGAAACCAGCCTTATTTCTTGCGGCAAAGCTAAATCCAGATTTTAAATGTAATCTAACTGAATCATAAACAATAAAATTAATATTAGCAGTAGCTTCTGTTTGATAATTTAAAAGATCGGCCTCATTACCACCTGCCCAACCTGGTGCATTATTAATATAATTATGCATTTCATAAGCTCCTGTAGAATCATAACCTAATAAAGCATATTTAGTAGAGTCGCTAGCATCTTGTACATCAACTGCATGATATCTACCTATTGTTTGATTAATATCATTTCCTGTTGCTTCATCCGGAGATGCAAAAAGAGGATTAGCTCTTGTGTCAACTATAATTTTACCACCTATTAAACCAGGATAACTATAAGATATTTTACCATTTATAGTAGGAGTAAATTCTCCAAGATTGGTAACTGATGAAAACGTGTAAATACCTAAAGCACCTGAGATTGCAAAATCAGCAGGATTAGCTAAGGCACTTAAATCAAATTTATATGTTTTACCACTTTGTAAAAGCAATGTTCTAGCTGCAAAGTTCTCAACCGCAATATAGCCTGAAATTTCAGTTACATCAAAGTTAACTACCGCACTACCTAATTCATTTATTAAATGTCTAGATTTATATGGATCTTGATCCACCGTATCTAAAAACATTACCTCACTACCGTTATCATCAACTTCGATTTTAAACTTCTCTAAATCGCCTTGATCGTGATAAATAAACTCTAAAAGTATATCTTCGTCTATTCTGAAATATCTACTTGACTGTGCCATGTTTTAAAATTGTAAAAATTTAGGTGACCAATAAAGACCTACTCCAATTGAAGGGCCTGTACTAATTACTTGGTTATTATTTAGATTAACACCATATCCAACTCCAAATCCAACTAGCCATCTAGATTTCTTTTGGTCTTTTCTGTTTAATCTGCTATTAACTAAATTGATATTTTCAATATCTTTAATCTCTAATCCAGGATATCCAGTTGATAGCTTTAATCTATCAGCACCATCTACATTTTCAATTGCTGCCATCAGGCTTAGAGTTTGTTTTAATTCAAACTTAGTTTCTAATACTTTAAATTGTTCAAATTCATATTTAAAAGTAGAGAATCCAGTTAGTTCTCTAGAGTTACCATCACCAAAATCTTCTGACGATGCAAATGTAACTTTAGTAGTTGTCGTGTCAATAGCCTCGGTTGTAGTAGTTACATCTAAACTATCTGTAATTTCTAAGTTAGCAGATATTAATGAATTAACTTCTTTTAAGTCATCATTAAGTGCTAACGCTTTCTTATACTTGTTGGTCAACTTAGCTTGGCTAGATTCTAGGTTTGATAAATCAAACTCATAAGATCTAATCTGAGCAAGTTGATCTCCGTTATCATTTCTTAGTATTGTAACAGAGTCTTGAGCAGCCTTAAAGTTATTAAGTTGTCTACCAGCATCTTCTTGTGCTAATTTTACATCTTGTTTTAAGTTCTCAATACTATTACATTGTTTAAGAAAAAATAAACACAAAAGAGCTCCAGCAACGAATGTTACTAGAGTTCTATTTGAAAGTATGTCTTTAATTTTTGTTATCATAATTTATTATTTTGGTGCGCCAGGAATATTGTGCCATACAATACCATCTGCTATATAAATATCTTGATCTTCAACTCCTACCGAATATGTAGCAAAATCTACTTCCGGAGTTACAATTTCAATATTAGTAACCTCAGTCCAAGCACCGTTAATATAGAACGAATCACCGTTAACTACACTTCCAGCTTTCTTGAAAGAAATACTACCATCAGCCGTTTTTGTTAAAACTGGATGTTCGTGTGTAACCTTAGATAAATCATTATTAAAGTTAATATATTTATTATATGTACCCTCGTTTACAAAAGTTACAGTTGTTGTGCTTTCAACAGCAGTCCATCCTTCTGCATTTGCAGTATAAGAGCTTGGCGGTTGTTCGTTTTCATTAGTTCCAAGACCTGTAATGCTATATGATTTCAATACATCACCAACTTCTAGATCTTCAATTAATTTAGTTGTACCATCAGCTAAATGCATTACGGTACCTGCAAGGTGACACCACGCTGCTAGTACTACCCACATACCTGTAACCGAACCTGATGCTAAAGTACCACCCCATGCGGATCCGTCAAATATAACCTCTGTTCCGTTATTATTACCGCCTTGTTGTCCTGCGCTTTCCGTCCCATCATTTTCGAACCAGAATTTTGCAAAACCTGAACCACCTGTATGTGGATCTGAGCCGTTAGTTCCGGAACTCGCACTTTGTGCCCCTATAAGAGAATCAGAGACATATACGTATGAATTAGCTGAATCTAATTGGGTCCAATTGTACCAGTTAAAGTCACTGGTAGACGCAGATCCACCTGTAAGTGGAGGACCTTGTACGCCGGAATTAACATCTTGCCAAGTAAATTCTTGGATGTTATATCCAGAGGTAAAATCATCCTGGTCTTCCCATCCAAAATAATTTTGTGAGCTTCCTGTTCCAGGCGTTAGCCATGAAAATGTAAACTCTTCAACAGGTAGTGAACCTGCAACAGTCACTGGTATAGTTTCGTTCTGGCCTTGGTTAACATATTGTAGTGCAAACCTGACCCAATCACCATTAGGCCCCATTGTTGGGTTAGGAGCTACTGTACCTCCAAAAACAGTAACGGTTACCTCATTAGTATTTGTAAATGCTACATGCCCTTGCTCTTTTACTACATATAAGTATGCAGATTGAGTAGTACCAGATATACCCGGTATTGAGACTAGGGAACTAACCGGAGACGCTCCGTTCATATTGTCATCTAATACTGCACCTGTAAAGTTATCAGTTAAATTCCAAGTTGTTGTATATTCAGGCGCGCTTGATCCAACTGCAGGGTCTACACATGTAAATGCATTCCCTGAATTACTAAATCCACTAGGAACATTAAAGGCAAGAGTATAATTACTAGCTCCAGCAGCATAATACCCTGGAGTTACAGAAGCTGGTTGTATAGGAACGCCGTTCCATGTTAGAGTAAAGGTTACTGCTTCACCAATAATACCATTATCAACTTCAGCTACTAAACCTGCAGTGTTACAATCAAATGTTGCTGTTCCATTTACGTTTTCAACCTGACATGTAACAGTACTACCTTCGTTATCCCAAACACCACCGGTTGGAACTTGAACTACTACATCATAAGTGTTTACGCCTGCTACATAATTTGCAGGTGAAACTGAAATTACAGTTCCCGCATCAGCAGTTGCTGTTATCGGATCGTTAACTACACCATCAGCTATTTCTACTTCTGCATCATCACATTCAAAATCTGGTAAAGCAGTATATGAAGAAGATTGTGTTACACTTATAGTTTCAGTAATTGTATTACCTGCATTTGTATATCCTGTAGGAACTAAAATTGAAAGAACTAAACTAAGTGTATTAGAACCCGCTGTAGTATTTGGCGGGAACGAAGCCGGAGCTGAAGTCACATTACTAGAGTTTCCTTGATCAATATTTACTGTTCCAGCTGGATTAACACTTGCAGAGCCTGTCCAATTTGAATAAGCAAAGTTAGAGATAACACTTCCATCAGGTCCTAAGACTAAATCAGAATCATCATCCATTGATATTGTATTACTAGAACCGCCACTACCACATGATCCGTTTAATGGTGCCATACAAAATTCTAACCATGATCCATCAATGAATCCTTCGAATTTATTACCACCTGGGTTATATCTTACCATACCGTCAGTACCAACTACACTTGTATCGAAATTATCTAACGTTAATGTTGTTGCTACTACTGTAGGAACATTAATTTGAAATCTAACATCTGGTGCATTACCGGATATCGGTGCAACAGAAGTAAGATTATATCTAACGTAATTAGGATCTGATACTACATCTTCAGAACTAATTAATATTTTATTATTTGCATCATGCCATAAAGTAATATAGCCATCAACAATTGTATCAGTAAAAAAGTCATAGTGTCTACCAACATTCAAAGTAGATCTTAAACTTAAATCACCGTCATTTGCATTTGAACCAATATCTTCAAAAGAACTATCACCTAACCAAATTACTGGAGTTTCCTTATCATCGCCTCTCTTAGGCTTTAATACAGTAACGTTGTTTACCCCGTCATTTGAGTTTAAATCGATCTGTATCTTTTTCCACGGGCTAGTAGTCTCACCAGAGTCTCCTTTAGCACCTTTATTACCCTGGTCACCCTGTGGTCCAGTTTGACCAACAACGCCTTGTGTACCTTTACCACCTTTAGGGCCTTCTGGTCCACCGCCATTAGCAACAATCTGATCAAAATTATAGTTAATCTTATCAAACTTGATAATATCAGAGTCGCTTGGGTGTAATATTTCTTGAATGTTAATTACCGGCATTTCTTATTATGACTTTATTTTTACCATAGGTCTAACTTCGTAAGAGTAGCCTAATCTTTTATTATATATCAACCTAAAATTAAGAGGCTGTTGTTCGTGTGATTTAAACGTAAAGTTTATATCATTAGAGAATGCTCCATCGTCTAAATTATCAATGCTGTCTGTTGATAAAATTTCAGAGAATTGACCCTTTCTTCTACTTGTGTATAATTTTATTTGATCTAAATTAAATGTATTAAGTAGGTTGTTTTCAACGTATAATAACGCATCATCTTTAGTTGTTGTTTTGTCACCTGCAGAATTAACAGCAGTTACAAATTTATTTATTGAATTTAGTACACCATCTGAAGATAATAACTTCTTAAGCGTCGATGTAATATAAAAATCCATATAAATGTAATCCTTATTTTCAAATGATACTACATCATACTTTTCATCACCGTTAGCTAAAATTCGATCTTGCTGTTCTTGTGTTTTAGTAGCATACGAAGTAAAGTTAGTAATATTATATGAATCTTTTATCTTCATAATAGTAGAGCCTAAATAAGATCTTTCTTCTTTAGTTTCAAAAGTACCAGGTACTTGTTCAAATAAACCACCGGACAAACTTCTAGTATAATAGTTTTTATCCCAAGAAGACTTAAATACATTTATATCTTTTTTGTCTATTGTAACCTCACCGATTAAAGGATAAAGAGGTAATTTATCAGTAGACTCAGATAGTTTAGTTACTGCCGCAGCATTAGTTTCATTTACTTTTCTGTAAAAATGATTTTTAATAATACCCCATCCATTATCATGTATGTTACGATCTTGTATGTAACCTAAGTTAAATGAAGTTCCACATCTATTATATTTCTTATAGTAATCTCTAGCCAATTCAACTTCTTTAGCATTTGTTAATGAATGCTTATACATTGATTCTTCAAATAAGATTTCAGTTGGGTTAGCAGTAGACTGTAAAGTGTTTGTTTTAAAATGAGTATATGTGTCAGTAAAAGTTACAATCGGATTTGTTGATATTGTATAATCACCATTATGTCTAACTAAGAATGGATAATATGTATCACTTACAGATAATTCGTAACCTATTGTACCTTGTTTTAATTTAAACGTTTTAGGCTTTTCTTCGTCTGACACTGTAACTAACATAGATTGTTTAATTACTTCTACTCCACTTTCGAATTGAATTTCAAATCTATTAGAATTAATAGCACCATCAATCTCAACTGTTGTATATTTAATTGAACCATCATTATTCTTTAATAAATCAGACACCGCTGATACTGACAGACTGCCTAAGATCGAAGTGAAGGCATTTTTACCCCCGCCTTTATATACATAAGTAGCAGACGTTTGAAGATAACCAGCAATATTAGAAACATTAACCGGGTTGCCGTTTAAATCAACAGGGGCTGATGTTAAAGTAAGTTGAGCTTGGTCATCAATAGATGCAATCTTTAATTTAAAAGTAACAGGACCACTCGAGTCTTGCACCGTTACATATATGTTTCCAAATACTTCATTTTCATCTGGATTAATTTGATCTAAGAATTGAGGTAATCCCCCATCAACATGATCTATTCCACTCGCTATTAAATAATCAGCAGCAGTTGGATCTGTAAAATTAATGTCATTCAGATTTAAAGCTCCGCTTATAGCAACGTCAGAATAACTAAAGTTTTCTGTCTCATGGTTCCATACAAAGCTGTGATTCATTTCATATAATAGTTTCCTATTTAAAGCACCATCAATCCATAAATCATCCATAGATATTGTAATTAAAAATACAACAAATTCAAACTCCTTATTTTGAATAACTTCATATTCAATGTCGTTCGTAGCTTGTCCACCTCTAACCATAACTAAAGTACTAAACTTATAGCCATTAAATTCAGAAGATTTCACAAAATCATTAGTTGTAATATTTTCAAATTCTTTTCTATTCTTAAAAGAAACTTTAATACCTTTAAATAAAGTACTACCAAACGATGCGTCGTTACCGCCTGAAACATTTGTATATTTCTTTTGTAAATTTGTTTTAATAAAAGATTTAATACCGTTACTATCAGTTTTCTCAAAACCTTCAGTTACCATAAATCTATCAAAGTAATTATATGAAGTGCTCTTAAAGTGAGATGCATTTAATTCAAAACCTTCTAAGAAGTTTACATAACTAAACGTATCATTAAGCTGATCGTATTTTAAATATTTTGGTACATTATCTAAATAAAACCACTCATGTGTCATACCTAGTCTATCTCTACCTTCAGCATCAAAATCTGGTGAGAAGTTAGTTCTTCCAAATGCTTCGTTTGAGTTTAAATGATAACCCTCTTCTCTTACAGTCGTACCATCTTTTAATACCCACTTGTTAATATTAGGAGTTACTCTAGATCTTACTGCAAATTGCTTAAGATTATTTTCTTGTAATCTATCATATTCACTCCATAGTTTAGATTCGTTATATGAATCCAATCCTTCTTCTGGTAAAATACCTCCAATACCAGTAAAGTAATTAACAGGCTCATCTTCAAATTCACTATCGAAAACGGTTAATGTGTTAGTAGTACTTTGTTGAGGTTCATAATTAATATTAGCCGGAGTTTCAAATTCTAATTCTTTTAGATCTGAATTTGATATATCATAAAAATCAAAATCCATATCATGAATATCGTACGCTGAAAATAAACCAATCCTAGCAACATTATCTGCATATACATTTTGCTCTCCAGAAGCTAAAGTGTTTATGTCTTCTAAAATAATTTTATTGTATATAGTATCAGCTCTTTCTATATCTTCCACTATATCAATAACTTTGTTGTACACATTGTCTGAATTTGTAGCAATTAAATCACCAACATTAATGTCAGCAACAGAATCTTTAGTTACTAATATAGATTTCCCAGCAGAATTACCGCCGTTCATATAGTACACTTGATTTACATTAAATATAACATCGCTTAAATTAAGCAATCCATTTGTATTAGCATTTGTTATAGAATCTCTATTGTTTACATCTAAGAAAACAGCAGAGTTTGCATTAGGAATTAAAATACCTGATTGTAATCTTCTATAACCTTTAATATTTGATTTGACATAAAAGTAATCAGCACCATCTTCAATAATAGCCGTAAAATCAATAGGACTATTATTAACACATTCCGTAATTGCTTTAGCAATATCAGCAAAGTTACCTTGAGATGAGAACGAAGTGCTCTCGTATGTACCTGATGGTAAAACTGGCGAAGCAAAGAATGTTGAATTATCTAATTTAACGCTTGTTTGAATTTCAGACACTTTAGCGATTGTACTTGAAGTTAAAGGAACCGTAGCTTCAAAAGATATTTCTAAATCTGAAAGAGTTGCATACTTATCTGTAATATAAATAGTTTTATCTATATCAGATCTTTCTATTTTAATACCAGCACTATTACCGTCTGGGTATAAGTTTTGAATAGTATCAAATGTATCTGAAAGAGTTGTTCCCGTAGCTATTACGTGTTCAATTGGAGTACCTCCTTGTATATTTAGCTTTAACTTCCAGCCTTCACCTGCAATATGTCTTAAGAATTTAATAGAATATGCAGATTCTTTAGAATCAAAAATTACAAATCTATCATTAGATTGTGGAATTCCAGTTACCTGTACTTTATTAAAATCAAAACCTGCTGAATCTTCTTTAATAACATCTATAGAGTTACCATTAGCAGCTAGTTTTATTTCAGAAGAAATACTATTATCACTATCTTCTACAATTACATTTAAACTGCTAGTCTCATAAGCAGCCCTAGATGATATTTTATAGAATGTATCACTTACCGCAACATAACCTAAAGTTGGAGTTCCGGAAATATGTTTGAATGAAGGTATTGCAGATTCTGGAGAGTCATTAATATCAGAGCTTAAAGTCTTAAATATAATGTTTCCATTTTCTGCTGTAGATATACTACCACTTCCTGAATCAATATCGTTTACATAAAGTCCAAAATATCTATTAATAGAATAATCAGAAGCGCTGTTATCATCAAATAAGAATTCTAAATTAATAAGATTTGCACATGCTAAGTTGTTTCTTTGAAAGCCATCACTAATAATTTGATTACTAGCAATTAATGGACTATCATTTCTTACAAAATCTTGATATAAAAATTCAGGCTTTGATGCAAATCCGCCTTTAACTAAATCAATACCTCTGAAATTTGATTTCTCACCTTTAGCAAAATTAAATTGTATTGGCGATTTAGGGAATGCTTCTGCATTAACGTGATTTCTAATATATTTACCTAAAGAAGATTCTGAAGTTAAATCAAATGTCTTAACAATCTCAGAGTGTTTAAGTATATCTTGTATGTTTTCTAAATTAGATCTATCGTCAAAATCTAATTCTCCAACTGGATCGTTAACTCTAAATACTACAAATTTCTTAGGAACTTCTTTATCCAACCAGATTGGAGCTAACATTCTAAAATCTTCATCATGAATTTTAGAGTAATTATATGTAGTACCATAATGATACACTTCTTCTATTTGCTTATTGAAACTATCTTGAACTGAATAGTCAGAATAATCTGATCTCGTAGCAAACATTATATCTCCTGGCGTGTAGTTAGACTTATAGAATCTCTGTAAATCATAAGACCATTTACCTGTAGCATTAAGTTCCCATTTTTTATATTCAATAGATGCTAATTCTTTTGTAGCATCAATTGATTCAATAAAGATCTTATTAGAACTATTAGCAACTAATTTTGCATTAGTAGATAATTTAGGGTTTGTTCTTAACAATGGTTTAGAAACGTTATCCAACGTGTAGTTTGTTTCTAAATCAAAATTAGGTAAATTTCTATTTGTAATTATTGCATTATCAAGCGTTGGAAATGTATAAGATAGCCATGTTCCAGTTTCTGAATCACACAAATAACAAATGCTTCCATTTGCACTACTTTCTACAATATCTTGTTGATATAATACCGTTGAGTTACTACCAAATCCTAAATCAACCGGGTTGATAGATATTGGTTTTAAGTCAACATCTAAATTTTGTTGATATGTTCCTATTTCAACTTCTAACTTGTCAATTGCATCTTCAATGTTAGTTGCTATAATTCTATTAATATAGGTATAACAATTACCATCTACTTTAATTTGCGCACGTTCTCCTAAGTTTAAAACATCTGAAGTTCTAAGAGTTTTAATGAAATCTAAAATATAAGAAACATCATCTCCGGATTCTGATGCAAAATGTAAACCATCTATTACATATAATGGGAAATAAGGCTGGGTTCCAGTAGTTAATCCCGGATCTAATTGAGCTTCACATCCATAAAAAACATAATACATCGATTTAGAAGAATCGCTTTCTAGCCCAATCGTAGTATCATTTGGTGGTCCTATAATAGGCAAATCTAAAAGAGGCCTTACGTAATCGGCGTTTGGCAAACCAATGCCGTCACCACAACCTCCTAATATAGAGCCTACGTTTGCAATTTCCAATACATTGTCTGAATCAAAACCGTACCACCTGGTCGATCCTGCATATCCAGTTGCATTATCATTATCCCATACTACGAAACCTCCTGTGGTAGCGTCTAATATCACTGAACTAGGCTGTAATAGTGTATAATCTAGAACAGTAGCTCCTCCTTGTGTAGCAAAGACTCTAACTTGTTTTTGGGCTAATTGTAATAATGTATAATCAGGTGATGTTCCATTAGGATCTGGTATACCATTACCATCTAATCTTGGAGATCTATACCATATAATTATGTCATCAAATAATGTATTAACATCTGCCCATGTTTGGTAAGTTCCGAATACATTACATACCGACCCAATATCTGTTGGATCTGGCGTAAACCATTTTACAGAAAGCCATTTAGTATCATATACTGTTGCAGGAACACATTCAAATAAATTTGGATCAGGTGCACCAGACACTCCATTTGCTAGCCAAATGCCGGCGTCGACAATATAGTATTGTAATGGACTTTGTTGTAACGCAGTATCTGTATATGAACCGCTCGGTGCTAATTGTTCTGATGGCGCAGTAGATCCTGAATAAGAATTTGCTACAGCTTCACTTGAAAACAATTGACCATTTGCCGCAACAACGTCTGATAGTGTAGTGTTAAAACCACCACTATTAAGTTCTCCAATATTTTGCCAAACCTCAACTTCAACCACAGACGACTCATTATCACATAATGGACCATAGTTTTCTTCATAAGATACTAGTATTGGCCATGCGCTACCAGTCGTAACATTACAGTTTACAATTTCTTCAAGAGTTGCCCCAGAAGATATCTTTATAGCTCTTACTGTGTTGTTTGCAGTTTCTTCAGCAGAAAGCCATGGCGATCCTGCACTAAAAAAATTAACAGGTACTGTTAGAGCTTGATCTTGGTATAGTTGATAACCCGGTCCTATTGGTAAATCCGATAAGAACGTTGAAAAAGCAGCTAAATTTGTATTAGCACTAGTATCATACCAGTATTCTAATGGACCTCTAGTTAAATTACAAACAGTAGTGCTTGAGTTTCCAAAATTAGAAACCAATACTTTTCTAGAAGCAGCTGCAGATGATTCAAAAGTAAATGTTATATTTTCACTAGCATCATATCCTCCGTAAAAATCTACTACTTTAAGAGTTACACTAATACTATTAGAGACTGCCGTTGCTGTCACCGAAAGTATTCCGGTAAATGTGTTATATGCTGCATTAATTGGACCCGATTGACTCTCGATTGAGACTGTTACATCATGATTTTCAGCATCATTTGTTGTAATTGCAGCACTCTCCCATTCCATACCAACTGCCATTGATATTGTACTAGGAGGTGATATTGTAAACGTAGGAGCAGCATTACTAGGAGTTAGTACCTGTATTTGTATTTGACCTATATCAGTTAAACCATACTCATCCGTTGCTCTAAAATAAAATACTTCAGTTTGTGATGAATCATTTGGGGTAAGATCTACACTTGTTGTATACGTAAAACCCTCTGTAATATTTGGAGTTGGAGCAATAGCTCCCGCTTGTAAGTTTTGGTTTATCTGAGCAAGTGTTATTACATTACTTCCGTTCTGGTCATCAACCCAATCGTATGTTACAGTTGGAGTATTCTCATCAGTTGCCGTTCTTTGAAATGATGTTGTATTACCATTTTGCCCCTGTAATGAAACACTAACAGGATTTGCACTTGGTGCTACGTTAGCAGGATCATTAACTGTAATTTCTACTTCCGCAGCGAACAGTTGTTCTTGCCCGTTTGAATCTTCCGCTTTATAGAAAAAAGCATCTGTGTTTCCACCTGCAAATGAATTATTTGGGTAATATCTAATTTTTAAGGGATCTGCGCCCGTAATTGTAGTAGGGGTTGTTGTAATATCAACTCCCTGTAATGTTTTAAGCGTTCCATTCGCAGGAAGCGCTGTTATGTTTATTGTATAACTTTCTGATTCAGGCTCTGTAACATGCTGTGAAAAATCTATTTCCTTAAATGAACTGCCATCTCCGGCATTCACCATATTAGTAATTACATTATTACTGACCGGTGGTAGATTAACACTACTATCAGTAATAGTAACTGTTACAGTACTGTTTCCAGTGTTTGTCACACCGTTAACATCAGCAGCATCTAATACTAATTCAAGAATTTCATCACCTTCATTAAAAGAAATGTCTTCTGCAATACTAAAACTTTGAGACCAATTACCCGAAGAAAAAGTTCCGGAAGCTACCCAATTGGCTGGGACCACTAAATCGTTGGCATCTATTGTAGTATTAGCACCAAGAGTCCAGCCTATACTATCAAGTGTTCCTCCTGATGGGTCTGCATTTACTACAAAATTTACTGTAGTTCCCTCATTTGTTGATGAAATATTACCGGCAGTTTCTAAAACATAAATAGGATCTGGGGGAAGTGTCGTAGTCGTAGTTACAGGCGATTGGACGACACCTACATCACTAATCTGTACTACATAGCCAACAGTATTTATAGAGTACCACCAGTAATCATCACCTCCAACTACTTCGTTACCCGTAGTTAAGCCTGCATCTGTAAATAATACGTCGCCAGCTTCTAGATCTGTGCTACTTCCTTGTGCCGCCTCGTCAAAGTGATATGTTATAGTATTTACACTTCCAGGTCCGTTTGTCCAAGCACCCGCTTCTGTTGTGTACCCACTATTATGAAATATAATTTGTGCCATTCAGTTTTATCTTATTTATAGAGATCTTTCGTCTCTATTATATATCAAGATTATTATCTAACTAAATGAAGGATAGCTATTGTACTATGTTTCTACCGTTGGACTGAGTATACCATACTTGTCCAGTTACCGGTAGCGATCTAGTCAATCTAGCAGCTTTAATAGAATTTAAGTTTTTACCTTTAGGGCTGTATTTAGCAAACACTTCTAAGTCAAATGAAAACTGTTCATCATACTTGTCGAAAATATCTAAGCCAATCTTTTTAGTATATGTTAAGTTACTATAAGCTAATCTAGCAAATCCTCCAATTCTACCAGTATCTAAATCTTCATTATTTCCAAAGTAATCTGTCATTCTATATTGGAAAACAATGTCTATTGAAACTGCGTTAGATTCATTATCTTTTTTAGGGTTAATTGATTTTTTACTTCTTCTAGTATCACCACCAACTTTTAAAGTATTAACATTAATTGGAGACATGAATAGAAATGCACCACAAGATCTACCACCTAATAAATATTGGTCACTTTCTTCAAATGACATTTTAATAGGTCTTCCTAGCGGATCGTTTGGCGTAATAGCACTTAAACCTCTACCATTATGGTATGCTGTTTGTTGTTTTGATTTCTTAACATCTAATAAAGAATTGTAACCAAAGAAACTAAATAAAGTTGCTCCTGTAGCAATACTTGCAGTTTTTGGCATAGAAACAACCATGGCCTTACGTGCATTATCTACATTAAAAGAACCTGCATCATTAGCATCTTCCCATAAATTCTCTATAACAGGATGATCTTTATGCATATACAAACCTCTATTGTATTGGTATAAACCTATATCTCCTATGCTTGTTCTACTAGCTTTTGTTTCGTCCCATATTTCAGATGAGCCATAAACAGTTGATCCAGCACCGGCTTCAAAATCACCAGCCCAAATAAAATCGTTTACACCATTAGTAACTGTTAATGTAGTACCTGAATTGTAACTCATTTCATGTTCGTAATCTGTAATATCGTCACCGCTAGCAGTTTCAACTGGTTCAATAACATAATGTGGATTTTGATTAGCAACATCCATAAATCTACTATAAACAAATTGACCTCTTCTCTGTGCTGATTGATATGGAGCATCTCCAGATTCTTCAACATTCGATGTATCTACATTTTGATATAAAATAGGTGATAAATCATATTTACCTTCTGTTAAGTAATACGTATCATTTTCTACTTTTCTATCTTTAGCATCTGCATTATTATCATTCGTTTCAATACCGAAGCCGTTTGTAGACTCGGTTGAATTAGAATCAGAAGATCTATATGCAGCTTTTTCTCTATCTCCAACAAGTCTAGTAATTAATTCTAATTTAGTTGCTTTACTATTTTCTAGTTGTAACTTAAATGTTTTGTTTACAATAGCTCCTTTTCTAATAGTTAAATCAGCAACCTCATCTCTATAATATCCTCCAAACAATTGGACTGTTTGATTATTACTTACGTTTGTAACTGTACCATCTTCTGAAACAAGCTTAACAATAAGTTCTCCAACTTCAGCTTCAACACTACCTTTAAGAGCTGCAATCTGAGCTTCGAGTTCCGCAATCTTGTCATATACAGAAATTGGCTTTTGTTCTGGGGATAAGAATCCAGATGCAATATTAGTTGCAATGTGAGCATAATAACTTTCGTTAGCTGTAAAAGAATCTCCAACGTGAGTGTAAATACCTTGAGCATTTAATTCTTCCGTCATTCTTACTCTAGCTAATTCAGCTAGGTTAGCTTCAACTGTTGCAGCAATATCTGTTGTGTCTATTTCTGCTTCTGGGAATCCAACCGTCATAGGCTCTGACCAATCAGACATAATAGGGTTTTGAGGATAACCTGCTTCTGAAATAGATTTAACTCTAATTTCTACAGTTTCACCCTGACTAATTGGAATATCTAATTGATTAAAGTTAATCTCTTGACCATCTTCAACTTTAGGGTTTTGCCATGTAAATTTAGTAGCAACGCTTCCGTCGGCTGCAACTGTTTTTAATCTAGGTCTTACTTTAGTTTTATATTCGTTCCAATTTGAAAATACCGCTGTCTTTTCTCTAGCGCCATCTTTAAATTTAAGTTGAGAAGCTTCACCTGATTTACCAGATGTAGATAAGTATCTATATGATACGATAAATTGTACAACTTCTTGATCGGCAGTATCTGCAACCTGTTTAGCTGTAGGAGTAGCCCAAAAACCTCTAATTCTATATTTAGCTTTTATGTTCTTAACATTAGAACTAGAAGAAATACTTTGAATCTGATTTACTACTGAATTAAAAAGTTTTGCTTCAGAAGTTCTTTCTTGAATTAATGAAGATAATTCAGATCTATCTTTATCTCTCTGCACTTTAGATTCGTACTTCTTAGTAGAAATCTCTTCACGCTTTTTAGAAATTGTAGAATCTAATTTCTTAACCGCCTCATCAACTGTAATTTTATCAGCTGATAATTTAGAAATTTTATCTTTAGAATCATTAGCAGTTAAATGCTTATTAATAGCTACTACTTTAAAGTTCTCACCATCTAATACTGGAGCATCAGGTGTAACACCGCTTGCTGCAGGAGGAATTGAATCCACTTTAAGAGCTTCAATCATTCTACTGAAATCTGCTACGTTATCTTTATAGTACTCAGCTAGGGTGATTTGAACACCATCATCTTGAGTAATTAATAATTCGTTTGTGTAATAACCAACACCAGGTGACCAGTTCTCAGCTAATAGCTTTGATTCTGGATCTATTGCTTTCATAAACATTAAGACTCTCTCGTTGAATCCACATGGTACCTCAATCTTTAAGTTATTATCTTCGCTCTTATAGATACCAACTATGCCTACTCCGTTTACTCCAATTTTAATTGGCTCATAGCCCTCAATCAATCTAAGCTCAACCTGTCTAGCTGAAGAATCCAGCTTGTCAATTACATATCTTGTATTTCTAGATCCACCATTAACCATTAATTCATCTCCAACGGTTAGTAATTCAGTCTGATCTAAATCTTTAGTTTTATCAGAATATGTTAATTTATCTAATGTATATAATTTAATAGCTTGTTTTGTAGTAACTCCATCAACTAAAACTTCTCTTTGAGAATTTGAAATTGATATAACATCAAACTTACCAGTGTATTGACCAGTTCTATATGGCATATCTCTTAACTCTTCGTCAACGATATATGCAATATTATTATTAACAACATCATTAAGTACTGTTAAGTAATTTAAGTTCTCTTGGTTTCTATAATTGTCATTAAAGAAGTTAACCGCAACATCATTCGTTGAATCAAATATAATTCTTTTAACTAAAACTCTTTCAGTATCATTTGGAACTTGTCCACTAACATCAAACGCAGTTTTAAGCATTGGATTTAAGAAATCTTCTGCAAAATAGTTTGGAGATGTTGTAAATAGTACAGGTTTAGAAACTGCTGTAAGGTCGTTTGCTGGAGTTTTAAGAGAAGATGTAATAATATTTTGATAAGTTCCATCTGGTAACTTAATCTTAGTTGTACCTTTACCTAATCCTGTCAGAGCTTTAAGATTAGTATCTAATCTTTGCAACTCTTTTTGCATAAATCCAAATCCGGGAATAGACACTATTTTAGTGCCCTCGTCAGTAAGTATTTCTAATGGAATACTTTTTTGCTCGGTTGTAACTGCTTCGTTAATTCTTTCAAAAGTTTTTAACGAGTTAGTATTAAGCTCTAAGAGCTTTTTTAAAGAGTTAGAAATAGAGTTGTTTGTGTTCATATTATCTTAAAATATCTGCTTCAAATACATAATTAGATGGATCCATACATACAATTTCAATATAAGGAGTTGTCGTTATCAACTGCGATGGGTCGATATTAACAACTGCTTGATTAAAACCTGTAGAAGTACTTGTCCAAATTTTTATATTATTTCCGTTAATGTCAATGTTATCCAGTGCGACTCTAAATATTTGTCCTTTAGTCCAACCTATCGTAGAATCATCAATGTATATATTAAGATTTCCATTGAAGGGTTGGGCGTCGATTAAGTTTTTTAAACTTAATCTATTTGAGAACGAAACTAGTTTAGACCAAACACCATAAGTGTTTGCAAACGTTGGGTTAAATATGTTCCCTGATGTCAATTGACCAGATATTGTTTTAGCAGCAATATCCCATCTAAACACGTCAGAGATAGCATAACCATCGACGGTGTTATTTACTTTTATCTTTCCTGCAATAGATTTATCAACAGTTGTACCTTTACCTGCAAAAATTACATCTGTATTATACTGTAATTCTACTGGTATCGTACCATCTATTAACGAATTGATTTTTCCATGTGCATTATTTACAAGCGCTAACAAAGAGTTTGAATCTTGTAATTGTAGAGAAGAAGCTGTAAAATTATCTTCTAGCTCTATTATTCTTTTTTCTAAAGCAGCTGCTTTCGCAGTAGCTAATATTACATTCTCTAAACTATCTAATCTATCTACGACTTTACCATATCTATTATTTGCTTGCAATAATAAATCTGTTGCATTTTCTAATGCAGTAGTAGTGTCCATAAAAAGGTCCATTGAGAATGTAGTAAAATCATTTACACTTGTCTCAACACCTACATTATCTAGAGATGAATTAAATTTAAGATTTAACTTTAATGAATAAGCATTACCGTTTAAACCTGTAACTTCATTAGGCTTAAATTTAATTTGTTCATGTATTTTTGTACCAGGTCCAGAAGTATCTTGAATATCATCTAAGATTAAGATACCATATAGGTTGGTAGATCTATTTGCTGGAATTGACTGACTATATAAATCATAGTAAACTAGAACGGCATTAAATCTAAATTGTTGTCCAGTCTTAGCAAAGTCTAATAGCGACTTTACATCAGGGTTATTCTGAATTCCTGCATAAGAAGCAGTGTCCCAATCAATAACAACTGAATCCGTAGCGTTTGTTGCGATATCATAATAAGCACCTGAATTAACTGACCATTCGTCTACGACTGGTGCAAGATTAACATTAGGATCTGGGTGTGTTTGTCCCTCTCTTCCTTCAATGTTAGCAGCTTCGCTATCTGTTGGGTATAATTTTGTAGCAGTTGTGTTATACTCCTGTGGCTTAAATAAAACTAATGGAGAGTAACCTACTGATGTTGGTACATTAATGTAAACTTCATGATATGTATTACCTTGATAAGCCACATCATTTTCTGCATCAATGCTACCTAAATACTTTACTACTCTATCATAATTAGCACCACCTAAAATAGCATTATTATTTTCAGCGTAGGCTCCTGTTGTAGATTCGTTAGAATCTGTAGGTCTAAGCTTTATTGCTCCTAATGCAGACATCCATTTAAAGAATATCTTCTCAGCATCTGAAGCTAAAATAATTGGATCGTAATCATCATCATGTAGTAGAATCTCTTCCATGTTTAACGCATAGTTCTGAAAAGTCTGTGCGAAATCAACGTTAGGTGGACCTGCTACATAATCTTGTCCAGAAGCTTGCTTTAAGTTCAGACCAAAGTCTATGGTATTAGAGCCGCTATTAGAATCTGTAAAATCTGGTAAGTCTAGTAAAGCGTATTTACTAAATTCAAATTTTAAATCAGAACTATTAAACGCCCTAGTCATGTCCCTTGCCGATGAAGCAAAAGCATACATTGTGCCACCCTGAGGCTGCGGTATTCTAACTAAAGGAGTTGCCATCTATTAGGTTTTAATTTAATTCTTTTAAGATATAGTACAAGCGAATGCGCTGATAATATACCATTTGTTTTCAAAACATCTTAACGTTATCGTTGAGTTTAATCCAGTTAATTCAATGCTAGTTGCACCAAGTGTTACACCTGACGCAGGGTTCACAGCATAAGCTGCGGCACCGACATTAATTAGAGTTGCCTCTGTTCCATCAACTGCTTGGGGAATTGTAAATATCCCATTAATAAAGTATGATCCTTTTGTAATTGCGGATGGTGCTAAATCTGATGCTGGAACTGCTGCGGTTCCTGCTACACCTGTTTTAGCTATCCTAGCACCAAGTGATACGTTGTTAGAGAATGCTGCTGCAGTACTAACGGCCATACCTGATGTGTTTACTACTAAAAGATTCGTACCATCATTAACTGTTAATGAAGCTGTAGTTGCACTAGCTAATCCACTTATTACCGAAGTAGTAGGATTTAATAATGCAATCACAGAAGCTAACTCATCGTTTAATAACTCAAAGTTACTGTTAATAGTTGGTCTTGAAGACGATACCGAGTCGGTACCTAAAATTTCTGTAATGTTTGCCATTTTAGTTTATTTTACTTTTATCATGTTACGTCTTATGACGTTTTTGTTATTATATGTATCTTCCGCTTCAAGTTGAATAGAGTAATCTCCAGGCTCCTTGAAAATGTAGGTCAACCACATATTATTATAGTATATATCATTGATTTCTGGGTTACTTAGATTAGTTATAGTCCATTTAGGATTTTTAGCTCCGGGAAACTTAGAAATGTCAGTCGATATAGTTAAATGTGTAGATCTCTCTACGGTTGCATGGTTTTTAAATACTTTCGTATCGTCCCATGTTGGATTATATTGTTTTGAGTGAGTAAGGCCACTAACTTGCGCCTGAGACGTAATGTCTGCCTTTACTATTTGTACAGAATCGAGGTCATAATTCCTAGATAATTCTCTTCCACTACATAATACATAGTGAAACTTATCTAAAATTTGACCGCCGTTATCAAAGTCCTCAAATATAGGATTAAAATTAAATTTAGTTATTATTGGATCAACACTTGTATTAATGTCAGCAATTATTGCTTGCCATGCACCAAAATCAGCAGCATTAACCGGAGTTGAAGCCGTGATTGTATGTGATCCTACTGATGTTAAATTTGTAGCAGGATTTGTATGAGTTATTCTTAACTCATCGCCTTGTTCAATCCAATCTATTTTAAAAGAAGCTGCTAAATCGGTACCAACTCTCATTGCGTCCCACCATAAATGTTCTGTATCTTTATATCTAAAAGTAGACTCTTCCCATTGATATGGTCCAGTTGTTTCAGAATATCCTGTTTCAGAATAAATATCTTTATATCTTCTAACTGTAGAAAACCTAACTCCTTGGTCTGCTTCTAAGTGTATATAGTTTGCCCTATCTAACGTTAAGTGATAAGGTGCAATATTATCATCCACTTGCATTAAGTTGTCCTGTGCGAAGTCCCAGTAACCACCAGACGCTCCCCAGTCTAAAGTTTTAGAGTTCCATGTATTACCTACGTTATTAATATCAGTATCTAACCATTTGTACATACCGTATAATTCTAACTCTTTTAATTTAACTTCAAATAAATCTTTTGTTTTATAGAAAGACATGTGTCCGAATAAATCGTATGTTCTCATTTCTACAGTATAAGATCCAGGGTATGGCAGTCTTAAAGGTAATCTTTTGTAATCATCGATTGCACCTCTATATTCTTGATGAAAATCATTTGGTCCGTCAATCAGCCATTCAATTTCATATACCCATTTCTTCCACCAATTATCCCACGTTACTTTTAAATTCGCGTTTGCATCTACAGCATCATCCCAAACAAAAACAGCTTCATCCCATATATCGTCAAATGAAAGAATTCCATCTAATATAACTGGACATCCAATTGGGATATTTTCATTATATGAATTTAATTCTCTATCATGGTATGTTGAGTAAAAGGCTGTAATCATGTCTTTAAGCTCAGTTCTCTCTGCGCTAGTTAACGTAGACTCTTCACCTGGAAGCATGTTTAAAAATTTATCGTAATTATTTAAAGGATCATTTTGGTTTAATGTAGTTTTTAAAACATTAGAAGTATCTTCAATAAATAATTCTCTATCATTTGGAAACACCTCGTACTTGATTCTATTACCTTCAGTAAATAAACCGATTGGGTTTTGAATTTTCCAAACGTTTAAATTCCTATTTGTAAAATAATCACCTTCACCTGTAATATCAATAATCTTAGCCTCAAGTGGTAGATAGTCTTTTTGTAATCTATTCTTTAAGCCATATAGTTTAATAATAACTTCTTCAGGAGTATAATCAAAAGTTTCAGTTACATTAGGAATATCCCATTGGTCAAACGATCCGTTAGGTTCATTTAATCTATAAACTAAACTAAATCTACTGGTTTTCTTTTTAGTAGAAGAGGGTACTTTAAACTTTAACCTCTTTCTAATCATCTCACCTCTAACCGAAGCATTAGGAACTGGAATTGCATGTAGCTTTCCAAAATTGTTTTCGGATTTATCTACATTAATCCAATATTCTTTTAATGTAATTTTATCATAACCGAAAAAGTCTATCGCATTTAAGATAGCTTTATATGTACCAACAAATGGTTTAATGTTATGTAATTCTAAAAGTAATTCCTTTCTCTTTTGGTTTAATAAAACTTGATCAGGCGCTTGTTCTGAAATATCATGTGATTTAAACAACATAAAATCAGAGTCCTGTAATTGATTTCCTAAATTACCTAAAAGAACTTTAAGTCTTTCATCTTCTCCTTCAACTTCACCGTATACTTGAATTCTTGCAATTACCTCATCGCCAGCTTTAACAGCCAATATTCTTTTGTGTATACCTTCTACAGTAGAGCTAAGTGCAATATTAACTTGTATTGCAACTGGTGTATTTTCGTTTAATACTTTTAAGTAATTAGCATCTTGAGAATTAATAATACTATTATCTGATAATTCTTTAGTTTGAGTTTTATATTCTTTTATGCTAGACGCAGTTTCGCCTAATGCATAGCCATACATAATAATATCTTCAGATTGATCTAACTTTGTAGCCTCCCACTCAAAAGAAAAATTATTAATTGTCCCATCAGGAGATACCGGAGTATTAACGATTGGACCACCACTTAAATCTACACACTCTTCTAGAATAAACAGGTTGACCGTTTCAAAAAGATCTGTAGATACAATAGGTAAATAGATAGTACCTTCCCAGATGCCATCTACCTTTTCGAATTGTAGCTCGCTTGTTATTCCCTTAAAAAATCTTAAGTTATTCCACATTATCTAGTGAGTTTATTATCTTTTTTAACTGTATAGTTTTTGTAACTTCTTAAAAATCTATTAGCATTAAGTATATTAAGTAAATAGTCATCTAAGAATTGAATAAATTCAGATACTACTTTATTTCTTTGTATATGTTTAGATAACATGTTTGCTAGTAAACCTTTAGTCTGATAATTACCAGGACCGTTTAATCTAACATCTTGCTTTTCTTTAGCAACATCATATAGCCTCTTTCTTTTATATGTAAATAAGTTTTTATATAATGACATTATTTCAGGGCTTTTCTATTTCCAGCTTGTACTCTAGTGTAAATAGTTCTAGGCACTGGGTTAGGGTCAAAATTAACTGACATTGCTGCTTCCGCATTTATCAAAGCTGTATCTACGATTTCGTCACCGTCACGATCTTGCCATCCACCTCTAAATACTGCAACCTCTTCCTTCTCCATTATTATATCACCCCACTGGTCTAGCCCTGCAACAGTATATGGTATCACTGTAGAAGCTTCAACATCAACAGTCTTCACTTCTTCTATTTTCTTAAAGAAGATATATTTTTGTTTACCATTACCTATGTCTTCTAAAACTACAGGCTCTTGCGGTTGTACTGTTACTGTAACAGATTCATAGTAACCAAGTCTTCTTGCAGTCTCTTCTGTTTCAGAAATAAATCTAATATTAACAGCATCAATTCCCTCTATCTTTTCTAAGATGTAAATAATATCTGACTTAGGTAGTTTATCTCTTCTTGTTACATTTAACAAATAATCACTTACCTTGGTTCTAACATCGTTAAAGATTTCTTCTTTACTAAATCCTTCAAAATATCTAATATCAATATCCATGCTATATTTTCTAACTTTAGGTTTAACAAATACAACTTCTGTTGTTACCATTTGCTGACCACTAGTTTGAATCACTTGTCCCATTTTGTCATATTCGTTTTGGTCGAAGAACATTTCGTTTTCTGGGATTGAAAAATAATCTTGCCCAGTCGCTAATTTCTTTTTAACATCTGGCACTGCAAAAATATAGATTACATTATCATCATCTAAATACTCATCTGACGTAGTATTGTAAGCGTCGATGTACGAGAATAAACCGTATCTTGATAAGAAGTATTCATAATTATCTGGCGTTGCTAAAACAAAAGATTTTGAAGCAAGAGGCGTCATAATTTTAGTAAATTCTATAGACTCTCTGTCAGATCCCATTTTAGGAGACGACGTTACAGTAATATCTAAAAACTCATTTAAGTCATGTGTTACTCCTAATGAATCAGTACCTTCAGCTTCCCACTTAAATGTAATATCTTGGCCATCGTCTATATTACCAGAATAGCCATCATGTTGTACATATTCTACTTCAATAGTAGATCCTAGTTGTGGAATTGCACCAAAAGCTCCATTACCAAAATAAATATCAATACCACCTGAGATACCTGTTTTTACTAAGTAGCCTTTTTCTTTATTTAATAAGTCATATAAAGACTCATGTTTAGTCCACTTTTCTCCATTGACTGAAACAGCCACTTTTGAATGATCCGATAGTTTTACAGTTTGTAAATTAAATGATTGTAGTTTCTCACCAGTTCCAGTTACAGTTTGTGTTTCTAAAACACCCTGCATAAGTGGAGCTTTAATCTTAAACATGTTAGTCTTTTCTAATCTAAATCTATCATTTGAAGAAATGGCAGAATATTTTAAATTGTTTAATTCACATTTAAGTTCTGCGTTTGTTTCTATATTTAAACCAGTTCCTGCAATCTTACCTAGATCAGCACCTGGCTTCCATCTAAATTCAATTTCACCGGTTGCTGCAAAACCTCTAGTTGCATCATGGCCTGTTAATCTTGACATACCATAAATAGATTCAGGCTGTTGTGCTGTATAAATATTTTGCTCAACAACTGAGTCTTCAATATAGAACATAATAAGTTCATACAATTCACCGAATACGTTAATGATCTGAGCAAATGGAGACGCCTCCGTGAATAAAGTATTGGCACGTTTGTAAACTCTTGTAATATAAGTTCTCGTGTCCTGTTGGATTTGGGTTGCTCTTGCCCTAGTCGTTTCTAAAAAATTTAATTGTGCCATTTATTATTTATCTCTTTTATCTTAGGTTTATTTGTACTAGGTATTTACTATCAACTGTAATATCAATATAAGCAATATCTCTCACTTCACCTCTAAAGAACTTGACATCTGTTTCTACATTATACTTTACAGCCAATGGACAATATCTAGATATCTGGTCATCAATCGTACTTCTAATTTGATATTCGTTCTGGCCTAAAGAATAAACCATATCTTCTAGGTTGCATCCAAAGGTTGGAGAACCTAAAACTTCTTGTCTTCTAGTGAACAATATCGTTTCGATCTGAGTCAGTAATTGCTCAATCTCACCGTTGTTTTGTATTTGTGTCGAATTGTAGTTCGGGTCACCTATGTACTTTATATATAAATCCATTTATATATGTATCTGGCTTTTTATGAGTGCTTATGAGTGGAACATCCAGTCCACGCCTTCATCGCCTTTGATTTCTTCAACAATTGACTCTAATTCGGTGTCTCCCATGTCTTTTATTGCTCCATAATCAAATTCAACATTACCAGGTAATGCAAATTTAAAAATACCTAACTTAGCGCCAAGTGATTGTTTAATCTTAGCACTTACATATCTAAAAAATATCTCGTCACTGTACAATGCACAATCTGAAATAGTTTCATATATGTTTAATATCACATCTCCCTTTGGAGTATCACCTAATATCTTTAACTTACCATCTAATCTAGTGTAGTTAAAGCTAATAGGATTTTCCATAATTTGTCTAGACATATCAGCTAAAGAAGCATTCAATACATAATATTGTAATTCTTCTGCTGCTTCTGCAGGGCCTGAGCCATCGTACATTCCTCTAAACAACATTTTTTCTAAAGCAAAGTCTCCGCCACCTTGGAATCTCACATCCATGCCTCCACCTGTACTGTTAAATCCGGATTTTAAATCAAATACACCAAACACAGAATATACTCCGCCACCACCGTCAGCGCCAGCTTTTGGTAGATTTAAACATCTAGTGTTTTTAAAGTATGCTGATTGAAAAACTGCAGCAGGGATATGATAATAGTTTTCTGCAACAGAATCTTCATATTGTTTATAGAACCATTTCTTAGCTCTATTAATAATATTAACAATTTCTTTTTGTGGTAAATTAACAGGCACCATACAAGCACCGGTCATATCATCACCGATCTCCTGTAAGAATTCGTTTAAACAGTTATTACCAAAATCTCTTTCGGTACCTAATCCATTTTCACTGCCGCTTCTAATTTCGCTCATTTTAGTTTTTAATTTTTTTACTTACTATAACTTCAGTCTCATCTGAGAATCTAGCATGAGGTCCAACCCCACCTTCTCTGAAAATACCTCCAGTCATTCTACCTTTAAAAATACCATCTCTTCCAAAAACATAACAGTTTTTTAAATGACAGCTACCATGTACAAACGAAGATTCAACTTTAGAATCTGCCACTTCAGCACCTTGGTATAGATTTGATCTTAATATTTGTGCTCCTTCGATTTTACCACCGTAAATTTCACAATTCTCAAGATTACCAGATAACTTGCAATTAACAAATTCAAAACCGTCTAATAAATATGCTGTTTTAAAAACACCATCTTTAACTTGGATCGCCCCATAATCAGAATCATAGTTAATTACGCCCTCTTCCATACTACCGTTCGATAGAAGATCTAAGACTTTTTTCTTAAATCGATTCCATTGGACTCTAATAACCTGAGGATCATCTTGTAAATCTACTAGTATATGTATCTTAGGCCAATGTTTATTTACGGCGCTATAGTCTTTTAACATAGCCATTAGCGGCTCATTTTTCTGTAAAATCCTTTTCATCTCTATTTTATTCTCAGGTGTAAACCTAGGATTAAAACAAGAATTAAAAATTGACAGGATAAACATGTCAGCTAAATTTAAAATATCTTCAGTTCTTTTTTCGTAATCAGCACCACCAACATATCTAAATTCTAGATAATTGCTTTGAGCCTTTTCAAAGTTAATACCGTAATATTTAGTATTAGCAAATGTAAAGTTATCTGAACTTATTAAATTTTCATTGTAATAAAAGGCTTCATGTTTAGGCATAACCCATTTAATAGATTTTGCATAAGTAGAATTTTCTCTATTAGGGAAGTATTTGTAAACTCTCTTCTCGTCGAATTCTAAAATAAACTTTAAAATATTCATTTTAGAAATCATTAGAGTATCTTCTAAACAGTCTGGGTTAAAAGACATGTTTAGGTGGATAGAGGCTCGATCATTTGTATAACCGTTCTCTCTAATCCATCCCAACATTTTAATGATAACTAATCTTGCATCACGATATAGCATCGCTCCAGTTACAAGTTCCATAAGGCCTTTACCACCAGACATATCTGGTTCAAGTTTAAAAACCTCTTTACTAGGTTGAAAGTCTGAATGTGCCTTAGTCTCTAATCTAATTTTACGATTAAGTAACTTAGATATAGAATCTACAGTAGCTTGTTCTTCTAGATTTGAGTAGAATTCAAATTCAATCCCAATCTGACTTGAGTTGAGTATTGAAATCCTACTAGATTCTTTGTTTAGTTTTTGCATATTGAGAGTATGATATTACTTTCAATATATATCAACCATATCTAAGATAGTTATTGGGGCATCTTCAAAAACACCTTCATTGTACCTTCATCAATCCTAGTAATTTGAACAGTGATCTTGTCACCAGGGTTAAATACAGTCATTGTTTCTTCTCCAATCTCACTAACGTGTAGTAATCCAGTTACACCATCTTCAATATTAATAAACAAACCATAGTCTTTTTTAGACTTAACAGTTGCTTCTACCACTGATGGTATTGAGTATCTAGTAGATATGTTAATCCAAGGATTAACTTCTACGACATCCTTCTGAGTTAACGTAATTTTATTATTACTAATAATATCTTTTACTTTAAACGCAATAGCATCTCCTGGTTTAATCTCTCTAGCTTTGAATTTAGTTAAAGTATCTTCGTCTAAGTCGTTGTTGTGAATCATACCTGTTAAGCATTTATCAAATTCAACAAATACACCATACTTAGCAGTTCCAGTTACTAGACCCTGCTTATCTTCAGAAATACTTTCTTTTAAATTATCTATAGCTTGTGGTATAAGTGCTTGTAAGTATTTTCTATGTGATACTACAATCGTGCCTCTGTCTGCTGAGAAGCTTACTGGTACAACATAAATTTCTTCACCTATAATAGAACTAAAGTCTGATAGTTTATTAATACCTGCAAGTGAACCTGGCATAAAGCAATTAATACCCTGTACTTCTACAACGTATCCGCCATTTTCAATCATGTTCTTTACAGTACCGATCCATGCAGTTCTACCTTCCTCAATTCCATTTCTTAAATCTGTGAATGTTTTATGCTTAATACCACCAGTAATAGTTCCTGCTAGTAATCCTTTTGTTTCTGTAATTAAGACTGCAGTCTCATCACCAACCGAACTAGCTTTTACAATATCAGATTCTTTACCGAAGTTAACGTAAACTAATTCTCTATAACCAACATCAACTGTGATATATTGTTGATCTATTCCGTAAATAATACCTTCATGGATTTCACCCTCATTAACATTAGGTTTTATATCTTGTCCAAACTCTTCCATTGTATCGTAGAGTTGCTGCGCATACGGCTCTCTAGAAAATACCTTATCACCATCTTTAGTTTTAATATGTGGGTTTGGTTTTCTATACCTAGTTGGGCATGTGCTTTCGTAAGCATCCCATAGGAACTCTCCATTTTCATCGTAAAATTCGTCGTGTTGTCCAACAACTTCTTCTGGCTTTGTGGTTGCCGTTGTTGTTTCTTGGTTTGTAGTTTCTTCTTTAACTACGGTGATTGTTGCATCGGAAGTATCTCCGATTCGTTTTCTCTTCTGAGTCATGTATTTTTATTTAAAAGGTTATCTTATACTATCTTAGTAACATATTATATATCTGCTAAAATATTTGTATTATCCAGCTTTGCTCTTTCCTAAATTTTAGGTGTTTAACAGTTTATATATCGATATAAAAAGAGTTGGCTTTTTCTACAAAATAATTACCAAATAATTTTTTTATGTCAATTATTTTTCGTATATTAGTACTGTAATTAAAAACAAACAATAACTATTATGAGTAAATTTAATGTAAATGAAGTAAAGTGTAATGGAGTCGGTGGCTCCGGTTACCAGGCAGTTCTTAAACACAAGGATGCAATCCAAGGAATTTGTCAAGAAGTTAGAGATCTTATCGGTATTGAAAAACTATGGGAACTAGCAACTACAGATCCTAATGTGGATTATCACCAAGGTACTAGATTTAATTCTGTAGAAGATAATGCATACCGACTTATTACTGGAATAGCAGGACATGTGGCTGAGTATCTCCCGACAAGTGAGTTAATCGAGATGCACGTAGGAGCCATTCTACCGATGTTAACAATGAAAGATAAGGTAACACTTGTTGCCGATGCTTGTAGGGACTGTGCGTCTGCAGACCATTGGTATACCTTCGAAAAAGACTGGGGTTAAAATACAATAGGTACAAAACCAACCATAGGCACTGGACCTACAGGAGTTGGAATACCACCAAGATATAATAGTTTAAATTCAAGTAGATGCAGGGCATAAGTTCCTGCAACTGCAGTTGCGGTTGCATTTGATGCTGGAGCCTGAGTTCCAGGTGTTGCAAAAGATTTACCTGTATTCCAGGCTCTTCTTAAATTATTTGCTAAACGATTTGCACTTCCATAATAAATTGGAATATAAATTCCTGTTAGTGGTGCTGGTATTAAAGCAGGGGGAGCAGATGGCATATTTTTAAATGGTTTAACAATACAAGCATACCAATATGCTATTGTAACTCTTGCCATCATCATATAAGGATCTCCGCTAAATGATTTACCACCAGGAGTAGTTCCACTTGGATCCCATGGATGTGCAACTTCAGTCATTGGTTCTTCACAGTTAGCAGCAGCCTTAATAGCACAAAGAGCTTTATGGAATTCAAATTTATATTGAGTACCTGCCTCATCACCATTCCATGAACTACCATCCCAGCCTAAAGCTAAGAATGCATCACCTGGTTTTGATTTGCCCATAAAAGAACTATCATCACTTGCTCTTGCAGCTGCATTTAATTTACCTTGAGGTGGAGTCTTTCTCCATTTATTTTTCCACTCTCCATTTTCGTATTTTGATTTTACCCAATTACTAGTCTTCTCATACTTAACATTATTTGAACCTTTGCTAAATTGAACTTTAAGATTATTAGTAATATAAGGTTCTCCTCCAGTTCTTTTGTTTGGATAAAATGAAAAAGCAGCAACTACGTTAGATGTTAAAACCTTAGGCCTTTTACTTGGATTTTCCGGTGGAGTATGTTCAAAATCATAAGCCACTTGTATTTTATATGGATTTATAGGACAATAGTCAGGTGTAATATCTTTTCCATCTGGGTCTAATAACGTAGGATATTCAATTTGTTCTGTTGCAACCCTTTTAATTCGCTTTTTAATAACAGAGTTACTACCAGTTCCAATGCCATCATTATCTAATTCTGGATGTGCAGCTAATATTGCATCACGTACATATTTAGAAACATTATCTGCTAATTTTTCATAATTATATCCCGCAGCAGCAATTTCAGTTCTAGCCTTACTGTTTATATTAGGATATGGTAGACTATTATCAAGTACTCCTGTATTGCTTGTTGAATAATTTGATTTGCCTAAATGACATGCCCATACAAAATAATCCCATCTTCCATTTCCGTTACTCATATACTTATATCCCATTAAAATTCTAGTTGCAAAAATAACTTCTAATTCTTCTTGAGACTCTGTACCTATTAAGCACGGGAATTGATAAAACTTAAATCTATATAAATCATAGTTACTAGCATTTTCAGCTGATGTAAACTGATTAAAGGCTTTAGTATTTTCTGCTTCAATCTTAGCTAAAGCTTCAGCGTCTGGTTGTTTAATTTCAGGACAAAAATCAGCATAGGCAGGATGAGACTCTTTTCCCATCTCAATTAAATTACCATCTTCATCATATTGATCTTGTAGAGGTATATCACCTTCTCGTAAAAGTCTTTCGAATGCAATACCATACCCTTCTTTTAAAAGTGCCTCAGCACCTCCGTTATTAGTATGAAGTTCTCCAACATGCGTTTGTGCCATACTCTTTACAGCATCTAAATAATGTTGAGCAACTTGTTTACCGAAATCATATCTACCTGAAAGTGGCGCAACGTTAAATGAATTAACATAATCAGCTTGATTAGATTTTAAAATAGCATTTTTAGGATTACCTACAACAGACTCTTGTACTGGAAGATCATAAGAAATTCCGGCACCTCCTGGTTTAGTAAATTGCTGGCTCTGTAGCGTATTCGCTAATGCTGGAATAAATGTAGCCCAATTTGCTGGCATAATTACTTATTCTTTTGTTGATAGTTAATATGAGTACTAGATAGTTTTGCTACCGTTACTGGAGTAGGCGGCATCGGTGGACCTGATGGCCCAACTCCTGTTGGATGTATATGTGCATTGTAATCATCTAATAAAGCCTGTAACCAATCTTGTAAAGATTGACCCCTCACTGCTGGCTCAGTTTCATCTGCTCCACCTTCTCCAGTATTAGATACAAATATATCACCGCAATCCATAAAGATCTTTGCATCCGTAGATATCTTAATAAAACCCTCTTCATCTATTTGAATCATAGGTCTTTCTTTTGCGCCCTCGCCTCTTGTAATAACTAAACCATCTTCTGGTGAGTGGTATATTCTTAAATTACGTTCCGCGTCATATACTAATGAGATAACATCATGTGGTGCTCCAGACTTTTCAAGGATATCTCCTTTAAGTTCTACGTTCTGATCTATTTGAAACCAGTATTCAGGATGGTAGATGTTTCCATTGTCAAATCTAACTGCGACAATATCACCTACTCTTGGTACGATATGCATACCAGGTGCTTCTCTATTCTGTGGAGTTGCCCATGGAATAGCATCATCAGGTAACTTATCAAATTTACCATATACCTTTACTCGTGCTCTACCTTGAAGTAGTGGATCTTCTATATCGACGACCTCTCCTAACCAATGTGCATCTCGTAAATTATCTCTAAATAGTTCATCGTTATTATTCATATACGTTGTCGTTTAAATTACCATCAGGTGTTGAATCAACACCCCTCTCATGTATTCTATAGTTCAACTGTCCATCCGGTGAAGAATCAACCCCAGCAGGATGTATATTCTCTTGGATGCCAGTACCACCTCCTGTATTACCAAATAGGCTTCCTAATTGATTTGCAATTCCATTAATAGATCCTGCCGCGATGGCGTCTAATAAACTACCTCCACTAATACCATGTACATTACCTAAAAGTAATTTACTTAATATCGCATCTTCAGCTTTATCTAAGATACCTGCTGCTATTCCACCCGGCTTACCGTATACATTACCTATATCAGAATTATTCTGCAGAGTTAATGAATCTTTAGCGTTATTAAGTCTATTTGTAACTCCAGCAGCTGCATCTTTAATTGTATCGGTAACTTTACCTAATGTTCTGTCTTTAAGTACAGATTTAAAAGTAGGATCTCCAGGTAATGAGAAGTCACCTCGACCAGCACCGTCACCTGAAGAAATAGTTCTTCTAGCATTACTAGGATCAAACGGATTTCTATCTTGGTCCGAAGTATCGATTTCTTTAAATGGTGAATTGTCCTCTTCAATCACTAGGTTATTACCTAATTTTTGACTAAGCTGATGAACTGATCCCCATTTAATAGCGATCTTAGGTTTTTTCATTTCTGGATTCTTAGTTAAATCTGCAAACATTGGAGCAATAGAATCTATATCAAATTCACAATGTGAGAATTCTAATTGTATAAATGGTTTTGCAGCTAAAGAAAAATCTTGATTGATTTGTTTTATAGCACCTCCATTACCAGAATTACCAGCATTATCTGGATTATCATAAAATCCTAAATTAGCTGCATCTGTATCTTGTTGGAATTTTCTTACTTCAGAAACAAAAACGTACATTTTAAAATGTCTTAAGTTATGTGGAATAACTTCTACCCATCTTTGGAAATCATAACAAGCTCTCTTGTATAAGTCCATTAAGCCGATTGCTGTTAATTCAACATTCTCCTCTAAACATTCGATTTCAAGCTTAGGTTTTTCAGCACCCCACCAAGGCTCTTGCATTTCATTAAAAGTCATGGCTGTATCAATTCCAGCTAAAGATTGCCAAAACCAAGGCATTTCCCTATTAATCTTCATTAATACTTTTTGAAAGTTTTCTAGATGCTTGGCATACTTATTACCTTCATCTGCTCGTAGCACTTTAGTTAAGTAATCTTTTGCAGCACCAGACAATAGGGGTGACCCTTCTCTATCCGATGTCTCGAACGCTAGAAAAAAGCTTAAGTATGTTGGATCTTCATGTAACTTACGAAGTATCGAACCTTTTCTAAAATCTTGTTGTTTACCAAAATCTGCCATGTATTATTTATCTTCCTTTTTTATTACGCTTCTAAATTCTTAATTCTAGTAGGCCATTCTCTTCTAATCAGAGTTACTTTTTGTCTTAAACCGCCATCTGGTTCTGTAATTACATAATTAATATTTTCAATAATATAATGACCACTTAAAAATTTATCCATTACTTGAGTTGCATCCGCAGCATCTTCACCCTTTCCAGCCTTAAATGGTTTATCCTTAAACCCAGCTTCATCTCTTTTAAAATCACCTATTTTAGATGCTTCTGCTCTTGCACCATCATAATGATACATTACTACTGGAATCTTCTGGTACTTGTAAATAGCAGGATTAAAAGACGATAGAGTCAATACAACTTTCATCTTATTAATTTCCATTTTATTTTGTACATTATGTAGTTTTGAAAAAGCAGCATTAGGATGTGTATTACCTAAGCCATCTTCACCTGCATTTTGCCTACCCATATACTTATGTTTTATTTGAGTCTCGTGGCGGTTATCTTTTTCATTACCCTTTAACGGAGCTTCAATATCCGGTAAATTTTCAGTTACTAATGGTTCAACTTTAAACTCTTGTAATCTATCTCCAGGTTCTGAATTATTGTCATAGATCTGGATGTTTCTAGCATAGCCAGCCTCAAGACTTATAGTAGATGAGTTGTTTATCAATTCATGTTCATCGATGTAACAGGATAGCCCATTCGTATCCTTATGGTTAGTCAGCATTAAAGGTACTTCAATATTATCTGCTTTATTATCTCCACCTTCTTCAGCATCATGGTTTTCTGAAACAGAAGCTGCAAAAGATGCTAGCACCGCCATAACCTCATCTAGGTTTTGATTTGGCGCATTAAATATTTTATTAATATCTACAAAAGTTAAGTAGTAATATTGATCTATATAATATGTAGTAAATGCATCATCTGAAATATAAGAATCTTCTACGATACTCTTTATGAAATCATCATAAGTAACATAGGCTTGCATTCTTGATTGCTTATCATCTGTTGTGTCAACGTTTGTAACTAATCCTAGTTCTAAATCTCTTGCCACTAATTCTAAATGGTTTAATGAACTATCAGCATCTAGTAATTGACAATCTTCAGCAAACATTCTTGGTATTTTCGCAACACCTTCCATCATAATAACTGGAGGAGCTCCCATAATTTCAGGAGTAGTCTCTATTGTAACAATATCAAAATCGATATGTATAGACTTAAATGTTTCTTGATGTTTAGAGTTAAGTAATATTGTAAAGAAGTCACCGTCTCTAGGATATGAATCAACAGCAAATGTATTCTTATTATCTAGAAGAGTAATTGTACAATTAGGTATAATTCCACTACAATCTAATTCAAAGCTCTGTATATCTGCAGGGCCAAATTGATATGAGTTAACTAGAACAAAAGGTTTTAGCGAACCAATTACTTTGGTCTGCTTATTACCACCACCATCTTCACCTAAGTTATCAATCTTAATTTCTGTAGGTAATATTGCCGGTTCAACAACCGCTAATAAATGATTATCTAACTTCATGTTTTAAGTATTAATTACAGGGTGCTCCGTCGTTAGCAATATCGTTACTATTACCAGTACCTCCGGGTGACGTTCCATCTCCAGCTGCACCACCAGTTGGATCTGCACTTCCAGCACCTTTGCCTGCGTTTGATGTTTGACCACCACCCTTACCGGCTTTATCTGCTAAATTTTTATCTAATTGACTCTCGGTCAAACTGTCACCTGTATCGGCGGATGTATTCGTATCTTCAAATAATTCTAAAGCATCTTCTAACTGATCAATTCTATTTTCTATCACTTCTCTAGTAAGATCTGATAATATAGATTCAGTAACCGCATCATTCTGAGCTTGAGCTCCTAATATTACAGTACCATCAGGTTTAAATGCATAATTCTTTTTACCAACTGCAATTACGTTAGGTGGCAATAGAGTTTCTTTGTTATATTTCTTTTTAAGAGCTTCTAATCTATTCTTATCCTTTTGACTCAGTCTTTTACCTTGTACAAATTGATTCTTAATAGAATTCTCTTCGGATATGCTAGGTCGATCTAATCTATAAAATGGCACACCATCATCTGGAATTTCTAAAGTCTCTCCAGGTCTTAATGAGAACGGATCTGAAATACCATTCCATTTTAGAATAACATCAGTCATACTATCGCTATTATAGTATTCTAAAGAAATTAAGTCAGGTCTCCCTACCTCATCATCTCGTACAACGTGGTATGCGATAATGTTAACGTTTTGTTTTCGTTTAAACATCATCGTTGGTTGGGCTAAGACATACTTAATCCCATCAATTGCTTTATATAGTAAACTTTTAAATTCCATTATCCGTGTCCAAAATTTGATAGTTTAGTTGCAAGTCCTGCAGTAATATTCTTTCTATCTTTATTACCATAAGCACTTACATCAACAATTTTATCTAAATCAACTGCTCCTTCAACTTCTGGTTGTAAATACATTCTACCTCTACCAGCGTTAAACATGCTTTCAATTTCACCCTTATCTCTAGGTCTTGCAGGTTTTAAACTACATACTAGTTTCATTTTACTTGGAAAGCCTTCATAACCTAAAGGGCCTTCAAATTCTACAGAAGAATTTTGTAAAGCTAAATTACCACAAACCATCATCGGGTTCATAGGATTACCTACAGTCATGTGCCATTGTCCAGTTGGATCTCCAGTTAAGAATGCTGCAATTACTTGACCACCTTGAGGACCATTCATTAATTTCATTAGTCCACCACCGATAATGTTATCCATAATCTTAGAGTCACCTAATGCATTAATACCTTTACCACTTAAAAGACCACTTGCCGCTTTTCCTATATCATCGAACGCAGCACCCATTGAAGATTTCAATTGAGTAGTTAAACTAGTCATAAACCCAGCGTAATCTCCATTCTTTAATTTTTCAGCATCACCGAAAGGCGCTCCAACTGAGCCACTTCCAGTATATCTAGTAGCACCACCCCAAAACGGAGCATTGTTATATGTTAATGCTAATATGTTTGATAACGTATCCATAAATGCAATCTTAGGCGATGTACCTAAGTAACCTCTTAAGTCATAATGGAATGTTAAGTTAAACTCACTATCGAATTGTAAACCTTGTTCTCTTGATAAAACTTCTTTAATTACGTTTAAAGGTCCAAACACTTTATTTGGATATGTTTCTTTCATAGGATCAAAACCGCCACCTTTATCTCTAATTGTTGCAGCTTCACTTGCACTCTTACCACTAAGACCTGCTTCAACAGCACGACCTAATGAAGATGAATCCATCATCTCTCCAAGTTTACCCCTAGATTTAGCATTACCTTGTACTGTTTGAATTTCTGATTCCACCTTTTTCCATGGGAATGCAGTACCAAACTTTAAAATCTCTTTCATGTCATTACCTAAAGCAGGTGACATCCATGTCATTACTCTAGCCAAATCAGGTTGTGAAGAATCAAACTCCTTACCATTCTTATCTAAACCAGTAACATTCATAATATCATCATTTACAGGATATGCAAATCTTCTTAATGTAATTAAGTACTCGTTAGAAATTTGACCATAATGTTCACATTGTATAAAGTCAGAAAATGAATAAGAATAACCTGATCCACCATTCGCAGAAGCATACTCTACAATTCTTCTAGCAGTTGGGTTTAATATATTAGAATCATTTCCTTCTAATGTAGTTTTATTATATTTCTTATATGCATTCTTTCCCCTTACAGTTCCAGTTCCAGTATTCTTGTAATTATGTAGAGCCCACTTATTGTATAATGATTTTACACCTTTACCTTCACTTACTTTATCAGGATTACCATCTTTAATCTTGTAAGTTCTAGAATCAACAGCATTAGTACCGTATTTAGAAGTAATTACACCGCCCTTACCGTCTGGTTGAAAGAATGTAGTACTACCCGGAGCTACTGCATCGTCCTCTCCCTCTTCTATTACAGAATTAATAACTGGTTCATCTACAATCTCCTGGTTCTTAACTACCTCCTCACCAGCTTCATTATCGTAATAAGTAAACTTAGTTGGAGGTCCAGGGGAAATGTTTAATAGTGTATACTTCGCCATGTAAAGCTTTTATTTTTAATATATATCTGTGCAATATATTACACTGATATATTAGACCCACTCACCGCGGTCCATTTCATCATGGTTTGGTCTATATAAGATCGTGTCGACCCAACCATCTTCCTTAGGATATCTATCTCCTAAAAACTTTTCAAGTGCTTTAACGAACTCTCCTTTTGTATGAAATTCATAATCGCCCTTATATGCGGATCTATTTGTTAGATTAAATAGATCTCTAATACAAGTTTCAACTTGGAATGCTTGTATCTTATTAAATAGAGAATCTTGTTCAGCTTTGGTCTTGACGCAGAATACAGAATCTACGCAAATCAAATACTGTTCCCATTTATCACCATTAAAAACCTTATCTTCAAGTTCTTTAACAGTATTATACTCTTGTCTCTTCAGGTTAATCTTAGTATCTTTACCTTCAAACCCTCTAATAAATCTACCACCAAATAGGTTTCTCTTTAGAAAACTAATCTGGTCATAGAACTTCTTAATCTTAATTTGATATTGTGGATTGACATCGTCGAATTTAACGTCGTATATCATAGCCCTTACGGGAATCAATACATTAGGAGCTTGAGTTGTAGAGATTAAAGCTTGAATCAATTCACCTTTAGTAAATATCTTGTGTTTAATCATGGTCTATGAATCTTACATTATCAAATTTACTTAGGACACCCCTTTTAGGGTAATCACATCGGTTAATGATAATCAGATCCAAATCGACTGGTTCTTCTAATAAGTCATTTACAAATTCTTTTAAGCCTAAGACTGAACCATTATCTAAGGTTTTGAACATGTATAAAATTTTGGCTTGATTTTTTTCGTTTTCTGATGAATCATTAATCAAACGCTGCATAAGCTTTCTAATGTAGAGTGACACAATAATATCTGATGGTTCTTTACCATAAGGATCAGATTTAATCAGCCTATTGAATATATCAAAATAGGACACGATCAAATCGTAATCTCCTGACTTAGCTAATCTTTCAAACTCAGTCCTGGTTTTGCACCATACTCCCTCTACGTGTAGTTTCATTTATCTAATAAACAAGTTAGCCCTTTTAATTCTTTTTGGAGTTGACTAACTCTTGCTTTAATTTCAGTTTCTGTAGGAGTATATCCTTTACCCCATTGAATACCAACCTCCAATTTATCACGGTCCATGTCAGTTCCCGTACTTAAACCTAGATCTAATATTAGATCATTTAAAAATTTAACCTGTTGTTGCCTACCTAAATAACCATCGAAGTCATAAACGTATCTAGATGTGAATTCTTCACCTCCACCGTTTACATTATCATCGATTAAAAATTTAACTAGCCCGTTATCAGCAGGTTCTATTTGAATACTAACCATGTTTCGTTTCTTATTTTCTAGAGCGAAGTGATTGAGCCACTTCTCTTTGTAATTTCTTAATAGTTTGCTTGTCCTCTTTACGAGTCTCTTTATCTTTAATAACTGACATAGACCAAGCTTCTTCTAATTTATCTATCTCACTCTTATTGTAGCCAATAGATGTCCATGTAGTTTTCATAGATTCTAATTTAGATTCAAGTATTGCTGCATTGGTTTTTTCTAATGCATCTAAATTTTGTTGATGTATCTTTTTACCATTTTCAATATTTTGAGCACGGAAGCCACTTCTAACTTCACCTAAGAAATTCAAGCCACTTAAGTATTTTAATACACCTTGTTGTTTTAACATGTAACGTCTTTGACGTCTGTTCATTTTAGTAGGTGATGTCTGGGGCAGCGTTACCGCTTGTTCGATCGCTTTTTGTTGTTCCTCTGTTAGTTGAACTTCCTTTTCTGTTTGAGTTGCCATTGTAATAGTTTTTAATGAATTCTTCAGCCTGTGGCTTTAATTGTTCTTGTAGGTTATTTATCTGACTTAATACAAGCTCTAAAATTTGCTCATTTAAGTCTGCTTTTGTAATGTCCATTTGATCTTTAAATAAATCATAGACTTCTTTTGACGGAACGTTAAGGTCCATCGGCATTGTAATACTATTTTTAGCGCTAAGCTTTTTTAGCATTTCTAGCATTACATTAATTTCAGCGGGTTGGTTTTCTACTACTGTGTTTTCAGCCACCTTAACTTTAGTATTGGATTTAGGTGATGATACATCTGGTGTAAGAAACGGTTGTGCTAAATTAAAAGCGCTAGCTTCGTCTTTAGCTTCCATCAAAACCTCGCTAATCATCTTAGTAAAAACCTTGGTACCGTCTGTAAAGTATGTAAACTCTCCTTTGGTTTTATCAGTAGTTACAGTCTCTCCAGCACGTTCTGATTTAGTCCAAACATATACCTTAGGTTTAGCTTCTTCTTTTACTTCTGTTGACATATTTTTATTATTTGTTATTGATTTGATCAAAATCCATACTGATCTGACCAGTCTCTCTATAGTTATACTCACGATTTAGAAATTGTTTAATAAAGTCATGTGAATCAGGAGGTCCCATGATGGCGTCTGCCTTCCAAAACCTTCTTTTCCAGAAGTCAAAGAACTCCTCATTACCTTTTTCTTTTAATGATTCTTTTAAATAGTCTACATCCGGTAGCATTAGTTTGTTAAATCCCATTGTTTATTTTTTTGAGTTAAAAAAGAATGTTTGAAATAGCCTGCCGTCTTCCTTAGTTTTACCGAAGTAATCTAATGACGCATGAAACATGTCGCCTTTATAGAATACGCATCTATTATATTTGTTACCTATAACATCAACAAGTTCCCATTTGGTATAATCTTGTGCTTCGCTTTCTACGATAGCCATAAGAGATTCGTTAACTTCTCCATTAGGTAATCTAGGTGCTGATGTTAATCCAGTTGCTTTATGTTTAAATAAACCAGTTCCACCGGTTACTGGTGCGTCAGGTGTTAAGTAACAAACGCCTGCCCATTCATTCCAGCTATCAGCATGAATCCAAGTTCTATCACTGGCAAATGTAACTTGAAAAGCTCCGGTATACCCAGGATCTTCTAGTGGTTCCATTTCAAATCCAGTAATTTCTTCTATGTATTTTACAATAGGTTCATTTAAAAACGATTTCGTTCTATGTCCCGGATAATTACCATCTATATTAAAATCTTGCTCTAATGCAAAACTTCTAACTTCGTCCGGATTTGTGTAGAAATTATCTACGATAATTACATCTCTCATTAATATATTGTTTTAAGTCTTTCTTCAAAAGATGGAGGAAAGAATCCTGGTTTATTTATCAGGCTTCTAAAGCACGCATCTAAAATATATGTTATAGCCCAATCATCTTTAGATCTTATTGATCGACCGGCGCCTTGTTGTATTGCAATCCCTGTTTTCCAATCATACCATCCCGGGAATGCGGTCATCTTAGCTTTCACAAGTGGATCGCCAAGAGATGGATATGGTACTTTAAAGAAGATCTGAAATCTAGACTTGTCATCTTTTAAATCTAATCCCTCTAGCAAAGAAGGTCCAACTAAGACCTTACCTTCTGATTTGTTAAACAGGTCGATTGCGCCACTCCTCTCTTTTGCCATGTCATAGCTTATTAGGTTAAAGCTGTGTTTTGATCTGGCATTAATTTCATTCATGAACTGATAGGAGCCGGCGTGAATAATTCCACTTTGTCCTTTGTGTTTCTCTAAGATCTTGTCAAGTGTTTTAATGACATGAGGGAGATTTTGTTCGCGTTCTCTAAAAGACAGTTTGTGCCTGTTAATGAAAATGATGGGGGATTTTTTGTAATCAAAATTATTACCCATTCTAATAACCCTAGCATTTCCCATTTTAGTATGTTTAGCAAATGATTTAATATCACCTAATGTTGCTGACATAAAAACTTTAAAGCCACTTTTCTTTTGTAAGAATTTATCAATCATCATTGCCTCTTCCAAACATAAGAATTTTACTTCAGTTTCTTTTCGATCGATAACAATTGCATCCATACCAAGATCTTTAATAATGTCATGATAGTCATCAAACTTACACCATATATCTTTTAGTCTATCGAGTCGACCAAAAAAAGTCTGCCAATCCTTAGGGACATCTCCGTTCTTATACTGTAGTTTGCTGACCTTAAGTGCTGCAGTTCTGGCCTTGCGGTAAACCTTGGCTATACCTCTGAATTCGCTGATGTGCCTCATGAGCTCTTGGTGATCGTCTTCCCGCATTAAGCGGTCAACAATGTCTTCTATTCTGTTATCAGATACCCAGGCAGCTTGTAATCCATGCTTCTGTATAAACTTGTTTACTTCTTTAAATATCTTACTGGTTGTTCTGTCTATTCTAGGACTAAAGTGTGATTGTACTATACTGTCTACCTTATGTGCCTCATCAAAGAATACAAAGTCTCTTATAGGGAATGGTACCTCTCTGTCTTGTTCTTGCATCTTATCCTCTACGTAATTCCTTTGTATTAGATAGTATGAATAGTTGAAGAGAGCTACAGGTAGCTCCTTCGCGCGCTTTCTGCCCTGAAGATACCCACAATTATTCCAGCATGGAAGTTTCTCAGCAGCTTCATACCCAATCCCTTTCATCTTACAATCAGCAAGTGAGAATGGAAGATCGTTTACGTTACAATTATAGTTGTCTACTCCTCTTATACTTGGCCAATTAAGTTTTAGCCTTTTAAAGTCTTCTTCATATTGATCTTGTAGCATTAGATCAGAGGTTACTAAATAACCTCTTTTACCCAGTTCTTTTAGGACGTGCGCGGACCACATAGCAATTAATGATTTACCACTTCCAGTTGGGGCATCTAAAATAATAGTCCCTTGTGGATCTTCAATGTAATGATTACAGATAGCTTCAATAACTTCTCTTTGCCCCTCTCTGAATTTGAAATCTTTTCCAAATGTACCAGTGACCAGGGCTTCATTAATAATAGCGTCTACTCCGCGTTCCAACATATAACCTCTTTTACTTCAATACCTGCACGTTCTAGTAATTCTACTCCTCCCATATCTCTATAGTCTTCTGAATAGAATACTCTTGCAATACCTGCTTGAATAATTAATTTTGCGCAATCAAAACAAGGACATGTAGTTACATACATATCTGCTCCTTCTGAGCTTAATGTTGATTTGCTTACTTTTGCTAATGCATTTGATTCTGCATGTAAGACCTCTCTTTTAGTTACCTCTTTAGAGCAACATACATCATCGCATTCATAGCCCTTTTCTTCCAATACCTTCTTGTGGTTTTCATTCTCTACTTCTCTAACTTGGATCTCCTCACAATCGTTTTCGAACTTGTGTGGCGTACCGTTATATCCAGTTGATATAACTTGTGTATCTTTAACAATGATGCAGCCTACGCGCCTTCTCTTGGCATAGGATAGTTTGGCTATTTGGTAAGCCATTTGCATATAAATTAGATCTACTGGTATTCTTGGCATATAAAAAAGAGTCTATGTTACTATTGTTATACATAGACTCTTTAAAAAGTTTAATTCGATGATACTCAAATATTAAAACTCAAATGGGATATAATCATCATCTTTATCCATACCGTACCAGACACCTTTGTTTTGCCAGTAGATCCATCCATACTTATCGTCGATAACTACTTCAAACTTACCCTTTGGCATCTCCACGCTCTTCTTAGGAGCCCTGGCGATATGCTTAAGTACAGGTACACCATCTTCCCATGTTTTCTTAGTAGATCTAGCATCAACTATTGCGCCATCACCAAATCCATGGTGAAATTCAGCACCTTCGATCTCATCAGCTAATAACATAGTCGGAGTTTTATCTGATTCATTAACTACTGATTCGTTTTCAGGCATTACTCTTTTATACTTAGCTTGTAATTCTTTAAATTCATCTTTAAGGTTAGAAGAGATTTTCTTCTTAATACCCCAGTTATCTCCAAAGATTAGTGGAGCTACAGCGCCCATACCAGCAGTCTTAACTTGCTTCTCGTATTTTCTAGCATAAGTAGAGCTATCAAACCAGTCTAATGCAGCCTGAGCCATATCCTTAGATATCTTAACACCTTCTATTTCAGAAGTACTACCTTTAACTACCATTTTAAATAGAGTTTTAGCAGGAGCTTGTCTTGCCTCATTTAATTCGTTTATTGACTTGATATATTTCATAATTATATTATTCTTTTCCAGCTCCCCAAGCTTCTTTTAATTCTTCAATCTTTTTAGAATAAGATTCTTTCATCTCATTACAGATTGCTTCATACATTTCTTGAGTCATATCTTCATCTTTAACTTCACCATAACCTTCTTCCATTGCAGTTGCAGCAAGAGTAGCTACAAGTGCAGCATTTTCTTTCATATACATTTCTAAAGTATGATCTTGGTATTCATCTTTTTCATAAGCACATGCAGCTTCAGAAACTTTACCATAACCTTCTGATAACATTTCTTCTACTGTAGCAGATGTTTCAGCAGGAGCAGCAGGCTCTTCAGCTTCTACTTCTTCAGCTTCTTCAGAATCATCTTCATCATCTTCATCATCAGAATCATCTTCGTCATCAGAATCATCTTCATCATCGTCATCATCAGAATCTTCAGCAGCAGGCTCTTCAGCTTCTACTTCATCAGAATCTTCATCTTCTACTTCATCAGAATCTTCATCTTCTACTTCATCAGAATCTTCATCTTCTATTTGTTCGTCAGGTAATTCAGACGTTTCTTCGCATTCTATGCAGTTACCCTCTTCGTCGGTACCACATGGACACTCTTCGTTCTCTTCTTCAGAGATTTCATTTTTAGCATCTGCTTTTATAGTTTCAGAATACTCTTGAAATGATAATATTTTTTTAGCCATGTTATATGTTTTTATATTTATTATTTTAATGTGTTATTGTATGAAAAGGTACATCGATCTTACTGTAGTCTACTAGAATACCTTCTTCAGTATGTCTTAATACATCTTCAAATCCTAGCCTCTGTAAATCATCTACCATTGTACCGATAAATGTTCCCTTACCATTTGTTTCGTCTTTATAGTTGAAGTGGTACATTGGAATTCCCATTGCAGATGCCCCTACTAATTTTATATTATCTTTTAAATGTCTTTCAGATTTACCTTCATACTGTAATTGTGTTCCCTCTTGCTGTACATCCACATTATGAGAATCTCCATCTTGTAGGGAATGAACAATATTACCAGTGTATGCAATATTTGCATATCTCCATGCCGTATTAGTACCGCCATTACTTGTTACTGTAAAGACAAAATTACCAGTACGAGATACTGTATCTACTGTCCATGTAGTTGGGTTTATAGACATCCATGACGGCATATTTATATCAGATTCTTGTGGAGTCTGTCCACCGCCGTCTCCTCCCCATTCAAAATATGCACTGTAGTTACTACCTCCGGCAATTAAGAATTCATGGTCTAAAGTACTAACATTATCAACAGGACTACCTGCAAAATTTATCCAATTAAACCAACTGTCTGCCATCGCGTTTCCAGGATATTGATAGTTAAGTATTGTTTTAGTTAACCCATCAGGGCTAACCGCTATTAAGTATTTTATATTTGGATTTGACATCTTGTTATTTATTATTAATTTCCACTTCCATCAGTCCATTCTATAGAACCGTCTCCAGCAATAATACCGTTATTAGCATCAGTATCATTCCATGCAGTAGACGTTACAATTCCGGTAATTGGATTGTCATTAAGTTGTTGTGTATCATTAGTTGCACCCATTGAATCATTTGACCAGTAAAAAGTTCCCGGTACGTCAACTGCAATTAATTCTAGTGTTAAAGAATCCGCCGGACTATTTAAGCCTTGTACTAATATGCTTTGTTGTGGACCTACCATACCAACGCCAGCATTATTCCAACTATATCTTTTAACATTTCCGGAACTAGTTGGGCTTCCTAGTAAAATAGAATTATTTACATCGTTATATCCAAATTCAAGACCGCCAGAAACTGAATCATCACTAATCACAAAGTTTACAGACGATAACAGTGTATTATTACTATCACTATCTGTTGCATCAAAATTAATTACGAAAGTTTCAGGCCCTTCTGTTAAACCATCCGATGATACTTGAATCATTAAACTCGCAGTATTGTTTGTAAATACAAACGGAGATGGGCTTACTTGTGTATCATCATTACCCCAATATGAAGAATTAGATCTTACAAAATCACCAAAATCAATAAAGCCACCGTTATGTGTAATCGTGGAACCTATTGATGTACCATCAGAGACTGGATTACTAGCATTAATAGTTATAGTAACAAAAGAATTTCCATCGTTTGTTTCACTAGGGTTTCCATCATTAGCTGGCCCTCCTGTTAATACTACGCTATACAAAGGACCTCCCTGAAATTGCTGAACTACCAACGTTTCCGGTCCTAAAGTTGTACCAACTCCAGTTCCCTCGGAATTAACAGCATACGCTGTATAATAATAATCGCCAGTCGCGCTGACTGTATGGGATAAAGTATAACTTCCTAAAGAAGTTCCACCTGCAGCTACTTGTGCGTTTTGAGTATAATCTGAATTTGTTCCTATATAGAAACCTCTTTGTGTAATAGCGTTACCATTAATAGAATCAATACTCCCGTTTAAGTCAAGATCATTATTTACAACATTTGTCGCCTGGATTGTTGTAACAGATGGAGATGAATTACCTAAACCAGATTGAGTAACTGTAAAAGATTCTACAGTAATATTATCGGAATGAGTAACTGTACATGTTGCAGTTCTTTCAGCACCAGGGTTATCTGCAACTAAAAAATCCCAAGTATCAGTGTCAACACCGTTACTATCTTGAGCATTTGAAATAGTTATCCAATCAGCATTAGAATCACCAGATTTACTCCATGAATATGAATCATCTACTGGGAATACTGTGATTGTTTTTTGATGTGTATATGGCATCTCTTACTTTCTTTGTTTTTTTATATATCTTCCTAATATAGTATTACAGGGTTTCAATTGCATTATCTTTCATCCACTTCTCTAGTTTCTCAACAGCAATATTAAATATTTTACTTCTGTTAATAGACATTCCAAATGAATTAAAGTATTCTTTCATCATATAGTATGCTGGTTCTATCTCTTCTTTATTAGCAATTCGATCTTGGATATGTTTACTAACCTCATACGCAGCTTCAGCACCTACAAACACAAAAGCAGTATAACCTGTTAAGTCGTTCCAATGTAGATCTGATAATTTGTAACCTATTTCACCTAGTTCTTTTTTTCTTGCAGCTGTATCGAATTTACGATCTCCCATTTGGTTTAACCAAAAAGACATGTAGTTAGATTCTTTACCATACATCTTTTCTACAAATCCTCCAGCAACAAGTTCTTTTATTTTAACTCCAATATACTTAGGGTATTTAATCTTTCCATACTGCTTAATAAATCTATCGTATTCGTAGTTACCGAAATATTCATTAAGGGTTTTAACAAATCCACTTTTAACAACTACTGTCTCATTTGCTTTTCTCATATCAATCCAAACTCTAATAATATCTGCATAGTCTTTAGAAGTTAAGCCCTCTTTTTCACCATGTGTAGTTTCACTATTACGATCCCACATTTTTTGAGCAAAAGCATCGATGTTACCTTCTTTAAAAGTCATAACAGCTCTTTGAGTACCATTATCTAATAATTGAAATGTTTCTTCTTTTTCATCATGTGGATCTAATCTCCAACCAGCTGAATTATTAACTCTAATATCTAAACCACTAGAGTTACTATCAACCACAACAGTCCAAGGACCTTCTGATTGATATGTTTTACCTTTTTTATATTTGATTTTACCTTCATTAACTGATTCTTTAAGACCTAATGCTTTATTAACTAGATCTTCAATCACACTAGAGTAATCATCCTTTAAAGCCCATTTAATTGTTTGGCCTTCACTTCTTGCTTTCTTGTTTATCCATTTAAGGTGTGTTGCATCAGTAAGAAAATCAGAAGCTTCTTTTGCAATTCCTTTTGGATCTATTTTCCATTCATCAATTGTAGTACCAAAGTTATTACCGTATGTAGAACCATTAGTTCTTTTAAGGTTATTGATTCCACCAATCTTAATGTATATGTCATTATTAATAGGCATTGCTTCAAAGAAAACTACATCTCTTTCTTCTGGGTTGTTTTCACCAGATACTTGATCGATAGCATAAGTACTATGAACTCTCCATGTAGGTTCGCCTTTTACATTGTACGCTGCTGAGTGTGTATCTGCACCGAATTCAGAAGCCTTTAACTTATATGCTTTAGCTTCGTTAACTGATTCAGTAAATCCTCTTTCTTTAGCATCATTCTTTACCCATTCTCTATCTTTAGATGAAAGCTTTTTAAAATCTTTATCAAATTTATGATGTGCAATTAATTCATAAACATCTTCTAATTCTACTGACTCGCTAAATAGAGTTTCTCCAGTATTAGACTCAACACTTATTACAGCATTAGGATATTGTTTTTGTAATTCATTAAATACGGCAGGAACCGCAGCTGGTGTATCAACTAATTCTTGTTTAACAACCATACCACTATTAATTACTACAATACTTACAGGATAACTTCCTTTCTTTGCAGCTTTATGGATTGCGCCTCTTTTAGCTTCACCTATTGGTTTAATGTACTTCATTTGGTTTGACTCTTTCATAGCGTCTATTTCTTTTGATTTTTCAATTGCCCAATCAACACCTTCATCTCCACCCCAGATTAACCAGGCTACGTAGCCTCTGTCTTTCCATGGAGTTGCTTTTAATTCAGGTTTGATTGATGAGTTTTTTCTGTGTCTATTGAATGCGGACATTCTTTTAACTGTATCTGTACTAAGGTTTTCACCTTTAGCCAGTTGATGAGCTCTTGCCCAACCTACTGGAGTTCCAGCATCAACTTCGTCTCTACCATGTTCCTCTTTCCAGTCAATTGCCTTTTGAGCATTCTTCTTTGCAGCAGCAGGATAGTCATTCCAAGTATCTTCTTCGTTTAATACAGATTCTATGTACTTCATAGGTTATTTATCGCCCTCTTCTTTTTTAGTTTCTTTAGCACTTCTAATCTGAGCTTTCTTAACTTCTACATTCTTCTTAATTGATTGCTTTTGAGCTTCAGCCTGCGCAAGTTGTACTTTCATCTTAGCAAGAGTACTTGACATTTTATCAGTAACTTTAGGCGATTGAGATAACTCTTTAGCCTTATTAGTTTCTTTCTCAATTTTGTCGTACTGTTTAGTAATAACCTTGTTAATCTTTTTAACCTTCTTTTTAATGTTAGGTTTATTCTTACGATTTTCACTAGTAAAATCTTCAAGTAATTTTATATGCTTCATTAGAGTTGAGTTCTTTTGATTTTATTGATCTTAAGATCTACTCTTAACATCTCCATCTTTAAATCTTCTTTTTGTAAACTAAGATTTAATAATTCATTTTTAACAGGATCCTTTTCATCTCCAAGCTTATCAGTAAGATCCTTCATTTTATCATGAGTATCTTTAATCTTACCTTGAAGATCTCTAATCTTAGTATTATACTCAGCCTTGGTAGATTCGTATAGTGGTTTTATATGCTTCATAGTCTAAATCCTAAATGTTTTGCACGAGCTTCCCATTTAACTAGGACTTCTGCTCTTTCTTTACTATTTATCTCCCCCATCTCTTCTTTTGAGTCTAGGTATCTATTTACAGCATCAATAGTCTTCTCACCTCTCTTCTTAGCCTCAAATCTTAAGCCTTGTAGATTTGCATCAACTTCTTTAGGTAGGAGTAAATAATGCATCTTTGGTAACATGCCATTATTAATTAAAGCTCTCATCATATCATCTGGTTCATTAGGTTTACCCTTTCTATAATTACCAATGTCAATACCATCTTGAGTAATATGTTCAATCTCATGTCTTAAGACATCTGCTAAAACAAAGTAAATCTCTTCCCAATAAGTAGGTAACCAATCTGGATTACAAGCAAAATCTATATTAATAAATGGATCTTGCCAATCACCTTCATCATCTTCATCTCTGCCATCAGCTCCAGTTGAATTTAGGACTTCAAATCCCTTGCCTTTAAAATAAATTGAACAGTTTAGGTCAAATGTAAGACCTGGGTTCTGTACTTCAAATGAGTAACTAGAAGATTTTTTGCCGTTCTCAAAATCTAATACCCACTGTTTAAAACAATCACCTAATAATTTATTAGAGATAGAATCTAGTTTTGTATATCTTTCAAATATAGCCTTTGATTTAATATGCTTCATTTATTATATATCAAACAAAAAAAGGGACCTAAATTAATAGATCCCTTGCTCCTTAGTTTTTTATCGTCTAGCCTAAATAATTAACTGTTTACGGAGCCTGGTTGTGAGATGTCTGTGTCTCCGTTGTTGTCAACAAAGATTTCATCTAATGTAGCTAAGCAATCATTTGCATTGGTTGCTTGTTCTACGAGTTTTGCCATTTCTTCAATAACTTGTGGGTGTTCCCCAATTCCTACTGAATTCTTAACGTACACTTCAAGTGTCGCAATTGCTTCTAATTTATCAGCTTGGAACCTTGCTCTAAGAGCATCTACTTTTAAATTCATAATTAATTATTATTTAATTTAATTTCATTGATAATACCTTGTACTCCTGTAAAGATAATTGCAAATCCTAAAACATTCCAGAATTGCGGCTCGCCTACATAGAGGAAAGAAGCTACCATCCAAATAATACCTATTAGGTAAAAGTACTGGTCTGATGCTGATTTAAGAATTGATTTAACTACTGAAGTTGCTGCTTTTAAAAACTTTTTCATATTAATGATTATTTAAGGGTTATACTAGTTGTGATGCAAATTGTTTCACATATTTTTGTACAGCTAATTCCTTAGCCTTTGCTTCTAACTCAATGTCTAAATTAAGACCATAAGTATTGATGTGCTCATAAATGTAATCCGCATGAGCCCTTGCCATTACAGAAGCGTCCTCGTGTATTTGCTTGCACGAAGAGTAGTGGCATAATTGTTTAACGTCTTTAGGCCAAGTTGTTGAAGCCATTTTAAGAGCTTCCTCCTGCGTCAACTCGCCTGGGTGACACCAATGGTGATGGTAATCAAATGTAATTGGAATACCAACCTTGCTGTAAATGCCCATATAAAGATCTTCTACTGCGTATTGTTTTTGTTTGTCATCATTTTCTACTACAAGTCTGCTTTTAACAGATGGGTCAAGTTCATTGAATGCATCTACAAATCTTTGCATAGATTCTTCTTTACCACCTTGTGTAGTATTGATATGTATATTGATCGCAGCATAGGGAGTACGAGGTAGACCCATAAGGTCAAATATTTCACCGTGCTTGTTGAGATCAGCAATGGATTTGGTGACAACGTTTTCATTTAGTGACGCGAGGACATCGAATGGTCCAGGGTGGAATGTAATCCTCTGTCCGTACTCCCTAGCCAGATCGCCACAATCCTCTAGGATAGTTCTAATAATTTTAAAATCTTTTAGATCTGAGATATTATACTCTGACATCCATGGCATAATATCTGAAGACATACGATATAGTTTAAGGCCGTTAGCCTCATTCCATTTAATAATAGTACGTAGATCTTTACAGTTTTGTACAATAAGTTCTGAAGCGTAGTCCATACCTTTAGCTACAAAGGTACGTTTAATCATAGAACGATTTGTAGTAATACTTGGTTTTTGTTGTCGGAGTTGCATATTGATGCAACAATATCCATAGTTTGTCATAAGGCTAGATTTATTCATTATAGTGGTTTATTGGTAATTGTTCCAGTTTAAAAACTCTCGCCAATCATGTTTTTTAATTAGCTTAGTCCAAAGCATAATATACTTTCTCTCTTTAGGTTTTAGTATATGTCTTGGTTGTTCTAAAATTAATCTCGGTTGCTTGTCCGGATTAAAATGTTTATTTAAGGCAATTGACTTAATATGGAAATAAAGTTCTCTAGTAGTTCCATCGAACTCTTCCATTTCATTCTTAACTATTTCAGGATCTAGATTAAACTCTTCTGCAAGTTTATTCATAATATCTCTTAGTAATAAATGTTCTGCCTTTAAGTGAGCCTCCATCATTTTAGTCTTACGCTTATTACGTTGTTTCCTAGCGTCAGCAATTGCCTCTTCTAATGTTTCGTCTTTAAGCCATGGAGACTCCTTTTGTATTCTCTTTACTTCAGCGTCGTAGATTGAATCTTCTAAGTAGATTTCTCTACCTAAGCTATTGACTTCAAATTCGCCGAACTCAATTCGCTGTAAGAGTTCGCTTGCTCCTTTGTAAAGATATTGCTTAGGGATTTTACGTACTCCCCAGAATCTACGCCACCAAGTAAATTGCCTACTCATTATATTCGATCTAGTTCTGAAATTAATTCTTTAATAGAACTGATTGCTAATTCGCATTCATTGTTTTCTGATTCTCCATCTTCTACTTCCATTTCTGCTAGAAAGTATAAGTCTCTAACTTCGTCGTCAAGTTGTGGGTATTGTTTTGAAATTCCTTCTGCGTACGTTTTAAGATTTGATAATGTCATAGTTTAATTTATTTAGGTTATACAGTTATTATAGTTTAAAATTGGTTAATGTTTATGGTCTGAACCTGCCCAAAGAGCTATTGAATTCGTCTTCCTCTATTTTACGGATTCTGTCTGATTCTTCTCTTGCGTCTGCCCAATCATCTGCAAATTTACACATGATTTTCTTTTCTTCATCCAGGAATGTCTTAGCAATAGCGATTGCATATTCCATACCTTGCCAAACTTCCTTTGGACTGTTTTCTAATTCTTCTTGCATTGCCTCGATCAATAACGAGACTGGTGTTTGTCTTTTACTCATAAGCTGCGGGTGATGTTAAACCAGAATATGCACAGTATTCTTTCTCGCTGTCATAAACTAGTGTTGCGTTAAACGTTTCGATTAATTTCTTTTCATTAAATCCTGCGTGGCCATGGATTGATTTACCTCCAGTCGCTTTCGCTTCTAAGACTGGCATGATAACATCAGTCGGTACCTCGTAGATTTTCTTGATGGTAACTCCATCTCTAACGGCAAAGTACATATTATTCGTTTGCGCGTATTTTTCAATTTTGTTTTCAGATAACCAATGGAACTGGAAAGTACCAGATTTACCCTTGTTTCTCATGTTGATTGCCTTATATTCTGTAGGCGTTTCAGTGGCATCTAATGCGTCGCCACCCTGGGTATTGTTACCATACTCATGGCCTAAATGATTTGCCATGAACATCTCTATGAACCTCTCATTATAGAATATATTGTCAAGTCCTAGTTGATCTTTGGCGATTTGTTCTGCCTCTTGCAGAAGTGATTGTATTTGTTTTATTGCTTCCATATTAGTATAATTACATGTTTATTTTAAAATTTACAAACTATGGCCAATTTTTTCATGTAATCTTTTCATGTGCTTACATGGAGTATATCGGCTAAACTCTCTGGCTTTACATTCACAGTCTACAATTTTATGATCTGTTACCTTTACATTGTAGTAGGATAACTTACCAGTCTTTTTGCTTCTGGAACCCATCTCGCGGTAATACCACGAAGTACCCTTTGGTAGTGAGTAGATGCCCATTAAGCTTCTACTCTATCGTGAACAGGAATCGGCGCTCTGCCAGGAAACCTTGAATCTGAAGTGTGGATAAAATTACCACCGAACATTGAATGTTTATTACTCTTGTAAATTCCAGCAGGAACTGCATACCAGGCATCTTCTCCGAATAAGCTTCTTTCTACTAAAACCAATTCATCATCTGGAATTAAAGTAAGATCTGCTAAATCAGTATCAGGACCGTGATGCAGAACGATTGAGTCTTCTCTTGAAGTAAGACCATTGTTTGTTGAATCTCCCATGGAGTTTCTAAGTACGAATGTTAAAATGTTTGACATAGTGTTTGTTTGTTTTTAATTACAGTACTAATATACGAAAAAAAACTGACATAAAAAAATATTATGGCAGTTTTTTTGCAAAGTTATTAACAATTAAGATAATAAAGCAAATATAGCATCAATGTCTTCTCTAGATTGCCAGCCAGCAACTTCTTCATGGTGCTCTTTAATAAACAAGTCTGTAATAAACCTGCCTTCTGGATCTATAATAGCAATTTCAAATGAACTGTATTCAGTAGGACTGTTTAAATTCTCACGAGGAGTACAGTAAACCATATCACCGCATTGTACACTCAATGTAAATCCCTCTTTAAATTCTATAGTAGCACCAAAACCACCATGGTTGTGCTTCTTAAATTCTAAGTCTTTAAATTTCATATCTTTTATTTTAAAAATTACCGGGAGCTACTTGCATACAAGTTAATCCCATATCTCTCCACATATCAACTACTTTTTGTCTGTCATCAAATACACAAACTACATCATCAATATGATCTTGTGTTGGAAATAAGTCATTAAACCATTTCTTCTTAAGATCGTCATCTGGCATAAACTGAAAGTCTCTGCTAGTCGGTCTCATCTTCAATACATTAAATGGTACATCAAACTTTTTTAACCAAGCTTTAGTAGCATCTTTAGTAGCTTTAGATCTTCCACTAAAAATAACAATCATGTGTCCGGCTGCATCTAGCATTTGAGCCATTTTAATTACAGCGTCATGTGGTTGGTCGAGGTCGATGTTCTTAGGATCAAAGAAAGTGTCCCAATCCATTTTACCGTTGTCTTTAGTAGAGATAGCTCTTCGCTTATCAATAAGGGCTAAAGTCCCGTCTAAATCAAATATTACTTTTTTCATTTCTTTATCGTTTTAATTACAGTACTAATATACGAATAATAATTGACATAAAAAAATCTAGAGGCACTTATTTTGCAATTATTTTGCGGACTTCGCTAAATCGACGTTCCATATTAGCAGCCTCTTCTAATGTAAATACATCTAAGTCTTGAAATAAAAGACCTGATACAGTTTCTACAAAAAGAACATCATCTCCTAAAGGAACAATATCTAAAACTTTGTATACAGTAGAATCTTCTATTCTAACAACGTGTGTTGTATCTAGAATTCTCATGATTCTATCATGCATATCCATCATAAAGACTTTAATTTTATAGATTTAATTTTAAGTACTTTATCTATATTATCAATAGCTTTAGCAATATATGTTTTTTGCATATCGTCTACACATATAACATTATCATAAAACCTTTTAGCTAGTTTTACAAATTGTTTAGCACCTGATAATTGAGTCATATTAGTACAACTCATAATAACAGCATGTGTCTTTTTATTAATGCCTAGAATTAAGTCTACATTAGTATCGAATTTCATATTAAGGTTTTAAGTAGTTAAGTACTGCATCCCAATCAGGGTAAGTTTCTGTGCCAAATTGAATTAGTTCTCCTCTAAATTCGCCAGCACCATTTTTAGTTCTATCATCAATAAGATAGTCTCCAATGTTAAG